GCAGTAGGCTGAGGCGCTACAGTCGACTGATTCGGTAAATTTGTTTTGGCAACTGCAGTAGGCTGAGGCGCGACAGTTGACGGATTCGGTAAATTTGTTTTGGCAACAGTTGATTGTTGCAGAAGATATGCTGGTAGAAAACTTGTATCAATTCCATTATCGGGAATACTACTTGATAAATGTGTAGCTAATTCATACCAGAATGTTCCTTCTGGTTTATCACTTTTAACTATCCCAATAATATCATTTAAATCAATAAGGTATTGTTTTTTATTTATAAAAACATTGATTATACCATAGTCGGTATTTCTATTATATGCCATATTCTTGTTAGTTCCTAGTATTTTACCATTATTCAAAAGTGCAAATATAATATTATTTTGTTTTAAAATAAACAAATCAAAATTACTTTTTACATTATGTGTAAATTTGATTGTGCCATGAGTTGTTACCTTGCTATTATCAATACGTGAAAGAATTTTTTGCATAAATTCAGGATTGTCTGGATTATTATCATGCTTGAGATAGTAAAAATATTTAGGCGTTCGTATTTTATCATCAATATATTTAATGCCTTCTTGAGTAATTTTAAAAAATGGAATATTTTGTGCTATAGAAGAAGGTACGATATTTTGCGTTGATGAAACATTTACATCAGATAAATATTCATGTAATGTATTATCATAATTAGTACATATTTCTTGTGCTATATCTCTCCAAAACTGACTATTTATCCCTACATCATTTTTTTTTATAACACCAATAATCTTACTAACATCTAATTTACGTTCATAATATACACCCGATCTAATATATATAAATGTACGAATGAAAGGAGATTTTGATGTTTGATAATCTTTATTTTTTTCTAGATTTTGGTTTAATAAGACAGAATAAATTATACCTGAGTCTTTTATTAACAAAATATTATCGCGATTATTGTTAATATCTGAAGTGAATTTTACACTACTTGCTAATTTAACAACACGAATTGTATAAGTAGAATTTATATAAATAGTAGGGTCTATTAAATGTTTATCAATATGCTCTTTTCTTTTATCTTCTACAATTTGTTTTATTTTTTCTATACCTTCTTGATTAAAAGATAATGTTTCTAATTTATAAGACATATCTATATTCTAATATATATAATTAAAAATAATGATAATTATTAAGATGTAAATGTCTGATAATCGAGATATAGGTATGTTTTTAGATACTATGGAAAAAATTCTACCATATGATTTAATTGTATATACCTTATCATATTATTTAAGAGAATATAACATTAAAATTATAGTACAACAGAAGCTTTTGAAGAAATTGCTCAATCAAAGCATTCACTCATTATTTAATACATATTATTGTGACAATAGTATAATGTTATATAAAAATAAAAATAACCAAATGGTATTGAAACAAAAGACAGATAATAAATGCTATTTATATTCTAACACTGATAATGTTCAGAATGATATTATAGATAATTCTCAAAATACAGAAACTGTACTTTTTCATTATCCAGAAGATAATCAAATAGTACAACAGAGAAAAATAAAATTATATATTGTATACATCTAATTATTTCTTGTCACAATACAAAAATCCAAAAGGATCATCCATTACATTTTTGATATCATTTATAATGATTATTTTGTGTTTTGAAGGTATAAGCCGAATTAATTGATCCAATTTTGTATAATCATCTTTATTATTTATGTAATATACATAGCGTTTTCCTGTGGCAAGTTCAAATATCATTCTGTCAACATTTGACGACATGTATATTTTAATTATATTATTAATATTCATGAAGATTGTATCAAATTCAGCTTTAGGAATTGGTTGATAAGTAGATTTAAAACCTAGTTCAATTTTTTTACTCTTGTCATCTGTTTTTGTTTTAATATAATTTGTTATATTATTTCGAATTTTTTCTAATTTCTTAACTTTTATTTTATCATTATTGAGATAATCCGAATAATCATTTATTTTATCAAGATATTCATTTGACATAGATTTTATGGATATCAGATGATTATGATGTTTGAAAGAATGTGTATACATAAATGCATACACATTTGTAATCATTAGTAAAAAAAACATTTGATATGTCATTTTTATATAATCTATATATTTATTTTTTATATGATATTAGTTTACATTCAATATTTTTGCTAATAATGATAATGTATTGACTAATGTGTCTACATTGTTAATATTACTTATAATATTATTATCCTTAGTTTGTGATTTATCTAATTCAAGTGTAATGGAATCGTTTGATGTTTTAATATGAATAAATTTGACTGCCGATACATCAACTATTACATTTCCCATTATAATATTTTTTACTGTATTTTCTGTATTGTTAATATATTGTTGTGATAATGATTGTGTATAATCTGAACTAAAATTTATAATTGTATTTAGTTGTAAAGTATTGTTTGTATTTGAGAGTAGTTTTCGTGTCTTACGAAGACCTAATAAATAATTTTTGTATATTGTTCTTTCACATCCTATATTATTAGTCGTAAATGCTGATGATAAATATATAATGTAGAATAAGAATGTTGCTATTTTGGGCAATATCATTTGAGATAAACTATATCATTAAACTTATAATATCATTTTTTTATTTTTATAGTATCATTAGATTGTATATATATATGTTAAACATATCATATTTGTATATTTATTTACATTTAATACCAATCTTGAGAAAACATATAAAATAGAAGGATAAAATTGATCATTATACGGGGTTATACTTTTGCGATTTATGATATATGGAATCATCAATGATAATGTATAAAATAAATGCCATTGATTATTACTTATAATATTTTTTCGCACTAGTGTCATTAAAAATGCTGATAGTTGAATTGGAAACATAATTCCAAAAGCATTTTCATAGCTTTTTGACAGTAGCAAATTAGATGTAGCAACCAATTGTGAAATAGCATAAAATTTTTTTGTGATATATGGTAATATATAACTATCTGTATCAATAGGAATATCACGGGTTGTTGTTTTATCATTTATTTGATATTCACTTGTAACTAAATCTGCTAAATAATGATGTACCAAAATAATACCTAATCGTATATAGTAATATTTGAGGTTGTTATCATTTGATAATAAAGTATGATACATAACAAAAGCTGAACGTGATGCAAATATTATATTATGATACTGAAGTTCTTTCCAAATAATTGCCTTTGTGTTGAATCTATATGTTGGAACTTGAAACATAAAAGATGACAATGATAATGATAAATGCATTACAGGCGTAATATAAGATATTAAAGAGTTATTATCGAAAAACATAGTGCCATATTTTATTTTACAATATATTCTATATGCATAATGTGATAAACATCCAAAACCAAGAATTTTGTGTATATGTAAAGTATCGTGTTCTGTAAATATCATAATAATATCTTAAATAAATAAGTTTTATGTGATTTATATAGAATAATGAAAAAAGATTTTTGCATAAAAAAATTGACCATTTTCCCTCAATATAAAGGAACGTGTTGGTTCAATGCTTTGTTAATGGCTACTTTATATAGTCAAAGAAGCAGAAAATTGATATTATCTAAAAGTGATGAATGGGATATTCGAATTAAAATTTTCAAAGTATTTAGACATATATTGAAACATAAATATGTTAAAAGCAAATATCCAGAGAGAGATTTCAAATTTTTTGATGAAGTAAGACCAGAAAATATATTGCAAATGTTATATAGATTTAATAAAAATGAATTTATGTTTAACAAATATAATAGAGGATTTGCAACTGAGGGATATATTTCTCAATTTTACCGATTGCTTGGTGTAAGTTGTATGATGTTATTGAAATCAAATGATACAATAATGTATGATCCCTATAATCATATTAAATCTGTCAAATTTCTGAAAAAAAGAGGATTTATTACATCATTTGAATTAAAAAATCCTTCAATTATTCAAAGCTATCTAAATAACATTCCAGATGTACTATTAGTCAGAATAAAAAATGGTGATAATATCATACGAGATTATATTTCAAACAATAGTACAAATAATAATAATATCAATAGTCTAGAAAATATCATAGTTTATAACAATATAGAGTATGAGTTAGATTCAGTTATATTATCAAACTGGAATCAGACACCTTCTGGTCATTCTATAGCAGGCATAACATGTAAAAATAAACGATATGTATATAATGGATGGACAATAAATAGTATTGATCCTGCACTCAAATCTAAATCTGGTCTGTCTAAAATACCTTGCGAGTTGATGGATTTTGAATGGGATTTGAAAAAGGATGATCAATTTTGTATAAATGCTAAACAATGCAAATTAGATAAAATATTTAATAATGTACCTGAGAGGACTTGTTTCTCTTTTAATAAAGGTAAAAGAATCCTTGTTTATATCAAAAAAAATGTTAATAAATTAAAGTCAGCAAGTTTATCTAAAACCCCAGATTATGTTTCACTTGATAAGAAATCCCCTAAGATAACTAAAAACAAATCTAATGTTAATGTGACACAAAAAACAGATTGTCCTGATGGTAAAGTACGTGACCCTAAGACAAAGCGTTGTATTAGTTTGGCTACTGCAATGAAGAGAAATCTAGTAGCTAAACCATTATCTACTGTTGTCAATAAGCAAAAAACAGATTGTCCAGATGGTAAAGTACATGACCCTAAGACAAAGCGTTGTATTAGTTTGGCTACTGCAATGAAGAGAAATCTAGTAGCTAAACCATTATCTACTGTTGTCAATAAGCAAAAAACAGATTGTCCAGATGGTAAAGTACGTGACCCTAAGACAAAGCGTTGTATTAGTTTGGCCACTGCAATGAAGAGAAATCTAACATGAATGTGTATTGTAATAAATTAAAAAATGACATAAGACATAAAAAATTTATTATCATTAATCAGATTGAGCCATAATGTTTCGCAATTATATTCATGACCCTAAGGACCCATCTGATAAACACTCCTTTGAAATTTACAATGTGGATGTTGCTATTATTAATGGTATAAGAAGAACTATTTTAACTGATATTCCTTACCCTGGCATTTTAGGTGAAGAAGATTCAACAGTTGAAATAATAAAAAATAATGGTCCTTTACATAATGAAATAATATCACATAGAATAGGTTTGTTGCCTATTTGTTTTACAGAAGATGAGATAGAAGCATATGATGATGGAACACTTGAATTAGAATTAAATGTAATTAATGCAGGAAATAATATACTCAATGTTACCACTGGAGATATCAAAGCGAAACAAAATGATAGAGATGTTTCGAAAAAAGAACTGGATAAATTATTTCCAATCAATAATATAACTAAATCTCATATTCTTATAACAAGATTGAGAACAAATGAGCAATTGCATTTTAAGGCAGGTGTGGTTAAAAGAACTGCAAGATTAAATTCTGGCTTCTGCCCTGTTTCATTGGCTAATTTCTTTTACATGCAAGATCCTGTTGTTGCTGCTAAAAAAGAAGGTATTCTTGATAAAGAACGTTCATATTATATGAATAAATATGGTGAAGCAATTGCAGTTCAATTTGAAATAGAATCTATAAACAATATGATAGGACCAAAATATCTTGTTAACAAAGCTTTAGAAATTATTATCAGCAAATTAAATAATTTGGTCACTAATATTATTTCAGAAGGACTGGGTACGAATGGGGTGTCTCTACAAAAATTTCTAGATACAAAAAATACATATGAATTTATTATTCAGAATGAAGATGATACTTTGGGTAATATAATTCAATCACATATACATACTAATTATGTTCGTGAAGATAAATCAATGTTGGAAAATATTCATTGTTCTTATGTAGGATATATATGTCCACATCCATTAAAAACAGAACTTATCATTCGACTAACATTGGATGATCAGACAAATCCAGCTGTGTTTGTTAGGTTTCTTGAAGCTAATTGCAGAATTATAATGGATGAACTTACCAACATTAAAAAAGAATGGAACATATTTGTAAAAAATAAATAGAATATTATAGAATGAGTGATAAAAATCTTCCGATACTTTTCATTTTTGATTTAGATGGAACTATTATAGGAAATCCTGCTCATATTATGTCCTATAGTAAGATAATCAACTATATTAAAAATGGATGTAGACATAAAAGATTTGATGGTTCAGAATGTGAAATCAATACTACAGTTTGGTCTAGCAAAATAATTCCTAAATATTTTGTCAGACCACACTTTGCAGAAAGTTTGCATCAAATTAAATCAACCTTTCCTACTGCCGAATTTTTTATATTTTCACTAGGTACTAAAGATTATGTTATTGATATTATTCAATATTTGGAAAAATGCACAGGTGTACATTTTAACAGACCATTGTTTGTAAGAGATGATAGTTCATTAACACCAGAAGGTGCGTATTTGAAGGATATAAATGGATATTATGATAAACTTTTTGCTAATTTATCACATAGATATCCTAAATGCAAAAACAAGGACATACAAAATAAAATTATAAATGAGAGAACAATCATTGTGGATGATAATGAAGTATGGAATAATAGTCACCAATTAATTAAATGTAAACAATATACATATAAACCTATTATTGAAATTGATAATCCAATTTTAGAGATAATTCAAAGTAACAAATCTATATTTACATATTCGAATAATGACGCAGAAATTAAAATATTGCCAACTATTTATGAAACACAACCATATGATATTTTCAAAATGAATTATCATATGTTACTAACAAATCAATACAGAATTGAATCTGAGAATAATATACAACAACAGAAAGATGATTTTTTCTTGAAATTTACAAAGTATATTGTTAAAAGAAGGGATAAAACCAAACTATTTGATAAAGCATTCTTTAGACAGTTAAAAACAAAATTTACATAATTTCATATATTTATTATTTAATTTTTCTTAATGTTATATTAAAGGATGTCTGTATCCATTGATAATATAATATACCAAATTGAAGATGAAGATTTACCAGATATTGAATATTTTGAAATTCTTACAATGGGTGAAATCATCAAACATAATCCTACATTTATAGCATTTTCTAGGGAAGAAATCTATAACGAACTTTATGATTTCTTTAATGATAGCAATAAGTCTGATAATATTGCAGATTTATTTTTCAAGGATAAATCAGCAAATCTAGAAAACTATGTTTTCGTTGTTGATGCCCAAAAAAAACAATATGATTGTGAAAATGAAGATATTGAAAGTGTCGTTGATACAATAAATAAAATGACAAAATTATCTTATAATATAGCTCAGACTGAAAAACGCAAATTGATGTTTGCTATTACATATGATAATAATTCAAAACATGTACGCCTTCAACCCAAAAGTTATACAAATATACAATTAGCCGATGAGAATACATTATATCCTATTTACAAAGATGATGACACAAATATTCCAGTAACTGCTGTATATTTTAAAACACCGAAAGCAGTTCGTGATGATATTTTATCACAGAAGGTTATAGCATTCTTAGAGACACCTATCTTATTCAATTTAATACAAAGTGATACATATACAGATATTGATAAATTAGTTAAGGCTGTAAAACCTAAATTAGATACTGCCTTAGAACATATTAAAATAGCAGACGATGATTATGATTTAGATTATAATCATTTAAACTCTATTTTAAAAAGATTTGATACTAGCTTGGATGATCTTACAGAAAATGATTTTAAAATTTTTTTAGAACATTTAAAAAATATTTTATCAACAGATGCTCACAAAATATCTTACAAAAAATTTAAATTACAACCTTTGAGTGTTATAAATAATAAATTAGAATTTTTTAACAAATTAAATAAAAAACATTTATTACAGTTACTAAATATACCTGAAAAAACAAGGGAAGAATTAGTAATACTTATTGCTAATTTGGAAGAAGAGAAAATGAATGTTAATGCTCCACCATTGCTATACAACAACATAAATGATATTATACATGCAGTTATCAATAATGATGTTACATTAGAAGATATCATTGATAATTTAAGTGCTAATAAAAAAACAATTACTATTACTCACGCTATTAACACATTAAAGGAGCTTATAGGAAATGATATTGAGAACATTAATGAAAACATAGATCAGCATACTGAAAAGGCAAAAATATTATATCACGCGTTAAATGTATTTTTTAGATTTCAGTTTATTGATTTTTATGCTGATATTAAGGAGGTTAAAGAGGCTACAGATTATAGTGAATATGATGGCATACCAGATATATATAAAAATAATGGAAATTATGAAGGAATGGCATTAGATGATAATCAAGATAATTTTGATATAGAAGATGCTGATGAAACACAGATAAAATTGTCAGATAATCTTGATAAATACTGGCTTTCTATTAAATATAAAGATGCATTCGGTTTTGTGGAGAGTTTAAAATTTGTTCTACCTTTAATAAAGAAAATACACGATAATGCTAAATTACCACTTAATTATGAAAGACTATGTGATGAACTATTCCGTAATTTTGCTAACATACCTATAAAATATGATCTTATGAAAGCTATTCTTGATAAAGCTGATATCAAATTGGCTGATGATTTTGTACAGGATATTGTTAAAATTTCTCCTTCTATTGCATTAAATACAAGTCAAATTAATTCATTAGTATCAGATGATTTGATAAGATACGTTCATAAATGTAATCAAGATTGGGTTGCAACTATTTATGATATGATATTAGTAGCACTTGCTTGGTGGTCACTGCAAATCCAAGATGATATTGTTAATGATATACTTGTATACCAAGAAAATGACTTTATGATTTCATATGTTGATAAATGGGCCTTGGATGGGCTTCCTTTGAAGGATTCTAAACAAGGAGTAACAGTATATCTATGTAGTATATTTAATGACATATTAATAGATAATAATTGGTTATATTTGCAGTCTGCTTCTTTGCAAAAGGAAGTAATGCATAAAATAGATAATCTATATAAAGAATTTATTAATGATTTGAGAGAAAATGCAAAGGACATCAGCAAGAAACGGAATTATAAAGGCAAAGAAACATATACACAATTACTTCATACTATAAAAGATAAACTAGGAGACAGACTTCTAAATGATTATATTAATGCTCTTCTTTATATGCCCAGTTACAAATATAAACAGTTACATAAATTTCTTTTAGGTTGTTGTCTGCAACAGATTGGAAAATCATTTGTTACAGACAAAGATATTGTAGAAAAGGAAAGAAAAGATCTACAAGTTGCCAAAAAAAAATATGGCAAGACTAGATTGACACAACCTAGTAGATATGCACTATATGTAGCATATCATAAAGCAGATGATAGTGAATCATCAGATTCTGATGAAGAATATGATAATATGAAAATAACAGTTTCTTATGAAAAATTAGATGCAGTTGATGATAGTATAATACAAAATTGGCTAAACAATATGAAAGATAAATCTCCATTATTGCCTAATAATGATATCGAACATTTCATTACATCTACTAAAGATGCTATGACCTATGCAAAACATTTTATACAATTATTTTGTAAAACAGCAGGTTTTAAATCACAAGAGCTTGATACATTAATTATAGAAAATAATCCTAATGTAAAAAATATATTGCTTATGCTATGTAGCATATATAAAAAAACTGTAACTAACTCAGTAGAAGAAGAACAATTATTGAAAAATGCTATTACAACTATTCATGAAATTTTAAGACACATTGATAATCTTGTTAATATTAGTAACGAATATTATGCACAGGATATAATAAGAATAAAAAAGTACATTTTATGTCGTGCTTTATGTTTGCCATGCAATGTTAACATAAATACTAATGGTGTACTAAGTACAAGTATAAATGTTACAAATGGATTTGTCAAAAATTTGATGAATATAGTGTATACAACAGTCACGAGATATTTACGATTCTCAAAAATGCCCACTGATGAACAAAATATAGCATTTATTACAAAAATAAGAGAAGAAAATAAAAGAAAAATACTACAAGTTATGGATACAAAAACAGCAGATGAACGTAATCTAATGAATGTAATCAAAAAGATAGGTCTCAAATATGAAGATGATGCTGACAATGAATTAGAAATGAGCAGATATAATATGAATGATGATTATAATGACTTTGAAAAGGATGAACTTATCTTGAAAGATCAAGAAGAATACGATGATTTAGATGATGATATACAAGATTATGGATTTATATATTCATAACTCTGTATCGTTGAAAAAATATACAGCAATTAATTTTTTACGCATAGTACGTAATTCATCACAACATAAAAGAGAACTATCTTCACCTCCATTATCATAACTTTGTAGCCATTTTTTGAATAATCTATTGTATAATTCAACACTTTCATTAATTAAGGGATATTTGTGTATTTTATTTGTTGCCAACATTTGTGCCTCCTCTGCTAATCCAATAATATGTAAAAAATGCTTTGTAATACAATCTCTACAGCGTTTATTTTTATTGGCTAAATGCTCTTCTAAAAGAATAGATTGTTTGACTATTTGTTGCATATTATATCGAGGATCACTGACAGGGTCTAAGAACTTACAGGATATTGCACTGCATTTATGAGATGAATTTGGTTGTTGTATAGGTATTCCAAATTGCGATATGTAAACTATACTGATATATGATAGCACAATTAATATAATGATTATAAATGTTAATAAATTTTCCATCTTATCAATAAATTTAATATTCTATATAAATAGGAATAAATAATATTTGCATGGATAGTAATCCTATGAATGGAACACAAGAAAACGTTGGTGGTTGTGGTTGCGCAGGTGGTCAACAGGGTGGTGGTAAGAAGCGACCCCTTAGTGAATATAATAAATTTATGAAGGCTCATTTTAAGAAGCTTAGAGAAAAGCATCCTTCAAAAACTGCTCCAGAACTTCTTAAAATGATAGCTAAAATGTGGAAAGAAAGTCGACCTGTCAAATCTGCAAGTAAACCAGTAAAAGCTAAGAAGGCGAAAAAGACAGGAAAGGCGAAAAAGGCTAAGAAGTAAGGTCTGCTAATTTAGTTAAAACTATACTTAGATTAGAACTTAGCATATCAATATTATTTTTTAACAAACTAATTTCATTGGCTTGTTGATTTGATGTAATTGTAAAAATTTGATTTATTGAATGTATCCTATTTGCTAATTGAGTTGTTTCATAATTGATTCCATATGCAAGTGTTGAATATGTAGTTGATATTCTATCATCATAATTTCTATTTTTTAATATGTCTATAACAATATTGGATATATTCGCAGTGACCGAGTATGAATGAGTCCCTGTCCCACTTTGTGCATCATACAAGCTTGAGTTATAAATGTCTGCATAATTTTCACCTATATCTAATATACGAATATCTCTAACTGTCAATACACCATTCACAAGCAAAGAATTATTGTATATGTTATTGACAATATATTTATTATTTGAACCCTGTATGACTCTATCAAGGTTAACATGATATTGTGTTTCTTTGAAATCTTCTAAATCATTTCGTAATACATATACATTATTTTGTATTGTAGAAATTTGTCCATTCATAATCTGCGTGTCTTCTTGAAGCTCATCTACAGTATTATTGACTTGATTTAATGTATATTGAGTTATATTTACATAATCTGTTAATGTAGCTAGTTCTGATAATGTACTTCTTAGACCAATATTATAATATATATCTGCTATTATTGGGTCATATTCAGTTCTAATTATGTTGCTATAATTTTGAGCAACTTGTAGAGCTATATTTGAAATATTTTGATTACCGTAGTATGCAAATTTGTTATTATTTCCTGTACCTTGATTGTTAGATGGATTATATAACATAGAATTGTAAATTTCCGAATAAGATGTGTCAGTATCTATTATTCGAATATCTTTCACTGTTAATGTACCATTAACTAATAAAGAATTGTTATAAATATTATTGACAATATATTTATTATTTGAACCTTGTATGATGTTATCAAGATTAATATAATATAAACTTTCTTGAATATCTTTGACTTCTGTTTCAAATTTTTTATCTATTAATGATATATTGTTCTCTATATTTGATATCATATTATCAAATTTAGCATTTGTTATATCTGAATAGTTTTGTGCTATGCTATTGGCAATATTGGAAATATTAGAATTTAATGTTGCAGAACGCAGAGAACTAGTTACTGAATATCCAGATTTATCATTGAGTATGTCTGATGGATTATATAAATTTGATGTATATACTTCTGAATAATATGCTTCGTCAAATTCTAATATTCGAATATCCTTAACTGTCAATATACCATTGATCAGCAATGAATTATTGAAAATATTATTAACAATGTACTGATTTTTTTCACCTTGAAGTACATTATCTAAGTTGATATAAAACATAGATTCTTTCACGAAATCTAATTCATTGTTCAAATTACTATTCATATCTGATATATCAGTTCTAATATCCAAAATAACTGGATCATATTCTTGTCTAATTAGATTACTATATTGTAAGCATAGGCTATTGGCAATATTCGAAATATTTGCATTTAGTGTTGCATTCTTCACATATGTATCATTTATTGAAATGTACCCTGATTCTGAAGTTGGTGGAACATATAAATTAGATGTATATATATCAGAATATGATGCATTATCAACTTCTAGTATTCTGATATCTTTTACCGTTAATGTACCATTAACTAATAAAGAATCATTATATATTTGATTTACTATATATTGGTTTGTTTCACCCTGTACAATGTTATCAAGCCTAATATTTGCTATAGTATGAGATATATCATTTCTTAATGCAAACAATTTATCTGCCATATTTGAATATGCATCTTCTATCAATGGTATAAAGGGATTTTCATTGAAATATTTTGCTCCTGCAAGCAATGTATAAACTCTATCATCAGTATAGTATAAATTACAACCTTCGCGTAATTCACTAGTTGTCTTATCTCGCAAATTCAAATTATATAATAAATTTGCATTTCCTCTGAAATATGTTGACTTGATTGTACCTTCTATATCTATATTATATGCTGGGTTGGTAACATTACCGAAAAATCCGTTATTTTGCATTGTGAAAACTGGATTGTAGTTTTTGGATATCTTAATTATGTCACCATTACCTATTTGTAATATATTAAGACATGTATTATTTGTTATGTTAACAATATCTAAACATTTGCCATTTTGTGTTGAATTATTTATGATAGATATATTATTCTTGACATTTATATAATCTGTATATAATTGACCATTGATAGTTAAATCTGCATCATATTTATCATCTATAATGTACTTGTTTTTGGTACCTTGTTTTATGACATCTAGAGATATATTTGAAGATAAAAGACCAGATAGATCAATATTAGATAAACCTATAAGATCACCAACTGTAGCTCTAAATTGTTGTAAAAGACTGTTAGATGTACTCTCGAACTTAGTAACCAAGGATGAGTTTGAACTATCTATTAATTTAGACACTCTTTCAACTGTAAAGTACATATTTGACCCCTCTTGTAACATAGATGTTGACTTGTTAGCAAAAGATATGTTCTGTAGTAGACTGCCATCGCCAATGAAGGTTGTTGCAGATAATATACCTTGAATGTATAAATCATTGTTATAAGTATTGTTCACAATGTACTTATTGCTTGAGCCTTGTTTGATAGTATCCAGAGACAGATTTGAAATAGAGGACAAGTTTATGCTTAGATTTGAAAATGTAATAAGTTCATTAAGTGTACTTTTGACTTGTTGTAAAAGACTGTTAGATGTACTCTCGAATTTGGTTATTAAAGCTGAGTTCGACCCATCAATTAATTTGGACACTCTTTCAACTGTAAAGTACATATTTGACCCCTCTTGTAACATAGATGTTGACTTGTTAGCAAAAGATATGTTCTGTAGTAGACTGCCATCGCCAATGAAGGTTGTTGCAGATAATGTACCTTGAATGTATAAATCATTGTTATAAGTATTGTTCACAATGTACTTATTGCTTGAGCCTTGTTTGATAGTATCCAGAGACAGATTTGAAATAGAGGACAGGTTTATGCTTAGATTTGAAAATGTAATAAGTTCATTAAGTGTACTTTTGACTTGTTGTAAAAGACTGTTAGATGTACTCTCGAATTTGGTTATTAAAGCTGAGTTCGACCCATCAATTAATTTGGACACTCTTTCAACTGTAAAGTACATATTTGACCCCTCTTGTAACATAGATGTTGACTTGTTAGCAAAAGATATGTTCTGTAGTAGACTGCCATCGCCAATGAAGGTTGTTGCAGATAATGTACCTTGAATGTATAAATCATTGTTATAAGTATTGTTCATGATGTACTTATTGCTTGTGCCATTGGGTACATTATCTGCATTTAGATTATAGACTCTTTGTCCAAGACTATGTGTAGCTGTATACAAAGTATTTGATGTATTAGTAATTACTTCAAAAAGACTATTTGAAGTTGTATTTATTATTTGCACAAGACTGTTAAACTGTGTCTGTACTGGACTTGTAATACCACTTAAATAACTAAATTCATTACTTGTCACGTTATTAATATTACCATATGTCTGAATATCTCCAGTATTTTTCAAAATAAGTACAGGTACATTCTCTTTATAGAACTCAGCAATGTTAAGGATTCCATTTTGAACAACTTTGAATGCTGGCCCATCTAATGCATCACTGATGATTTCCATATTCTCAGTTGTATAAGTATTTGTATGTATGACAGTGTTTGAACCAATGATAACTAAGTTTGATGCATATAATGTACCTCGAATATATAAATCATTGTTATAAATATTGTTTACAATATACTTATTGATTGAGCCATTAGGTACATTATCTGCATTTAGATTTTTAACTCTTTCCTCTAGATTTTGTGTGGCTATTGTCAAACTATTTGAAGTTGTATTTATTGTCTGGACAAGACTATTTGAAGTTGTATTTATTGTCTGGGCAAGATTATTAGAAGTTGTATTTATTGTCTGGACAAGACTATTTGAAGTTGTATTTATTGTCTGGACAAGACTATTTGAAGTTGTATTTATTGTCTGGACAAGACTATTTGAAGTTGTATTTATTGTCTGGACAAGATTGTTTGAAGTTGTATTTATCGTCTGGGTAAGATTATTTGAAGTTGTATTTATCGTCTGGGCAAGATTATTTGAAGTTGTATTTATCGTTTGAACAAGGCTGTTAAATTGTGCCTGTACTGGACTTCTTACACCACTTAAATAACTAAATTCATTACTGGTCACGTTATTGATGTTACCATACGTCTGAATATCTCCACTGTTTTTCAAAATAAGTACGGGTCTTTGCTCTTTATAAAACTCTGCAATGTTAAGGATTCCATTTTGAACAACTTTGAATGCTGGTCCATCTAATGCATCACTGATGATTTCCATATTCTCAGTTGTATAAGTATTTGTCTGGATAACAGTGTTTGAACCAATGATAACTAAGTTTGATGCATATAATGTACCTTGAATGTATAAATCATTGTTATAAATATTGTTCACAATGTACTTATTGCTTGTGCCAGTGGCAATGTTATCAATATTCAAATTTATTATTTTATCATCTATTACAGTCTTATTATATGCTATTGTATTAGCCAATAAATTTGATTGATATAAAATATATAATGTTGTATTGGCTGATGTATGGATGACAAAATTGGATTGCCTATTATCAGATATCAAAATTTGTTTAGCAAGACTATTTGAATTATTGATGATGTCAGTTTCAATTTTGTTTAATTTATCATCAAGTTCTTGATTAAGTATATCAAATTCATCATATATTAGATTGGATGAAGTATAATCAATATATGACTTCAAATCAGTATTCAATGAATTACCATCTTCTTCATATACTAATTGTAAATCGGTTACCTCTAATTTTGATACTGTCAATTTACCAGTTACTACTAAATTATTATCATACACATTATTTACAATATACTTATTATGTACTCCTTCCTCAATATCATCACTATTTAAATTTGTAATAGTAGCTTCAAAAGTTCTTGCAACAGATTTAACATAATTAGACAAGTTTTGATTGAAGTTATTAATATCAATTGCATCATTATTTTCATTTGTAATGATTAATCCATTTGTATCAGGGTCAGATGAAATGATTGTATTATTCAAATGAATTGTATTTCCTGCTAAATATATTTCTTTCCATCTCATTTCAGGTGAACCAAGATTATAAGTAACATGCTCAGAAGGAACAATATTTCCGACAATAGTTAAATTTCCTAATGTCAAATCTCTATCATATCTGTCATTAACAATAAATCTATTAGAATTACCATCTGCTATTTTATCAGCTGTCAATGTATTGATTGTATTTGTAATAGTCTTTGTGGATTTTTTGATTAAATTACTAATATTAGCATCTGTGACAACTACAAATGAGTACATACTATCGTAACTCTCAAGAATATCATCATCTAATCTTCTAGCCAAATTATTTATAATATTTGACATCTGTACATCAGATACTTCTACAATGTTTCTTACGCGTGCATCTGTGTAAAATAAATTACTACCTTCAATTATGTGATCAGTGTTAAATTTAGATTGTAAATCTGATGCTAAAGTTAAAGCAAAATTAGATGTATCTTTAATGGAAGAATTCAAAATAGTGCTAACACTCTGAGGAATATCTAAATTATTTAAACGAATTGAAATGGCATTCGAAGAATCTATAATCTTTTGTTGTAATTCAGACTTTAAGTTTAAATTAGATGCATTCACAATTTTAGTAACATTTTCAGTTTTATAAAATATATTAGAAGAACCTTCTATAATATCATCTGTTGTTAATGCTGAAATTTTAGTTTTAATTAAATTGGATGTACTTTCATCTTTAGCAAGTAGTCGACTATTTAATAGACTAAATGTAGATGTTATACTAGAATTTAATGTATTATATCTATTTTCAATATGATTGCTAGTACTAGTTTTATTTGATATAAATTGGTCATAAGAAACAAAGTTTTGTAATTGAACTGTTTTGAACAAATTTGATGAAATAAATTCAATATATGATTTAATATTTGTGCTGACAATAGTTCCATCTTCAGTTTCATATTCTATATCAATGTCTATTACCTCAAGTTCGGAAACTGACAATTTACCTGTTATTACCATATCATCATCATAAACATTATCAATTATGAATTTTTGATGTGCGCCCTCTATGATATCATCTGTATTTGCAAATTGTTGCCCCCCGATATTTTGATTAATGAGTAAGTTTGATGCAATATATTGAATATATTCCTTTAAATCTTCTGTCATAGCCAATGATGATGGTAGTGGTAGCGTGGAAATAATATGTGCAATATATGTATTCAAATCCGCTGTAATAATATTATCATTTTGCTCATAAATAATATCAATATTTGTTGTTTCAAGTTTGGCCACAGATAATTTACCTGCAACAGTGAGATCATCGTTATAGATATTATTCATTATGAATTTATTTATATATCCATTATTGAGATCATCCAAACTAAGGTTGCAAAAAATGTTTGAAATATAGGTATATATACTTTCATTATTTAGTATTATTTCATTAGTATGCATACTAGGAACGTTTAATGTTCCTGTGATTGTCATATCATTATCGTAAATATTGCTAATAATGTACTTATTAATAGTGCCATCTGGTATATAATCAGCTGTTAATAGATCTTCTGCATATCCCCGAAATGATGTTTCAAACATGTTGCAAAATATGAAATTTACATATGATTTTAAATCTGAGTTTACAATATGACCTTCATTATTTTCATATGTAAATTCAGAATTTTGGACTAATATAGAATTCACAGTTAATTGGCCAAAAATTGTCATATCACCATCATAGACATTGTTTACTATATATTTATTGTGGTCACCTACTGTTATCGTGTCTGTGGTCAAATTATATATCTTCACATTAATATTGGATTCTATATTAGATATATGTTCAATAATAATATTGTCAACTTCAGTATATAATGATTTACATATATTACTAGTTATATTCCGAACATAATCTTGTAAACCTGTTGTAACAGGGCCGTCAGAAGTATCATATACTATATCAAGGTTTGTTATTTCAATATGTGGTGTAGTTAATTTACCAGTGATTAATAAATCATTATTATATACATTATCTATAATGAATTTATTATGATGACCTAATACAATATCATCAGTAGTTTTTGAATCTATTAAATTTAGATAAGATGTCAATGAATAATTACATCCATCTAAAATAATAAAGTTACTCACGTCTAAAGCAGATGCATGAAGTTTACCAGTTATTGTCAGATCATTGTCATATACATTATCTATTATGAACTTATTATGTTCACCTTCTTGAATACTATCAGTTACTGATGGTAGTGTTCTTATAATAGAAACAATTTGATTTGAAATATTAGAAATTATAGAACTATAATCAGACAATGTCACATTTGGCACTACATTACTCACAATGTATTTTATATATGATTGCAAATCTGCATTGATAGTAGTGCCATCTATAGATTCATAACTTAAACCAAGATCAATGACTTCGAGACTTCCCACAGTGAGTTTACCAGTTATTGTAAGGTCATTGTCATATACATTATCTATTATGAACTTATTATGTACTCCAGACTGAATTGTATCTATATTAAAATTTGTAAATCCAGCCAAAATACGATTAATAATATTGCAGTCAAATATATTAGAGGATATTCTATCAATTTCTGTTGTCAAATCAGTAAGACGCGAACTAATTTCATTAGATGTAGTAAGATTTTTCAATGTTGAAAAAGCAATTGCATCAACATATTTGGCTGATACCTGTGTATCAGTATAGCTTGCTGATGTAGCTATTGCAGTAGTACTTTGATTATTTGCATATTGTATTACTTGAGAAATAAGGAGATTTGAAAAGATGATATTAGAACTATCGATTAGTATAGCAACTTTCTCTGGAGTAAAATATTGATTACTGCCTTCCGAGATTTCAGATGTAGTTTTATCACTCAAGTTCACATTATATAGTTCTGAACCATCACCTTTGAACATAGTTGCTTTGACTGTTCCGTCTATTTCTAGTTTTTCAGTTGGAGATGTTACACCAATGCCAACATTATTATTTTGTGTAATAAAAAATACAGGGGTATCATTATTGTATATTTCAACAATATTAAACCAAAGAGAATTATGTAAGATACTTAAGGAAGGGCCATATGCATCATTATTTACAATTTGAAAATTTGATGCTTGTGTAGTTGTAGTGTTGATAAATGTAGGATTATTGAAGACATTTAAATTTGATGCATATAATGTACCTTTAACATATAAATAATCATCATAAATATTATTGACTATGAATCTATTTGTAATGCCATCTTGTATATCATCTGCTGAAATATTATCCAATGCAGTATTAATATTATCAAGTTGAACCTGAATATTATTTTTTATTCCAGATAAAGTAATTAATTCATTTTTTTTCACAGTACTAGCTCCAATTTTACCAGATGCATCAGATATTAAGACTCTTTCACTATTGAGGTCAACATATTTAACAGTCGATATTGCGCCATTTAAAATTGATTCCTTAGTTAAAAGCTGATCTTGTAAATTGGAAATTTCGTGTTTGAAATAATTAGAAAGTTGTGACGAATTAAGTCTTATAATCTCTTTAATATTTGATGAATCATTCACATAAGCATATATATTTGATTGTAAATCTGAAAACTTTTCATTGAAATCAATATTAAAATTATTATCAAGGGTATTACGAAGTTCAATGATATAATTAGATAATATAATATTGGAAGCATCTACAATTTTACTTACACGTTCTGTGGTAAAATATTGGTTGCTACCTTCTTGGATTTCAGATGTACTCTTATCATTTAAATTGACATTATATAATGCAGAACCATCACCAATAAATAGAGTTGATTTGATACTGCCTGCTACATCCAATCTAGCTGTTGGTTCATCCACACCTATACCGACATATCCTAGGCTTTTAATAACAAATATGTTGCTATCATCGTTAAATGATGCTCTAAATATTTCTGTAGGATGTATACCAACTTGAGATACTAGAATACTTGGGCCATCTAGAAAATCAGTATCACTTGTAATAACTAATTGTTCAGATTGATATCTTTCAGTATCAACAGTAGTAGTTGTACCCAATATATTTAAATTACTTGCTTTCAATGTGCCATCTATGAATAAATCACTGAATGTACTATTCACAATAAATTGATTTTGTTGCCCATTTTGTAAATCATCTGCTGTTGTATTTACTATTTGTTGGTTAAATACAGCTTCAGCCCTTTGATTTGTAAAATACAAATTAGAATTGCCTTCTGGAAGACTATCTGTAGTACTCGATGAAATGTCAATGTTTTTGATCCCACTGCCATCGCCATATAATTGTTTTGCATGTATTGAACCTGATAAATAAACATTTCTCCATTGATTTATAAAATCACCTAGATCATAATTGCTACTGATAGATGGTAATAAATTACCATTTATTATAGTATTAACATCAAAACTAATAGATTCACTATTGAATTTTGCAATTTTATGTGATATATCATTGCGTTTGATTCCAATGTATGCTTCGTGTGTTCTAGGATTATTTACATTAACACCAAAAAGCGCAGCATTGTCATAATTATTATACATAGTATCATAATTATTTCCGTTATCAACTGGGATATTACAATTATTAGCTATGATAAGGATATAAGAATCTTCTAATGTGGATGAAAAATTTGCCACTGAAGCCATATTTGATGCTTTCACACCAAATGGTATGTTTTTTTCAGAAAAGAAGGACATAGCCTGCCTTAAGCTCTAATAATTTTACTTATTTTTTTTAGACAAAACTAAAAGTATATAAGCACATCTCTAATATAATATTCAAAAACCAGTTATACTATGACTACCAGTAAGATGATTGAAACATTTACTCAAAGTCTTGATACTAGTAAGAACGACTATACTCTTGATGAATTGAAAAAACTTTTGTCAGAAGCATATAAATCATCGAAATCAAGTAAAAAAAAGAACCCTTCTGAAAAAAAAGAACCTAGTAAGTATAATATCTTTATTAAAGAAGAAATTGCAAAAATTAGACAAGAAAATCCTAATGTAGAAAATAAACAGTTAATGAGTCTTGCGGCTGCTAGATGGAAAGAACATAAGGAATCTGTGCCTCAGGATGAGTAAATATAAAAAATATTTTTTTGGGTTTTTTTGTTTTCTTTAATTATTTACAGACCTAAATATATATGTTATTAATGTCGTGTTGACATTGTTCGAAGTCAATGATATTTCGGAAAGGGCATCTAAAAACTGCACGACCATTTTCCCATTGATATGAGCCTCTGCGACATTGGTGATGCAAATTTTTCATCCAACATGTGTAATGCATTTTTGAGGACATAACTTCTGTTCCATCATTTTTTTTACTTGTTGTAAATGCAACATTGTCAGCATCCTCTAGTTCTGAATAACATATACAACACGGTTCAGTGTCTTGCGTGGAATCTGATTTTTTATATGTATCTACAATAAATGGCATATTTAAGAAAGTCCAAGTGCACTGTTTTTTTGCTAGCATTTTTTCGATGCGCTTGAAGGCAATTATGTTAAACAACATTCTTCTTCTACTAGTATTGCGTGTAAAACACAAGTAGGTTTTGAACTCTATCATATCTTTTATGATACCCAGAGTGACTTGTGTTTTTCGCAGAAGTGGATAATTATCCATCACTGTCCCTGTATTCTGTGAAAAGCTTGTTCCGTCCTTGGTCATGATGAATCCATTGCACAACATATCCAAGTTATTAAATGGTGGTTGCAAGAGAATGTTTTGTTTGGGTACTATAACATCTGCTTTTACGGAAACAAGTGTTCCACTTGACAGAAATGGTACCTCGCCTATAATTATAGTAATCACAACACGTCTCATACTCTGTACAACGGCACAGTAGTATCCACCAGGTGTTACATCAACAATATTAACGTGTCTATATTCCCGTGTTTGCCTTATGGCATCTATGAAATTATCTGCGTCTCGCATTGTCTTGAAGGTAACATCCATATCACTAGGTAACAACAGTCTATGTTTTGTCTCTGGACAGAATTTATGATCCCAGAACCTAGAATGATCCCTGCTAGCTCCGTGCTTCTGTGCAAATTCGCAGGTATAGTGTTCGGAGATAATATGGTCCCGTACATATCCCCCGAAAATTGTTCCCGAATGTTGGAATGCCAGATCTTGCATCATTTCGTACGCTTGTGTTTGAACACGGACCCTCATTTGAGAGTTGACAGGCAGTCTAATTGACATTTTCTGCACAATGTCTGAAATTTAATTTATAACTATAGTGTCATTTTTTTATAAATTTTTTATATTTTTATACAAATTTAGTTAAATTGGAAATAAATTTAGGAAACGATTTTGGTTTATCAGCTATTTTTTCTTTACTTGTATTTGTACAAAATTCATCATATGCATCATACAGTTTAAATAAAAGAACAGAATAATGTTTCAACATATCTATATTAGTATCTAGTTTGTTTTCAATAACAAACTGCTCTAATAATTCTTTAGTATCTGGTATTTGTGATATGTCTATATTATCATACTTCATTATATTATATATTATGATATTCTTCAAATAATTATGTTCTTGGTACATTTTTATCTCTGCTTCTAATATTTCCTGTGTGTAATGTTGAATTTCATTCAATTCCATAAACTCTATCAGATCTCGTTTTCTCAATTGCTGTATATTTTTTGGGATAGCTTTATTTTGTTTGAGAAAAAATAGTTCAACATCTCTGAATAAATCTGCCTTAGCAATATTTCTTAAATCTACTATCTTTGTTTTGACCATTGATTCGTAAACATCTATTCCATATTTTTGACATATTTGCAAAATTTCACTTTTTTTCAATTTATCTATATTTTTAATCTTTTCATCACTATTTTTATTATGAGTCTTGATAAGAGCCAATAGCTCTATTCTGCTAAGTTCGTCCATTGTCTCTACCTATTCTACTCTTTTTCTTATCCAGTAAACATAAGAAGCTAGGTGTAAATATCATTTTTTTTTATTATGCCCCTTTTTTTCTTCATTTGTAAATAGATGACATCTGCAGAACCATTTGTATTTATTCTTGATTTAGATGGAACAATAATTGGCGACTGTTCGTATCAGGTAATTTTGTATAATATAGAACAATTATGTAAAAAACATAAAATAAAGCACAAAGGAGAGGATATCCTTCTTAATTGTTATAAACCTACATCAAAGCTTATCAGACCATTCTTCAAATATTTTATAGGCTGTATAAAAAAAATGTACCCACATTCTCTATTTTATGTTTATACTGCATCTGAAAAGAGTTGGGCATATAAAGAAATCACAATGATTGAAAAAACACATAATATCAAATTCAGCAAGCCAATATTTACGCGCGAAGATTGTATTGTTGATAGTTTTGGAAATTATCGAAAGTCAGTCAAAAAGATTTTACCTAAAATAATAAAAAATAATAAGAAATGTACTATTAAGTCTGAAAATATTCTTGTTATAGACAATAACCCAACATTTATTGATTTTCAATCTAATTTTTTGCTATGTTCCACATATAATTACATGTTATTTATAGATGTATGGCAAAAAATGAAAAAGGAATATATGAAAATTATGGAAATTTATAATACTATCAAAAAACTAATTGTGACAAATAAATTATGTAAATATTGTATTTGGGATAGTGACAGTCTGACAGATACTAAAACCCTTGAAAATAAACATAAATGGTTATACAAAAAACATAAAAAAATAAATACAATAAATAAAAAATATATGAATGATACATTTTGGAAACATCTTGCAAATATTATGATGGATATGAAGTTAACATCATTTGACAAAGATTCTGTTGAACATTTACAAAAAGCAATGAATAGTATCTAATTGGATTGAGGTGATATCAGTACCATTTTTCCTAATATATGAAATAGTTTGCAAGCAAGTATCAGCTAAATCATCCTTTTTTTTATGATTCATGAAAATATTGATAAGATCGTGATCATCTGCAATATATTGTTTACATATTTCTATACTTTGTTGTTTGTTGAGTTTGTATTTTTCACGCCTGTCTGTTGAACTGTTTGCAAATGTCTGTGGTGTATAAGTATGGTTTTGTAGTTTTAAAGATGGATTAATCAAAATTACTTCGCCTACAACCTTATCCCAGTGTCTCAATAAATCAAAGTATCCATAAATTAGAAATTGTATGGTTTTCATTATGCCATTTAAATTAGATGGCTGATTTTCAATAATAACTTTATCAATGTACTTTATGTCTATATCCTGCAATTTTCCAATTATATTATCAAGTTCATAATATAACACTTCAGATATTTTGTTTACTCCTTTGATTTGTTTTTTGTTTTCAGCTAATGTAATAATATTCCAGTCAATTATTGTAATTGTGTTATTTGTTTGTTTTAGAATACAAAGTGCTAAATTTTTGACTCCTATGTCAAAACTTATATATATCATTTATCTTAAGATATATTTATTGTTTATGTATCAACAATTCACATAAACAGTATATACTTGACTCATCATACCATTATGTGGATAAATAATTCTATAATGTATATGTCTATCTAATGTCTTACTATTAAATACGGTATATTTATCGGGACAATTGAAATGAAGAGTCGCTTTATGATCTTTAACACGTATGAGACCAGTATTTGAATAATCTCCATATGCATCTATAGGATTAGATTTGACTATATCATTCTCTTTACTTGATTCTGCACCCCAGTATAATATAAGTGACCCATTTTCAGCATCTGGTACATTTAACACATATCTAACATTAGCTCCTGTTGGTACTAATTCTTGTGAAAAAATAGAAGATGGCATTACACTATAACCCAAAAATGGCAAATAGGTATTTCGGTTCATCCCTATATAAAAAGTCATAATTATTACAATAATACTAATTAGTCGTATGATAGGATTGGTATCTTCAGATATTAGCAGGTATACTGCATAAAATAGTGAAAATAACAATATTGTTAACATTGAAATAATATGTATATATACGTCTGTATTTTTCATAGTTTTCGAATCTAATATATTGCAATAAAATAATAAAAAAAATTTTTTTTGGTTTTTTTAGCATTCAAATCAATTTATATATTTCTTCAAGCAAATCTGACAAATCTGGTTTTGGCAATGTAGAGTAATCAATTTCGCGTTCTTTACAACCATATGTTTGTGGTTGTATAGCATTCACTTTTACAGGATAAGCCCAATGGCTTGTTGTGCGTCTTTCAAGAAAATATTTCATACGTTTTTCATACATTTTTTTTGAAAGCCCAGAGCGAGGCAAATAGCTTACATATTGCACGATACGTTCTTCTGGTTTTGTGCCATACTGATTCTGATGAAATGTTCTTGAATCCCATATAACCATAGAACCTGCTTTTACTGGTAAAATTCTTTTTTTGTCAGCAATTGTGTTCAAGTAGTCGTGTTCAATTAGTAGCCAATCTTTGTTACTTGTAATATTCTTTAGCGTACCATATTCTTCGTGAAGCAAATGACTTCCTTCATATACAACAAGTGTTCTATCGATATTATCAGTTAGAGCAACAAATCCTTGATAACATTTGAGCCCTTTTTTCAATGGCGACTGATCTGTATGTGTCCATATATTATCGCGTTTTTTTAAATCTGCACTAAGCCAACAAGAACCATCAAAACTAACAACAAGGTCATCAGTATCCCATATAGTTTTGAATATATTTTGAACAGCTGGTCTTGTGCGAATAAACCAAGCGTGTTTCTGGTGACCAGCTTCTAAATATTTAAAGATTCCATGTGGATCTATTTTGTCGTGCAGTCTTTTAATCTGTTCGTTTGAATCAAGCCAATCTTGGAAATATGTTATGGCTTCTGTTACTTCTTCTGACGAAAGTATATTTTCAATGACAGCATAGCCGTTTCTTGCTAAGTCTTCTGTGAAACTCATTTTGGAGCTCGTGAATTCATTATTACAAAAGAACACATCATTTTTTTCGTTTTTACTGAAGTTATTCGCAAATATTTATTTACTTGTTGAATACAGATTCTTTGTTTATCATAAAAATATCTAAACATTTATGGATTACAATATACCCTTTATTTTCTAGATATGACACAATTGGAACAGAGACATCTGCGTAATTATTTTCAAAACCTATAACATCAATAAAAACATTTTCAAAATCAATAGATTTAATCACATCAAATTCAGCACCTTCAACATCTATTGATAAATAATGAATATGATGAATATCATATTGTTTACAAATAGACTCAAGTTTCATAGTTTTGACATTAATAATATCACTTGTTCCTCCTATAGTTGAATTTTCATACTGCAATCTGTTAAAATGCCTTGGATCATAATGTTCTTTCAGTCCAGAAATCATTTCTGTATATCCAGAATTTGATATAAATTCTGCACATCCATCATGATTAGCTACTGCACAATTTAAATTAATACAATTAGGTCTGTTGACAATAAGTTTGTCATAGACTGTTTTAATTGGTTCAATATTAATACCTGTCCAATTGTGATATTTTTCAAAAAATAATGTATTATTAATAGTTACACCATCATGTGCCCCAACGTCAATGAATAACCCATTTTTGAACCCTTTAAATATATTTTCTTCTAAATATTTGTCTTGACAGTCTTGTGAATTAAACATATTGAATATAAATATGTATTCTTTATATAGCTGAAAATAACATAAATATAAGTTTTCTAATAAGTTTGAATAATGTATTACAAAAGTTTTTTTGGGTTTTTTTTACAAATCATTTAATTCATTCATATTCAAGTTGGTCGAGGATATAGTCGCCGTAAACTTCAACCATCTCATAGAACATATAGAAATGTTTTCCATCGTTGAACATAAAGTGTGTTGGATCGTGTTCGTGTTCCCACAAAGTGTTTTCGCCATAGTATTCGATGATGATTCTCTTATATTCTTCCATATGCAACATCTCAGTGTATTCGAAATGGGGGAAGTTAATGCTTTCATACACCCTTTCCTTATACTCAGCGATGAGAAGCTTTTCGAAAATGTCACGGATATTATCGGTCTTGATAATCTTATCCATCAAGTGTTCTTCAGTTTCCTTATACTGCTTGATTAGCGCAGTATCATTCTTGTTTTTCGCAAAGAAGAGAGAAATAGTATTCTTGTCAAACTCGTCAAAGTATGCTTGAGTAGCATTTTTGAGATCTTCTTGCTCTTGTACAGAGCACATTGCTGTTTCGCTTGTTTGTTGCATCGCTTGTTCGCTTTGTCTTCTCTCTTGTCCACCAATCATTTTTCTCAAATGGTTAATCAGTTTTTCCATCAAAATTTGAAAAATTGAACAAATTTATTTGACAAATATATTTGTTTGGAAAAAATGAACATATCTCTAAAAAATGATTTGGCAGAGGATGATAGTTTACATCCTAGTCTCTTAGGATGGATATACTCAATATCCACAACGACTTGCTTGCAACAGATATTTTATCACTGCTTCGCCCTAGTGGCTTGATGAACTTTGCACTTTCTTGCAAACAATTCTATGAACAGCGCCAGTTCTATTTGAAAAGTAACAGATACATAGAACTATATAAACTGTATGATGATAATCAGTCGTATATGACTGTATTGTTCAATAGTCACGTCAAGATAGATAGCTTGGCTGATGCATCTATTAATGCATTTAGTCTGAAAGATGATTTGCAAGTAAATATCGTTGCTATCAAAAACACTACTAAATTACACCAACCGAAAAGAAAAATGAGACAAAATTACATAAAATAATTAAGTCAAGTTTCTTTTCAATTAGTATAAATGACAACATTGAAGTTGCTAACTACAATTTGACAGCTCTGAAGCGGTTTGTAGTTTTTGTATTGCTTGACCTCTTCTATAGTTTTCAGGTCTTGTATTATTTTTTATATAGTATTCAAATATCTTTTGAATATTTTTACATCCATTCTTATCACGATTTATACATCCTAACCTGTTTTTTTCCATTTTATATGTTAGGATAGAATGTATCTTGCGTGTTTTATTATTCTTGTCTGGTAAGTATAAATTATTACAAGGTTCTTCAGTCTTATAATTTAGACAAGATGTTCTATATTCATCTATGTTATAGACCTTGAACCTTTCTTTTAATTTTCGTTTTAGTCCTATATTTGGTGTTGAAATAAAGTTTTTCATTTGCTTTTCTATACACCAATCACCGATTATGACAATACTATCTTTACCATAAGCTTTTTCTATTTTGTTAAGCATATTGTCTTCAGTCCTCTTTTTATTGATAAAAGCATACCATTTATATTGCCTGAACTTCTTATTTTGATATAATTTATATATGTCTTTATTTATGCTAATTTTCTTATCAATAAATGCTCTGTAATTATCTAAATTACAACTTTTAGAATTGTAGGAAGATAACTCATTTTCTTTTTCAGTAATACCTAAATGTTCTTTATACTTTTTAAGTTTATTTTGATATACTAATCTTTTAGTTTCTGATACTCTCTGTTTATTTGTATAAGATAAGAACTTGCCTTCATCATTCATCATAGTAAATAATGTTCTTTTTCCTGGGTCTATGAAAATATGCTTTCCTTCTAATTCAATCTTATCAACCTCATCTATGTAAGGAAAATCTATGACTTCTTCTTTAGATGATATTGAATTATCTTTTGCTTTTGTAGCAGATTTATTCATCTTGATAGTATCTTTATTTTTGGCATTTTGTCTTGCTTGTTTCATCTTCTCTTTCTTCAACAATTCACCTTCAATATAGTCTTTGTGAATAAACCTTAGAGCGGCAGCATAACCATCTGTTATAATAGTATTATCAAACTGATAATTCTTTATTTTAGGATTTATGGTAAAGTACTTATCCCATAATATTTCTTTATAGAGAAGAACATTATCAATGTACTTTTTCTTATCTTTATCTACCAAAAGTTCAATAACTGATTTAGTGTCAATTTGAATATGATTAGGTGTTATAGCAGTTTGTAAAGGAAAGAATTGATACATTTTTCCTCCTATTTTTTCTAACTCACAATTCATAAATATCATATGTTTGATATATTTTTGAGGATGACATTTCACATCATAATGATATGATTTATCATATTCTTGTGGAACAATTTTATAATGATATTCATTTATCCAATTATGATATTTTTCATCTGACTTCAATGTACCATTCAAAATGTCTGATTTAACAGAATGTAGTTCTTTAAATAACTGCTTCTTAAACTCCTTATCATTTAGGTTATCTTTATTGATATGTTTAAAATAAGAGTTTATAAACCTATTTACATAATCAAAAAAGTGTAATTTAATGTTATTTTCTATTGATGTAAGAATTGTAATAGCATAATAGTCAAATACTGATGATAAGTTCTTACCATCTTCTAATTCAAAATTATGTAATGCCTTAAACTCATTAAATAATAAAAGGTTATTATTCTTTGGTTTAGGACCACTTGAAGGTAAAAGTAAAGACTTCATACACATTCTAATTGTGTTTTCATCTATAATAGGTATATCAATATTTTGATGATACTTTTCAAGACACCATAATCTTAACAATAAATTTGTTTTAGTTGTTATGTAATTAGTCCTATAAACAGCATCTTGAATAGTATTGAAAATGTTGATAGCATTATCATCTTTATGTAGAATAGAATGTAAGGGAACTTTAATACACCTATATTTATCAGGTGCTTTCTTCATAGTTCTGTGTAAATTATAGTATGTAATTCTTATATACTTTTCAAAAATAATTATTTTAATTACTTAAATCCATAAGATCCAAAATGACTATTACAGGATTTACAAAGTAGTCTATATTCTGCGTTATTATCATGATATAGTCTCCATTCTGTTGCTAAACATTCACATTTTATTCTAATCTCATTTTGTTCGTTTTCAAAAACATCAACTTCAGATAATGTAATATTTCTGTCTTTTATAAATGTCTCAAATAATTGCTTATAAGGGGTAAGGTAATGGTCTGTAGTAATATCTTTAGTTGTTACATTACAATTACTACAAACTCCTATAAATATGTCATTCACAACTTTTGTATTATCAATGAAATATTGTTTTTTAGTACCTATATGACTTTCATTTCTAAATGCTGTCATAACATCTTCTTCATATTGCTTATCTCTATTATATTTTCCAAATAGATTTTTTATACATAGGATGTATGAAACATCATCTATAATATCATTATTTTTATACTTGTAAAATAATGCTAATTTATTATATGGTTTTCTTGTTTTCATAATCAAATAATCTATGTTTTGCTTATTGATATGCTTTGTTGGATGATAGGATAACAATTCAATAACATCTAAATCATTCACTATATCATTATCCTTATATTTCTGTAAAATATTGCTAATATAAGTTTTAGCATTAGTAACATTCTTCAATTTGATTTTCAAAACACTCATTCTTGACACATATCATAATGCGTTATTTGTTTATATATGATTTATCATTTTTTTCTATTAATTCCCTCTGCTTTCTATTTTGATAAGCACGTCTCCAATATTCTCTCAACTTCTCTGGATTTTCTTCTTTCAATTTTTGTAAATACTTAGCACCACCTTCTTTTACCTTTTCCTTATTCTTTTCATAATATCGTTTATGGTTATCACCGAAAGTATATTTCTTTAAATGCTCCTTTAATTCAATTACTTCTTTCTTCAATCTCTCATTTTCTGATATCAGTTCTGATATGTCTATATTGATATTCTTACTCATAATGTTATATAATATATTCAATCAAGTTTTAAATGCTTTCATAGAATAAGAAATGAAACAACATTCTGATGATTATAAACTTACAGCAGTCAAGTATTATTTAGAAAACAATAAACCTATGCGTTATGTTTGTAATAAAATATTCAAATGTAAATATCAGTCCTTATCAAAATGGAAAATGAGATTTCAAAAAGAAGGTAAAATTGTAAGAAAATCAAGAAATAATAAAGACCTTAAAATAACACCAGAAATAGTATCGTTTGTAAAACAAAATATTAGACTACAACCAACTATTACATTATGGGAACTTTCAAAACTTGTAGATAAACATTTCAATATCAAATTATCAGACCATACTATATACAATATTTTACATCAAAACAAAATAACAAGAAAAAGATTAAAGAATAAATACTATCCTGAAAAGAAAGAAGGTCAAGAGAAAGAGGATTTAATAAACTTTTATAAACAACTTTCTCATTACAAATATGATAAGACTATTTGTTTAGATGAAACATCAATATATCTCAATATGACTTCTTCTTATGGTAGAAGTAAGACTGGTACAAGAGTAATTTACAAGACTAATAAATATCCTTTCAAAAGGTACAATATGCTATGTGCTATAAGTGCTAATAAAGTAGTTGGGTATGTTCTTTATAAAGACTTGAAAGGTGGTGTAAAAACACAAAATATTATAGACTTTTATAATGAAGTGATAAAAGGCAAATATAAAGACCATCTTATAATAATGGATAATGCTGTAATACATAAATCTAAAATAGTCAGACAAACAATAGAAGAAAGTGGTAATTATTTACTTTATAGTGTTCCTTACCATCCAGAAACAAATGCTATAGAAGAGTTCTTTAGTCAGTTAAAACACTATATCAAAAAAGAAAGTCCAAATACTTATGATGATATACAATCAGTTATTAAAGATATAGTCAAAAATAAAATATCTAAAGAACATTTAACAAATTATCTGAAACATAGTTTTAGATTATATAAAAATAAATAAGTTTGTCTCATTTTTCTTTTCAGTTGGTGTAATAGATTTTCATTTGGATAAATGTGTCGTAGCCAGACGCAAACATGTTCTACACGATTATTACATCAATATGTTATCAAAACAATTTGGTTATGTGTCAAGTGATTACTGCAACAAGATTTTGCAATCTATTGATGGCAAGTGGTATGCATCTAATGTATTCTTATATGATGTCTACCAACTAGTATATCATGTGACTAGGCGTAACTATAGACAGGTACAAACAACACTACAAAATATAGTGTTCATAAGGACCTCATATCCATATTATACATTGTCCTTATTATTGAAACTTATAAATAGGATTTATAATAAGACGATGATGTTGGTAATCATCTTTGTATATTATAAGTATATTGAATACGTCTTTGAAGAATTGAAGGAATGCCAAAAAAAGGACTTTATTTGGAGCCTATGCGAACAGGCGGAACGGTTTTCGTACATATTGTCGACAAACAAACAGTTACCTAAATATATTAAGGATATTATTAAGAAACAACTCCACAATGTCATTGCTTTAGGAAATACCTTGTAAATAATATGATAATATGATGTGTGTTACACCAACCGAAAAGAAAATTGAGACAAACACAAAATCTTTTCAATTGAAGTAAATGAGTTCCTCGAAGGAACCTAACTACCATTTGACAGCTTTTACAAAGCGGTTGGTAGTATTTTTTGTTTTATTACGCTTTTATTAGACTTCTTAGATTTTAGATCCTACTAATAAATGCTTTTCATCTTATTATTATTTGTATCAAGACTAATGTAATAAAACTAAGTAATATTGTAATAGAACTAAAGGTTTTCAATAAACCTAAAATCCAAGCACACCATTACAATATAAGGATATAGGTCATAAGACTGGTAGAGTGTCTTCGCTATTCATACTATTATGATGTTATATTCTTATATCAAAAATCATATAAACATATATGAGTATATTATGATGATGGATATATAAATGTCTAATATTGATACCAAAATAGAAGAGCATAAGCGAATGCTTGCTGATTTGGAAAAACAAAAGAAACACGAAGAAGAATACAAAAATACAATTGATTGGAATATGGAACAATTGGATAAATATGTGGAGAGTATTGAAAGAATTGTACAAGACACAGAAAACAACTTGAAAATAAAGTATAATAAACCAGAAATAAATGACAATCAATTAAAATTTATTATATCAAATGAAACAACAAGAATTCGTTGTGAATTATATAAAACTCTCATCTATAGATATAAAGAAGATGGTGAAGAAATAAAAATTTTATATGATGATAGTTATTATGGTCATAAGTCGTTGATGTACAAAGCAAAACCAAAATACTATAATCATATTTTTGAATTTATTTATAAAATACTGAAATATCTTTTTACATCAAATAAGAAATTGTCAAATGATAATGACAGTGTGAAAGAAAGGTTAAATACATTGGAAAATTATGATATCAAAAATAAGTTAGATATTATTGAAGATAGATTAGACAGAATAGATATAGTTAGAGAAAGCATAGTAAGTAAATTGTCTGATTATAATGAAATCCGTGAAAAAGTAAATCTATTAGAAAATGAAAATAAGTATTTGAAAGAGAAATTATATGATTTGATATAAGGTTTTGTCTCAATTTTCTTTTCGGTTGGTGTAATAATGTAATTTACTAGTTTTTTTATATTGTGAAATATAAAAAAATGATTATGAATACTCTTAATATTGTTCATAGTATAAATGTCACGAGTAAAACCATATCATACTAATCAACTAACATGGAGAAGTGTGATATGTATGATAAATATTATTCCAATGAATCAAAGAAATTATGATTGGGATGAACGACCACAACTCAATAAATTTATGCAAGATTTGTTTGAAATGTTCGAATCAGGCTATAATGAAGTAATGGGCAATATAATATATTATATTGGCAATAAAGATGGTAAAGAAATTTGGGATGGTCAACAAAGAACTATTACTATTATACTTGTGCTGCTTGCTATTTCAAGAATAGTTAAGTTGCTACAAGAACAAAGTACAAACAATGACCCTGAATATAATGGCATATGTGAAAGTATTTGTAAAATGATAAATTCTTTACTCAAAGAAGATAGATATAGTGCAATATATAGAAGTGAAAGAACACTACAATTTCAGAACAATCCAAAATTAAAAAGTTATACAGATATTCCAAAAATATACTGTGTAAATCCTTGTGACAATCAGGCAATATGCGATATATTTAATAAATATGACCCCCTAATTACACATTATATTATTCCAGATGAAATAGTAGATGATACAAGCAGTGATGATGATGAAATATGTGCTAAAATCAATATTACAAAATTCAAATGTAAGCATTGTGGTGTAATTATAAATTCAAAAGGAGAGGCTAACCGTAAAAAAGATTTTATCAGACATCTAAAACAACAACATGCATATGATGATAGCAAAATTGAAAACGCAAATACTAAAATCTATAGTGCATTTGAGTTTATCTCTACAATTATATATCTGAAATTTAGAACAACACCAATACAAACACTTAATGAATTCTATCAATTCATATTAGATAATGTAGATATAACTGTATATGAATGCAATGATGGAGCATATGTTTCTAAGATATTCGAATGGTTCAACAATAGAGGTAAAGATGTTATTTGCTTAGATGTAATCAAAAACATATTGTTAGCTAATATTTCAGATGACAAGAAATATGAGGTATATGATAAGTGGAACAAAATCAAGGAGAGTAGTTGTAATATTTACTCATCACAATATGGTCAAAGAATTATGAATATAGCTATCCAATTATTTAATAAAAGAATTTCACGCAAATGTGACCAAGAAGAATTATTTAGAACACTTATAACTTCTAATAAGGACCAAACATATGCAAATATTCAAGCATTCTTTGAAATAACTGCAAAATTAAATAGTATTATGAATGCAATCAAAAACGATAGATTTGGAAGACTTATACATACAAAAAAATGTGCAATTGCTTGGGATGCATATATGTTCTTATTATTGCCTATAGTATTTGAAACAAAATCTTTGGATAAAGAATTAATCAAGTTGATGGTGAAATGGTTTTATAGAAACATAGGTATGCAAAATAGAAACTTTAATAATTTATGCTATTCAAATGACTTTATTGATATAAGTAATAAAGTTATAGCAAATACCTCTTATGATTATTTAGATGAAATTAAAAAAGTACTACATAAAAACAAAGATGTATCAGTTTCCTATGATAATTATATCAAAAATAACATAGAAAGGGATTGGACTAAATCATCAGGGACATCTGCAAAAATGTTGTTATTATTCTATGAAACTACTGAAACAACAGATGACAATTTCCCAATTTTAGACCACGATCTTGAACACATTTACCCAACAAATAAAAAAAATGCATTAAAGTCCCCTAATAATGTTTATAAACTCGGAAATTTAACACTACTTGAAGCTAAGAATAGTCAAAATGGTCATCAAGGTAATAGATCAATTCAAGACAAAACCTTTGACAAAAAGAAGAAATCATACAAGGATTCCATACACAAAATAACACGTGACTTATGTGAATTTGAAACATTTGATGAAGAGTCCATTATAAAAAGGACGCAATACTTGTTTGATAGATTGAATGATATTACAGATTATTAAACATTATATAATTATAGAGAACATATATGTTCACATTGACTGATGTAAGAAAACCTAAAATTTTAAATATATCTATAATAGATTTGATTGCAACCTTAATAGTTGCATTTGTAGTACATTTATTATTATGGATTTATCCACTGAATATGAAAGACAAAAATAAAAGAAGCTATCTACAATATTTTTCATCATTATTTCTTATATTTGTGATGTTTTTGGGATTGGGCGTCATATTTCATAGAATATTTGGGATACAATCAGCATTATCAGCATATTTAGGTTTTAATGATATGCCTATAAGGTAATATCAATGATGTCAATCAACATACAGAATATGCATATTGTTTATTTTTTTATTTGTTATCCTTTGCAAATAATCAGGGACCACAACTGTTTTTAAATCTTGATATTTGCTAATGTACGTAGCCCACATACTAAAATAGGGATTATAATATTGAAGTACATTATATTTGAAAAATGATAGCAAGATAAATCTTACATAAATGTTATCATCCCATACAGTCAATATATTATGATCTTCATCAAAAATATCATCTATATGTACAGGATTATCTGTGAATAAAACAATATTTTGTTTATTCATTAAGATTAATGCTTTTTTTGCATAAGATATACTATTTTTATCTAGGCTGTCCATATCTTCGAAGTACATTGAAACAATTTCATCATTTGTAATGCCAAATTGTTCTTTGATATTGTTGTATTTTTCATAAGCTTGATACATATAATCTTCATTTGAATAGATGAAAGTTCGCATCAACTCAAGAGTATCTTCTGTGTATGGTTTATAGTCTATGAATTTTCCTTGTAACATTATATTTTGGCTATAGGGAATAATTTTATTATGTATGTCATTATCAGATAGGATGATATAATCATCCAAATTGCAATTATCAAATAATTTAGAATTACTGATAAATGTACTCTGATTAGGAATTGTGATTATTTTATTGCTCTTTTTTGCATACACATATAAAGCAGCTATTTGAAACATTATTTCTTCAAAAACATCTGATAATTTGATGCTTATGTAACTATAAATTGGTGTCAACATTTTGTTATAATAACTTAATATTACTTTATATCAAAAATGGCAAAAACTATGGTCCATGCCCTAACTTGTTATAGGATTTCGAAAATGCTGGTACTGATTTTGCTCATCATATAAACTGAATAGAATCAGTTCCAACACATATATAAGACTTAATGCCATTTTAAATCTTCAAGGGTATAATGTCATTTATAGCTATTGTAACAAGCGGGGGGCTTGGAAATCAATTGTTTCAATTATTTTGTGCAATCTCATATGCAATTGATAATTGTTGCAGATTTGTTATATTTTCAAAGGACCAAGAAGATACAATAAATGATTATAGAAATAGAAATACATATTGGCATTCTTTGTTAGAGTCTTTACAACAATATGTACAACCAGTTGAGAATAGGGGAAATTTGTTAACATATAGCGAACAATCATTTGAATATACTAAAATACCATTGGGATTATCAGATTATGTATTGCAAGGTTATTTTCAAAGTTATAAATACTTTGATCATAATTATACACAAATTGCTGATATGATTCATTTGAAAGAAAAACAAATAGACATTCAAAATAAATATAATCATTTGTTTACAAAAAAACAGATTGTAATGCATTTTAGATTTGAAGATTATATTATTAGATCTGAATTTCATAATGTACTGTCATCTGAGTACTATATCAAGGCTTTGGAGAGATTATGCAATGATTTAAAGTCAAGAAATGAAGATATAAAGAATTATGAAATATTGTGTTTCTATGCAAGATACAATCAAGATGAAGAAATTGTAAATCAATATTTACAAATAATAAAAAATAATATGGATACAGAATTGAATTTCAAAATGATACCAGATAATATAGCAGATTGGGAACAGATGTTAGTAATGTCACTTTGTGATCATTTTATTATTGGCAACAGCTCTTTTTCTTGGTTCGGAGCATATTTTTCCGATAATGCTGATAAGTTAGTATATTATCCTGCAGTTTGGTTTGGGCCTAAATTGGCTCACTATAATACAGGTGATTTGTGTCCAAGTGAGTGGATAAAAGTTTGAGTATTATCATTTATATTACAGAGTATCTATCTATCATAAATCAGATGTGTATCAAATGCCATCCCAATATGCTGCTGACATAAGCTCTGGGCGTATTTGCGTGATATGCACATTGTTTTGTAACAATACTCTACCTACATTGTAATCTTCAAATACATGTAAATCAACAAAGACCTTGGAACCATTAATCATTTTGACATAATTTTGGTAAGTATCTTTGGGAAATGGTGGAAAGTATTCGGGATTATTTATAATGATATCAATACTTGCTCTATTCAAAAAATAAATACATCCTGAACAATATTGCATAGCATGTAAATAAACTGGAGTTGTCTCTACTTCTGGAAATTCAGAGCATACATCTTTTTTTTGTGATAACCATCCAGATGTGGTTGAATTTATTCCAATATAGCGACCTGCATATTGTCTGTCTTTGCATCTTTCCATTAAATCAAATAATTTAGGCAAATCTACTATAACATCTTCATCCATCTTAACAACATTTGTAACATCTGGAAATAATTTTGTAATTGTTTTAAAAAATGAGTACACTTTATTTGGTAAATTCAGATAATCATCTTCACATTTTAGAATTAGCAAGTTATTGGGTTTATCATAAATGTACTCTGTATCAATGGTAGGATCTCCTATGAACTTGATATATATTATGGGATATTTGCAAATATCTTGCAAATATTTTTGGTATTGTTCATCTGCCTTATGTAAATATTTTTTACAGGTCATTACACCTAAAACATATCTTGTGTTTTGCATTTTATGATGTTAAAGGACTTATTTTTATATACATATACATAAAGATTTCCTTCTTTTTATAGGTTATAATGGCACCACTAAGAATTATAACTTCAATATACAAAGATGAACATATACTCAATGAATGGATTAATGACGTAAATGTACCTGTTACAGTTTATGTGAAAGATGATAAGCTAGATAAGGGTCAATCAGAAGCCATAAATGATAGATTTATTAAACTTTGTAATTATGGACGGTGTGATTATGCATTTATATATCATATAGTTCAAAACTACGACAATTTAGATGATAAAGTTATATTTACAAAAGTGAATTGGAGTCATACTCATTTGAATTTATATAAAGTCATAGAAATGGCTGATAAATATGATTATATTGAATCTGGTGCATTTCATATTCTTCAATATCATGATAAAGACAGATGGATACAAGATGGTATGCCAGAACAATTCAATATTCATAAGATATTTGATGATCCTGAAGCACTATTACTGTATAATGAAATGTTGCCAAATGTGAAGCCACCTGATGTATTTATTGGTTGGGGGCATTATCCGTGCTTTTGTGTGTCAAAAGAGCTTATACAAAGACATCCTAAGTCTAAATATGAGGCTTTATTAAAGAAGTTTTATCCAGAGGATACAACTATGTCAAAAGAAAGGATAGCAAATTATAATATAGAATATAATAAAAATTTCAATAAAAACAATGATGTAAATACAAATGAAGGATGTGCATTAATTATAGGGTGTTGGTTGCATGATTTATTTGGCAGATTGTACCCATTGTTTTTCACCCATAATGCAGGTAGTCAATTCAAATGTGCACAGATAGGTAATTGATAGTGTTACCTTTTTCACACACTATAAAATGTTTTGATCCTAAGGATGAGATGTTTCGTTTAATTATTATTTTGATTGAAAATATAAGCAATTATTATACTATTTTGACTAACATTCACACCTAGTTCTAGGACTTTTGCATTTCTAGTAAATGATAGGGTTTGTATTGATATTCTTTTATATACAGGTTGAAACAAAATCCATATCTAGTATATACTCCATATATTGCATAGTATTCTTTAAAAATCTCAATGGAAACGTTTTGTTGACTAATATGTTAGCATCTTCTGAACCAAACCATACACAAACTACAAATGGAAATGCACATAACGCTAATTTTGCTTCATACATAAATGTGTCATAGTCATATAATGGATTTTCTGATTTAATTAATGTATAATAATAGTTTAAAACTAAATTACATGTTATTTTATTGAAATCAATACTTTCGCATAACAAAAAGATGATATCTGTAACACCTTTGCTAAGATTGATATACTGCCAATCTAAAAAATATGGTTCTTTGTATCTGTGATAAAATATATTTGGGCTTTTCAAATCTCCATGACATAAACTTAAAGGATATGATGATAATTCATCTAAAATGTAATCAAAATTTGAATATATTTTGTCCATAATACTTTGTATATTTTCAGGAATGAAAATTTTATTTTTAGTCTTAAATAATGCATACCTTTCTTGAATAAGTTGTTTATAATACAAAATTTCATTCATTTTTTTGACCTCATCATTACTATTACAATGTTCATCTACGTAGTAAAATTTCAAGTGTAATTGTGCAATATCATTTACAACTTTTAAAAGTAGATTAATATTGTCATTCAAATTCATATTAAATTCCCCCGAATAATAATTCAAATCCTCCATCAATATACCAGTAACTTGATTTTCTTGGAAAACACCATAGCATTTTGGTACTTTAATGATATCATCTACTTTAAAAGCAATTTTATCATAAAATATTTTTTCATTATTATAAAGGTCCAATTTATGTGCTGTATCTGCTAATGGATTATCTGCATTCGATATTTTTAATATCACATTTTCAGAACCCATATCTTTTAATTGTATTTTGTAAGAATAAACATTACAAATGTACCCACCTCCACTCTTAATATCTGTGCTATTGTCAGATATAGCATAAATAGGTCTCTTGTAAGCCCTTCGTATTATATCATGATGAGTATTATCTGATAATAATTTAGGAATGTTTAATTCATTGTAGTTATTGAAAGTTTTATTTTTTAGTGTTGATAATATTCTATCATTGTCATTTGATTTAATAAAAATATGTTTAATATTTGCCTTTTTGGCACTCATATATCCAGTGAAACTATCTTCAAATACAATACATTTATTGTTTTGATGAGCATATTCTGCATTTAATTTTTGTATTGCTAGTAGATATGGTTCAGAACTGGGTTTTGGATTTTTGCAATCATTAGCAGTTATGAGTACATTCACATATGCTTCTAATCCATATTGTTGAATTATCTGTGTTGCAGCAATACAATTACAGTTAGAAACAATAGCTATTCTGCTATTTTGTAACTGTTGTATGAAATTAGTAACACCATCATATAAATCAATTTTGTCAATATTGTCTAAGAACAATTTGTCCTTTTGCATTGATATTTCTTCAATATACTTGCTGTTTATTGATGGAATTAAGGACTTCAAGAACTCTTGGTCAGATTTACCTTTGATATGTTTTTCAAAAAAAGTTTTGTCAACAACCAAACTATATTCTTGCAAAATTTGATTCCAAATTGTGATATATACATCATCAGTGTCTACTAATGTACCATCTAAATCAAACAAAAAGACACTTTCAAATTGTTTGACTTGTTCTGGTGTTCCTAATGAGAAATAATCTTTGTTATTTAATGTTTCATTTGAAAATAAGATACCATCATCTATCATCTTTTGAATTACTGCGGATAAGTAATATTCATTTTTGACTTTGATTTCATTCTGTATGATTTGATTCGTGTACTTATACAGCATATGAAAAGATTCAAAACCATAAGCACCTGTACAAGCAATATCACTTATTTTATCTTTTTCTTTTATGTATTGAATTATATTATTGTCTAATGTAACATATGAATATTTGGGAATATTATCATTATAATGGTCTGTAAATGTGAATAATTTATTTGATCCATTCCAATTTGTAATTATATCAGTAGTATAAAAGTTATCTGCATCAATACATATAATAGGTTTATCTTCTTCTTTTGAATCTATAAGTTGTTGCAAAGCTATATTAACTGTATGTGCTGCACCTGCAGTATTATATGGAAGTATTAAGAATTTGAATATTATATGAGGATATCTTGCCATAATCAATGATTCAAGTTGATATTGTTCATATTCTTTGTTGTATGGGATATATACATAATCAATATCACTCAAGTTTAGATTGTCAAGTAACCAAAATATAATAGGTTTATCTTCTACTTTAATTAATGCTTTAGGTTCAATGTAATCTTTTTTAAATCGTTGCCCAGTTCCTCCTAGAGGGATAAGTACAATCATTGCTTTTGCATAAGCAAATATGCTTTATATATATATATAAAGTTAATAAACACAATAAATTCAAATGAATATAGAAAAATGTACTATTGTAACTGCATATTATGAATTAGAAACAAAGAAGTCTTCATCAGATGATTATTATAAGTGGATGGCTAATTTTTTGACAAATTGTCAATCTTATATGATAATATTTACTGATGCACAATCATATGATAGAATATTAAATTTGAGAAAAGACTTTATGAGTAATACAAAAATTATTGTTTGTCCTATATATAATTTCTATACTTATAAATACTTAGAACATTGGAAAAAAGATATTTTACGTGATCATGAAGTTCCGAGAGTAAACCATTCTATTGAGTTATACATGATATGGAATGAAAAATCCATGTTTTTAAAAAGAGCTATTGAAATGAATCCATTCAATACAGATTATTTTTGTTGGTCAGATATTGGCATGGTAAGAAGTGATGATACCATACAATATATAAAAGAATATCCAGTTATTGATGCTAGAATTGATAAATCTAAATTATATTTACTCAATATACAACATATTTTTAGTCACAAAGATATTTTTTCAGAACTTGCATCAGAACGCTATCGATATTTAAATGCAATCGGTGGGACTGTATTTTTTGGACACAAAAATATACTATTGATATGGATAGAAAAATATTATGAAATGCTAGAAGAATTTGTAAAGAAAGATTATTTCGCAGGCAAAGACCAAAGTTTAATGGCTTGTGTGTATGTAAAAAATAGTAATATAATAAAATTGATCAGACCTCAACATTGTCCAATTAGTGATCCTTGGTTCTATATGATTTATTATTTATCATAGTTCAAGATGTACGCAATTATAATTATACCAACCAATAAAAGTGTAAAAATGAGACAAACGTATTTTTATTTTATGATGTTCTAGTTGTAACATATTTAAACATTATAATTATAGCAAATATACAAACATGTATAAAATTTTATTTTCAATTAGTGTACATGAAAATATAGAATGTTTTGCAGAACAAGTAAAAAACATATTTCATTATAATGATAATTGTGCTATACTTGTGCACATAAGTAAACAATTTAAGTTAACTGATAATGATATTGAAAAACTGAATATGCTTAAATCACAATATGCAGTATATATCAATCCAATGTCTGTTGAAACAATATATTATAAGATATTAACCCCACAAATTGTCAATATTCTATATGCAAAAGATATTGATTATGAATATTTGTGTATGCATGCATCAAATGAGCTATATTTTAGAAAAGGTGCATATGATTATATGAAACAGTTTGATGCCGGATTATACTATATACCAAGTGATAATAATTTGCTATGTCAATATCATCACAGAGATATTGTTGCTTTTGCACAATTTTTAAAAAAACCAATGCAAACATATACAGGACAACATGAAGGTTCATTTTTTAAGAAGCATATCATTCAAAATATAGCAGATATTATTTTGAGCTTTTGTCCACTTGAAAAATTGAATTTTATAAATGATACAACTGAAGAGACAATGACTCCAACTGCTTTATTTAATAGTTATTCAAATTTGTCAATTGGTTATCCTATCACATTGATTAGAAATCGCGCTGATCATATTACTGGTAATGATGATGAAAATAATATTATTAAAACCATTCAATTCATAGAAATAATGCGTCAAAAATCAGAATACAATTCAAAATATGTAATGCAAGAGCCTATTGTTTCCATTTTTGTCATCAAAAGAATATTACGTAACAATTATAACGATCCTTTAAGACAATATTTGAGGATGTTAAAATAGATATAAACAAAAACAATTAACATAATTTAAATATGAAATTTTTTATTGGTCCTATGAGTAAGAATGTAGTTGATACAATAATAGAGTTCTCTAAATCACACAAAATAGATATGGTATTTATACCTTCAAGAAGGCAAATTGAATACAATGGAGGATATGTGAATAATTGGACAACAAAAGATTTTGTCCAATATGTTCATTCAAAATGCTCAAGTATTTTAATTGAAAGGGATCATGGTGGCCCAGGTCAAGGTAACATAGATGATGATGGTTTTGAATCATTAAAAGAAGATACCAAATATTTTGATATAATTCATATTGATCCCTGGAAAAAATATCCCAATTTTGATGAGGGCTTAAAAATGACTATTGATATGATAAGATACTGTTATAACATAAATCCTAATATTCAATATGAAATAGCAACAGAAGAAGGTATTAGAAAATTTGAAGTTAATGAACTTGAAAGATTAATTATTGAACTACAAAAAAATTTAAATGAAGAAGAGTATAAACAAATTAAGTATCTTGTAATACAATGTGGAACTAAATTATTAGAAAAAACCAATACTGGTTCTTTTGATGTTGATAAACTAAAAGATATGATTCAATTATGTAATAAATATGGCTTTATAGCAAAAGAACATAATGGTGATTGGGTTACATCTGATATAGTTGATGAGAAATGTAAATACGGATTGACATGTATAAATATAGCACCTGAATTTGGTGAAATAGAAACAACAGTACTTCTTGAATACTTTAAAAAATATGAATTATTTGAAGAATTTTATAATATATGCTTTAATTCAAAAAAATGGGTAAAATGGGTTTCAACAACGTTTGTTCCAGAAGAAAATAAAGAACAGCTTATTTTGATATGTGGTCATTACACTTTTGCATATAAAGAATTTGTTGAACTTAAACAAAAACTAATAGATGATTATAAAGTACCAATAGATACATTAATATGTGATAAAATTAAATTTAGATTAGAAAATTTATATAAGAAGTGACACATCTCTATACATATCAAATGCAAACAGTGCTTATAACAACAAGTGGAGTTGGTAGTAGATTAGGTGACATTACAAACTATTTAAATAAATCATTAGTACGAGTAGGTAATAAGTTTACCATATGTTATATAATTGATAAATATGATCCTAAAACTACTAAATTTGTTATTACATTGGGATATCTTGGACATTTGGTTAAAGAATTTTTAGATATTGCTTATGAAAACAATACTTTTGAATATGTGTATGTTAATAATTTTGATAAAGACGGTTCAAGTTTGGTATATTCTCTATTACAAGCTAAAAATGTATTGCAATGTCCATTTACATTTTATTGTTGTGACTCGATTATTCTAGACAATGTATTGATAGACAATCATAATATGAAAAATAATATTTTATGTGTTGCACCATCTGATGATGGAGCTTCATATGCTAGTGTTACTGTGGCAGAAAATTATATAACAAAAATACACAAAAAGGGTGAAATTAAATATGATTATATTTTTACAGGTGTTTCATATATATATGATTATGAAGAATATTGGAATATTTTAGAACAAGTTTACAAGAATCAACCAAATAATAAAGAACTTAGTGATATTGATGTTATTCATATAATGCTAAATAAATCAAAATTTCAATTTATTGATATCAAACAATGGTATGATATTGGTAACATAAAAAGTTTGAATATTGCCAACAAAAATATAAAATGTGATTTTAATATTTTACATAAAAATAATGAATCTTTATGTTTTTTGAATAATAAAGTCATAAAATTTTTTAGTGATAAAGATAGTTTGATGAATAGAGTATCTCGAGGAAAATTTTTAGAACCTAATTGCCCTAGAATACTGAATTCAAATGAACATTTTTTTTCCATGGAATTTATCAAAGGACAATTATTATCTAATGTCTACCAATATGGAGAAATATATAATTTATTAGAATGGTCTAAAACCAATTTATGGATTAATAAATCTATTAATGATATGCATAAAGATACGTGTATGAAATTTTACAAAATCAAAACATTAGAACGCCTGCATAAATTAGACATTTCTGAAGTTGAAATTATAAATGGAATAATAATATTGCCCATAAAAGAGTTATTGGATCAGATTGATTGGAATGAATTAATAACAGATACATTCTATCAATTTCATGGTGATTTTATTCTAGATAATATAATTAAAACTGACAATACTTATAAGTTGATAGATTGGAGACAGGATTTTGGGGGAAATATTGATTATGGTGATATGTATTATGATTTGTCAAAATTGAGACATAATATTATATTTAATCATGACAATATAGCAAATGGTTTATTTAAACTGCATTTGGAAGAAGGAAAAGTTACTCTTGATTTAAAATGCAATTATTTTTTGATTCAACAATTAGAAGATTTTGATAAATTTATATACAAGAATGATTTGAATATCAAAAAAATCAAAATATTGACTGCATTAATATGGTTAAATATGGCACCATTACATGAACACAATTTATCCCAATTTCTGTTTTATTTTGGTAAATACAATCTAGCTCTTGTTTTAGAAAATTATACCCTACCATAATTATCTTGTAATCTTACTACATCCCATAATTCGGGAGTAGATGTTTCTAAATATAGACAATCTTCAATCCCTTCCATTTTGTGAATAGTATATGGTTTTATTGTTATAGATTCACCAATATTATATTCTTTACTATTTAATTGTTCTATAACAGTACCTCTTTCATTATTATATGATTGTTCACCAATGTAAATCTTTAATTTGCCTTGTAAAATCACAATAGTCTCTGTCTTTAATTCATGATATTGTGTGCTACAAGAATGCCCTTTTTTCATAAATAATTTTTTTACAACATAATTTTGATTATGTTCAACTATTTCTTCATATCCCCATGGTTTGTCTATTTTATTGTTTTCATTATATTTAATAAAATATGAATTAATATTCTCAAATCCTTGATTCCTTACTAAATTGATAGCATATGTTGTATTCTCTATACCATTTGGTTTTTTATCATTTATAATAACTCTATCACCATTAGGTATTCCCATTAATAATTTATCATAAGGTAATCCCAATGATTGTAGTTGTTTTTCTGTTTGATCCCTATACGACTCTTTTCTTCCTGTGGTTAAAATAATATTATAATTACTCTTGTCCCATCTTTTAAATGTATCTAATACATTTGGTAATGCTGTAGGAGCTTCTAATATATTTTTAGTGATATCTCCATGGTGGTGTGTTATAGTCCCATCTATATCACAAAAAATAGTTTTTGTCATAAGTAATATATAATACATTATTTTTATATGCATTTTATTATATATTAATTATTATATATCTATATTATAAATCTGTTTCAAAAGATATGTATGATATTTATAATCAATATTGTTACGGTCAGTATCATTTCTTACTCTATAATATAATATATTTTTGTCAAAATCTATATTATCATCATAATATCCGTCTACTAACATTAAATGAGAAAATTTTCTAGGATCATTAGGATCATTTTTCCATGTTTGTTCATTTCTCCATTGCTCTTTTATTATGTTTTTAAGTTCAATATTATTTTCAATAATTACCAGAGACATTATAACATCGTCATATTTTTGCTGCCAGTTGTCATATCTTGTATCAGTTACAATATAATTTGTTACATCTTTTGACATAAAAATCCCACCTCCTGAAATCCATGGGTATGTATGTTTACCATCACTACCAACATATCCAGCTGCTAACCTCTCTTTTGGTAATGTATCTATAAATTTCAAAATATTTGGTAAATGCATAAAACAACTTATATTTGTTCTCAACATATACTCATAATCATATGTTTTATTAATATAGTCTATGGCCTGAACTGTCTTATAATAAAGACCATCTACGCCTCTCTCTTCACCTTTTACGAAAATATGGTCATTGTGAACTTCTAAGTCACTATCAATTTCATTACTATATTCAATATAAAAGTATTTAATCTCATTTGGATATAATCTATAATATTTTTGAGATATTGCTTTCATTTTTGCATAAATTTCCAAATTATTAGAAGAGATAATAAGAATAATTAACTTATACATACCCATTTTTGTTATATTACCTTTATATACATTTGTTAAATCATATAAAGAATATTTATCATTATATGATTAATATAATGCGTGAACTAATAACATATATCGAAAATTGTATAAAACCAAGAGATGAAACTGAATTTGTTATTTGTGAACAATTTGATATTGATAAATTCAATAACTTAAGGCAAGATGGTATAATGGTAACTAAAACAAAGGCTAGTGATATAAATAATATGGAATGTATTAAAGTAGATGATTACTATTTTATCAAAAAAATATTTAAAAGTGTTGAATGGTTAAATAATGATGGAACAATACAATTTACAGATTCATCTGATCCAATATATAGACGTTTGCTACCCCCACCTTGGGAAACAGTAAATCATACATTTATTATGAGTTGTATCATAACTTATATGAATAAAAACGAAAGAAAAGGGTCATACATTGAATATGGTGTTGCTGCTGGAAATAATCATAATTCAATTGCAAGACTGGTTGAAAAGACTTATGCAGTTGATATTTCTGAACCTCCTAGACTTGAATCTAATTGTGCATTTTATAAGTCATATACAGATGATTTTAGTTTAAATGAATTACCTAATATCAAATTTCAATATGCTTTTATAGATGCAGATCATAAATATGAGAGCAGCTTCAAGGATTTTGAAGCTATCTATAGGCACATAGATAATGGTGGATTTATCTTTATGCACGATACTTATCCTTGTAGTAGAGAATTTCTGGATCCTTGGAATTGTAATGATAGCTATAAAACTCCAATTGCCATTAAAAGAGCTTATCCAGATATAGAAATCTTGACTTTGCCACTCAATCCTGGGCTGACAATTATTAGGAAGGCATAAAATTAACTTGCGCAGATAATCCTTCAAACAATCTCGAATAGACATATGTATATCTGGAATGATTTTGCTGGGCAGTTACAGAACGAAATTTTGAGAATACCCATAGAAGATTTTGATAGATATAACAATCCATTTGAAACTAAATATACTCTAAGAAATAAACAAGCATACACACCTTTGTTAAAACAACTTATAACATATCTAGAAAGTTCTGAATTTATCAAAAAGCTATCTCAGCTAACAGGATTTGACTTGATTGTCGATAAAAATAGAAATTTCAATGGTGTTCATATTTATAATAATGGGGATAAACTTGATATACATCTAGATGCATCTATTCACCCGACATCTTATCATATCAAAGCTGTTACATTAGGTATATATCTAAGTTATAAATGGGATCCTAATTATGATTGTGCTCTTGAAATATGGGAAGGCGATAGTGGAACTTTAGAAAAATCTATATTGCATAAATGTATAGATAGAATATCACCACTTTTCAATAGGTTAATCATTTTTAATAACAGTGATATTGCTTGGCACGGGAATCCAGATGTGGCTAGGTGTCCAGAAGAATCAAAGAGAATATTTGTTACTGTAAGTTATTTGAGTAGCAATAATGAAAAAAATCACAATCTTAGAAAGAAGGCTCTTTTTATTTAGAGGCCAACAGATCCATATGATAAAGACAAGGAGTCACTAATAAAACTCAGAGCAGATCCTATTAAATGTAAAGAAGTCTATGTATATAACAAACAGTAAACCAAAAAATTAAAGCAACTGTAATTCTTGCAAATATGCGCATAATTGGTCTTTTGATATAGGATTTAATGTGCTATTATAATCTTGTAAGGTTTCTGGATCTATGATATCCTTATACTCTAATGATGATTTGATGTGTATATATTTATTTGTTTTTTTTATTCTCCCTGATTGTGTTTCATTTATTAAAGATTCCATTAACTTTTCTCCATTCCGAAGACCACATATGATGACTGGTTTATTATATTTTGTTGAAAATAATTCTAACATATCCTTGATACTGATAGATTGAAGTTCTGGAATTATTGTATCTCCTGAAGATCCATTTAATAAAGCATACTCTATAAGTTTCACACTATCATCCATGGTCATTATGAATCTAGTCATATTTTCATTTGTCAAAGAAAAATGTTGATATTTTGGATCATTACCTATCAAATGCAAACTTTGAATGATACTACCATTAGAATTTAGAACATTTCCATATCTTACATTAACAAATTTGATTTCTTTGATATAATGTGCCTTCTCAATCATCATATTTTCAGAAAGTGCTTTACACATTCCATATGAATTTACTGGACTACAAGCTTTATCAGTGCTTACAAATAAGACTGTTTCTAAATTAGATAATTGAGCTCTTGATTCTTCAATACTATCCAGAATATTTTTGGTTCCCAGTAAGTTTGTATTTAAACATTCATTAATATTCACTTCACATTTTTCAATATGTTTCATTGCAGACGCAATAATTATGATATGAGGGTTTATTCGCATAATTAATTCTTTAGTACGTTCTTTGTTAGATACATTAGCTATAATATATTTCATATTAGGATGGTTGTTAAATTCAATATTCATTTTCCATTGTTTATATTCATCTCTAGAAACATTATATATTATATTGTCCTGAATATATCTTAAATTTAAAGCATACCCTAATGACCCAGTTCCACCAAAAATTAGTATGATTTTATTCTTTATTAAATCATTCATTGCAGTTTAGGGTTTCAATAGTATATATATTTGCTATAATTTTTATATATATTATTATTATCTAATAAATATTCATGCATATAATATAAACATAGGAATATTATTTACAAGATAAATTTGTATATTGAATAATCTACATATGTCTTTAATAAAATGTTCATCACCCCAAGTACAAGTATTAGATGGATAATGATAATTTATGTCTCTATTTTCTGAATGGAAATATTTAAATGTATTCAGATATTCCATGTGCAAATAAATAGAAAGTACAATATTCATTGTAAGACTATTTCCAATTATCATCCATCCATTTGGTAATTGTTCATTCATCAATAAATTATGTGTATATATACCTTTTGTAACATCAAAGTTTTCTAATATAATGGGCTCTGATAATGCAATATCAAATCTCAACCATATTACATAATCATAGATGATATTATTTTCCAGTGAATATAGATACCTTAATTCATTGCATTTGAACATGCTATAAAACATACTATGTGTAATATGCACAATTTTTTTCACAATATCTTCATTATTTATTAATGGATTCATATTTGCAACTCTATCAAAATATTTTGATGGTATTTGTAGATTTTCATTATAAAAATTTAATTGTTTTTCGATTATGTATTTTTTAGGTTTGTACATTTCAATTAAAGCTTTATCATCATTTTCTTGCAATGCTTCATAATGCCTCTTTGAATCAATAGAGTCCATACACAAATTGGTTTTATCAAACCATGTATGAATAAAAACATCTGCATTATAAGGTAAAATCAAATTTTTGTACACTGAATCAAATGTTTTTTTGAACAATCTTGGTTGTCCAGATAACAACACTGCCACCTTAGGAGGCATTTTCATAAAAATATTGTATCTGCTTTATATGCTTTATATGTTAATAGTTATTAAATTATATGTCAGTATAAAGATGCCCAAGAAATCTTGATGTACTTGGTGTTTGTGTATGAAATTCACAAATTTGCATATTGTATGGTTTACCCAAATTCTCTATAAATGTATGTATATGTACTATACCATTTTTGTAGTATTCTTCGCAATTTGCAAGATCTTCAAAAAACTTAAGTTGTGTATTCGGTGATATAAAAAACCAATCTGCATATGGTCTACCGTCACCACAACGATATCCATTTTGATTTAGAATATGATCAGTTTCCAAACTATTAATATCTAATGGCTTCTCAAATATAGCATCTGGTCTGATTCTTATATAGTATTGATAATCTTCAATATTATCAATCAATTTTATACAATCCAATATTCCTTGATATTGACATTTTGTTCTATAGTATGCATTTATACACCATTCAGGATTAGATGGTAAATCTGGTTCTACAGTTTTGTTGCAATTTTGTGGTATGTCAAAGTTATATGGTTTGATAATCTTTAGTTTTTTAATATTGTAAGAAGCATAGATTTGCATAAAATCATTCAATTCATTATTAATAAATTTATCATTTGATTCATGATGTAATTTCATATTTTGCCAGTTATCTTCATCCCATTGCAAAAGCGCATATATATCATATGATTCTAATTTATCAAGAAAATTCTCTTTCATAAGTTTACTTGTTTGTTGGATAAATCTAGGATAGCCTGAAAAACATATTGCAAATTTTTTTTTCATATTTATATAAACATTAGATTATTCTTATATATATTATATATATGGAAAGAAAAAAATGTATTTTATGTAATAGTTCAGATTTAAGTGTTGTGCTAAACAAAGATATAAATGTATTTGAAAGTTTATGTGTTATATCTGGTATAGAAAACAAAAAAAGTGTAAAATTCAATATTTATAAATGCAATTGTTGTTTTTGTTATCAAAATAAATATTTAATAGATCCAAATATACTTTATGCTAGTAGTCATATATTTCCTATTGGCTCCATCAGAAGTTCTATGGATATTAAATTTTCATCTATGATTTCAAAAAATAAGAATATAACACAAATTATAGAAATTGGAGGAGGCAATGGAGTCTTATCAGATATATTAACAAAAGTTTTAAAAACAACATATTATATTATTGACCCAAGTTACATAGGAAATACAGAAAATAGATTAGTTATTTCACAATTTATAGAAAATATTGATATGAATAAATATGAAGGTGCAAACACTATAATAATGAGCCACTTATTTGAACATTTATATTCTCCATTTGAAACACTAAAAAAAATTATGACTTCAAATATTCAGTATCTGTACATTTGTCATCCAGACTTTGATGCATATATTACACAGACACCCATTAATTTATGTGTGTTGAATATAGAACATACATTTGTAGTTGATAATGAAACTATAGTTAAATTTCTTGCAAATATGGGATATATAAAAACTAATGAAATTTTCCACGAGAATTACTGTGTCATGTGGGAATTTACTAAAACTGATGAAAGTTTTAATTTACAAACAATTAATACTGTATGCCAAAAATATATACCTTTATATTTAGAAAATATTCAATCCAGAGTGTTTTATATTAATAGAATTTTGAAAAGTGAAGAATATAAAGATTTTAAAAAATATATATGGCCGTGTTCTTGCCATAGTATTCTCTTATTGAATTATGGGATAGAACATGTGTTTTTAGATGGTGTATTGGATAATTCCATCAACAAGATAGGAAAATACATATATGGATATAATATTCAATGCTTGTCTTTTGAAGAAATAAAAAATTCACAACAAAATACAATAATATTTTTAAACGGGGGATGCTACAATAAAGAATTACATAATTTAAATAAGAAAAACATTATATTTATAACAATATAATTAATATAAGCTTTTAAACTTATTTATACTCTATGATGAATATTGTGATATTATGTGGTGCATATGATAAAAATGTTGATGATTATTCGTTTCCAAAACCTCTTAATATGATCAATGGTAAGCCATCTATATATTATATAATATTAAATTTACCTAAAACTATACAAAAAATACATTTTATTGTATCTCCTCATTTAATGGAATTAAATTTTGCAGAGATTGTTACAAATCTATTTCCGAATATGCAATTTGTATTTCATAGTATTCCATATTATACACGTGGTGCCATTGAATCTGCATATATAGGACTATGTGATATTGATATTGATGGCCCTGTTATATTTTTGGATAATGATATTATGCATACCTTTCCTGAAATTTTCTTTCAGAATGTTGAACATGCATTTTTGGGATATACCATTGATCTTACAAATAGTGAAGAATTTGGTTTTTTGTCAATATCTACAGACGGGTATATAAATGAAATAAAAGCAAAACAAAGAATAAGTAATCTATATTGCTGTGGTGTATATGCATTTCAAAATATTATTCAATTTAAAACATTAGCTTCAGAGTTTTTACAATATTCAAATTATAACGGCGAAATGTTTTTATTATTATTATTTCAACAAATGATTAATCAAAATATTCCAATCAAAGCAATAAAATTTGACAAATGTATACATATTGGAACATATAATGAATTAATAAGATATTATTCTCTATTGCCTAAGAGATCAATGAGAATTTGTTTTGAATTAGACAATACATTAGTGACATATCCCACTGTACCAGGAAATTATGAAACAGTTAAACCCATACCTATAATGATAGAATTGGCCAATCAATTAAAACAAAAAGGGCATACGATAATAATCTATACTACAAGATGTATAAAAAATAATTGTATAGAAGATATTGGCATTTTAACACTCAAAACATTACAAGTATATGATATACCATATGATGAATTAATATTTGGTAAACCAATTGCAGATATGTATATTGATGACAAATCTATTAATCCATATAGGTATGATATGCATTGTATGGGTTTAATAGATTTTAATCCTAAAATTTATCCAATAAATAAACTTATTAATAATTCTAAAAATCAAACTATACTAAAGAATAATATAGTACAAAAAACAGGGCCTACACAATTTTTGAGTGGAGAAATATATTTCTATAAAAATATTCCTTCAGATAAAAAAATAAAAACATTTTTCCCTACATATATTTCTGATATGTCTCATAATGATGGTACAAGTACATTATGCATAGAACAAATATTTGGTATACCATTTTATACATTATACCAAAATAAAATGATAACAAAACAACACTTAACAATGCTATTTGAAATGATAGAAACTTTACATGCAACAGAAGGTGTTAAACCACCTTCGAATGATAAAATAATTCAAAACTATTTAGGTAAGTTAAAGGACAGATTTGCTAATAAAAAAGACTACCCATTCAATGATGCAATAAAAATACAAAATTTATGTTTAGCAGAGTTAAATAAATATTGTTCTATACCTGAATTTAAAACAACATCATTTATTCACGGAGACTTATGGTTTAGTAATATTTTATTTGAATATACAGGTAAACTAAAATTTATTGATATGCGTGGAAAAGTAGACAATGAGTTTACTACAGCTGGTGATATATATTATGATTATTCTAAGTTATATCAATCATTTTTGGGATATGATGCTGTTTTATACGGACACAATATTTGCCCTGTGTATTCTGCTAGCTTATGCGGTATATTTAGAGAATGGTTGTTGAGTAAAAATGTCAATATGGAACATTTGCATTCAGTAACATTTTCTTTAGTTATGGGGACCTTGCATTTTGTTAGAGATGAGGCAAAAGAAAGAATCTGGACATGGATAAAAAAAACTTTTATTTAAAAAAATGAAATCATTAAATAACATATATGAAAATAGCATTAATTGGACCCGGTATTATGCCTATTCCACCTATCGGTTGGGGTGCAGTCGAAATATTAATCTGGGAATATTATAATGGTTTGACTAAGTTGGGTCATGATGTACATATTATTAATACTCCAAATACTAATGAAATAATCAAATTAGTCAACAATGGTAATTTTGATGTTGTTCATTTACATTATGATGTATTTTATCATATACTTGATAAATTAAAATGCAAAACTATTATTATGACAAGTCATTATCCCTATCTTAATAATATGGATAAGATTGTATCTGAAAATTTTCTACCTATTTTCAATTATATGATTAGACAATCTAATATATATATACATTGTCTATCACGAGAAATATTTGATTTTTTAATATCACAAGGAGCTAATGAAAATCAGTTATTTATTTTAGCAAATGGAGCAAACTCTGAAAAATTCAATTTTATTGAGACACCTACAACATGCAATAAAGCTGTTTATTTAGGTAAAATAGAGCCACGTAAAAGACAATATATTTATAAGTCCATTGAAAATATAGATTTTGTTGGAGATTTATTTGACAATAATTTTGAAGCTGATAGAGACAATTTTTTGGGGAAATGGTCAAAAGATATTGTATATGCTAGATTAACGGAATATAATTCTCTTGTTCTTTTAAGTGATGGAGAATTATGTCCATTAGTTTGCATAGAAGCATTAATAGCTGGTTTAGGTTTAGTTATTTCAAGACATTGTACTGCTAATTTGGATTTAAATAAACCTTTCATAACAATAATTCAAGATGATAAACTTAATGATATAGAGTATGTCAAAGAACAAATCTATAAAAATATTGAAATTAGTAAATATATGCGCAAAGAAATCAGAGAATATGGAATTAAAATGTTTTCTTGGGATAATATCTTCAAAAAATATGTGGAAATCTTAAATAATATAAAAGATACCTAACTGTTCATTATATAGATGAAACTTGTTATTATTGGACCAGGACTTATGCCCATTCCTCCTAAAGGATGGGGTGCTATTGAAATTCTGATATGGGAATATTACATACATCTTAAACAATATGGCATAGATGCTTACATTGTAAATAAACCTACGCCAGTAGAAATAGTACAAGATGTAAACGATATCAAACCTGATATTGTACATATTCAATATGATGATTGGTTTTTTTTATGGGATTCATTTGACTGTAAAAAAGTTATCATTACCAATCATCATGCATATATGACATGTCCTAATAGAATTAATAAAAGAATAGTTGATGGTATTGTAAACTCGAAATTGATAATTCATTGTTTATCAAAAGAAATTTTTAATGTTTATTTGTCACTTGGGGTTGATGCAAAAAGAATGTTTGTGTTATCTAATGGTGGAAATGCCACAACTTTTAAATATTCATCAAATGCTAGTAAGCCAAACAAAGCTATATATCTTGCTAAAATTGATTTTCGAAAACGCCAATATATATATCAAAACATTCAAGAGATAGATTTTGTTGGCAACCTAAGTGATGGAAGATTCAATCCAAATAGAAGTAATTACTTAGGAGAATGGAATAAGAGTACATTATATAATAATTTATCAGAATATTCTACATTAGTTTTATTAAGTGATGGAGAAGCACATCCACTAGTATGTTGTGAAGCATTAATTTGTGGTCTTGGTTTGGTAGTATCAACATATGCATCAGCTAATCTTGATATTAGTAAGAAATTTATTACTGTAATACCTGATGAAAAATTGGATGATATTCATTATGTTAAAAATGAAATAAAGAAAAATATTGAAATTTCAAAAGAATTGAGAGATGAAATCAGGTCATATGGAATTGAGATGTTTTCTTGGAATAATATTGTCAAAAGATATATTGATATTATGCAAGAGATAAATAATTAAATAAAGGCAGATGTGTTGATTGATTCATATTTATATATACATCAAAATTTTCTGGATTATTTTTCCAAATTAATGCAAGAGCAATCTGTTCATTATTTACAATTTTTTTCGATAGTAAGTGTTCAAATGTTGCTTGTATTTGTTTTGTTAACCATAACATTTTATTTTTATGACCTCCAAAGCATGTACCACATAACAAATTAACAGCATCTAAATGTAAATTGTTCCAATTATTATATGAATTTAGATCATTTCTACCTTGAATCACAATTTTATTTGATAATAATTTATTTTCATCTGGCCAAATTATATTTGTATCAACATCATCAAAAAATCTACTGCAACCTGCATCCATCCAAAAAAAATATTCACTTTCATATGGATTTTCATGTATAACTTGATTCAACCATTCCAGTTTTGAATATTGAATAATATTATATAATGATAATTTACATTCTATTCTGCTTGGTGCAACAATGCTACTTAAATAGGTATCTGATGATAGAATATCATCTATAGATTGTTTATACTTATAGTATGGTATATCTTCCAATTTAGTGACAATAACTGATATGTTTTTATTTTTAACTGATTGTTTTATATTTGTTAAATGTGTAAAGAGTGTATCTTGTATAAATATAACAAAATATGCATTCAAATTCAATGTCTTTTCAAGCCACGTAAAATACTCATCTATAGTTCTTCCATCACCTAAGTTTTCTCTATTAATGTCATATAATGCTGTAACAATTGTAGTTTTATTAGACATGAATATCACACAATTTTATTCTTTATATGATTCATTATTAATTCTTTGAATTGTATTCATATATACATGTTCTATAACTCCACCATCTCTACATATATCATTATTCATATGTACATAATTTTGTATTTTTAATTCTTTATATTTGCTAATATAGGAGAAATTTGTTTCAAAACATTTATTGCATATCAAAAATAATAATATTTGAAATTTTAAATTTGGATAATATGTCTTTAAGTATTCACATAATTCTTCACAATCTAAAATATCATTCTTTAATTCTAATCCAGCTTCTATACTTGTATGATGATGTAATGAACGATGAGATTCTCTAATGAATACTATTTCATCAAAATTGTTATTTAATAAATCATTGAATCTTTTAATTCTTCTATTCATTGTTTCTAAATCATCTGGAAATTTATTATGTGCAAAAAAGACATTTGATAATTTGCAAATATCTTGAGTATCTTTTGGAAGATAATCTTCAAAATTCTTTAATATATTTGTTATACCACCATATGTTACAACCCAATCAAATGGGTATGCAGCTTTTCTAACACCTATATTTCTGATTGCTGATGCTACAGTGCAACTTATACCAAGTGAAACAAAAATTTTCATATCTAAATAGATTCTATATAATTATTATATTATTATTATATAATAATTTATCATTATTATTGTTATTGTTATTGCTATTGCTTAATGCTTTGAACAATGGTAGATATTTTCTAGTCATTCTTTCATCATTAAGATAAACGGCAAATTTTTCTGGATATTTCTTCCATATCAGTGCCATACCATTTTGATCATAGTTAATAATAGTGTTATTTAAATAATTAATAAATACTTCTTTCATAGAATCTGCAAACCATAACATATTATCTTTAGTTCCTCCATATAATGTGCCTATACTTAATGCATGGTCACTTAACTGAAATATTTTCCATAATTGTTCAGGATATTCATGTATAAAATATTCACAATTTCCTAACTTTGTACTCTGAACTATAATTTTGTTAGTAATTATTTCATTCCATTTTTCTAAACAAGGCCATTCTTCTGATACATCAACATCATCAAAAAACCTACTACAACCCACATCTATCCAAAAGAAAAATTCACTATTGTAAGGATTTTTATCAATTGCATTTTTAACCCATTGTAATTTTGCATATTGAACTATTGGATACAATGCTAGTTTAGTTCGAATTGAACCATAAGCTTTTACATTTTTAATAAATGTTTCATTTTGTAAAATTTCATTGATTTTGTTTATATAATTATAATATGGGATTTGATCTAACCTAGATACATATATACTCACCCTTTTATGTAAGTTATATTTATTGATAATTGTTTGAAGTCTTGGTAAAAGCTTATCTTCAATATATACAACAAAATTTGCATTTAATAATAATGTTTTCTCAAGCCAATCAAAATAATCATTGATACTCCTTCTATCAAAATTTTCTCGCTCAATATCATATAATGCAGTTACTAAAGTTGTTTTTACCATATATATATAAAATTTAATTATTATATTCTTATATGATTTATATTATTATTCTTGTTTATATGTGATAAAATTGACAAAAGCCTTGTTTAAACAATTTAGCAGATCATCTATTCTATTCAAATATGTATGATTTTCTTGTACATACTTCATTTGTCTCAGTAATAATTCTTTATTATCTTTATTTTGTAATGCCATATCTACCAATATATCCACATTGTCATGGTATATGATATTATTTTCACCAAATAACTTTTGGACTCGTTTTGAATTTGTTATCCCTATTTTACCATAACTTATGGCTTTAAATACTCTACAAGGAATATATCCTACATTTTTATGAAAATCATGTCGCAAATCTACATTTATTATACTTTTTTGCATAAGCTTAATATTATCTTCAAAAGATATGGGGTTTTTCCAACAATCTATATGAACAAAATTAATATTATGTTTATACAATGCTTGTATTAAGGCGTTATGATGAGGTCCTGCACTTCCAACAAAATATACTGTATTTTCTGTATCTATATTACTAAGAGTAAAATCAAACTCGCTTGGTAATAAATCTGTTGCCCAAGATGTGTATATGGCTGGATAATATTCTAAATCTTCATAATATGTTACAGAGCTGATTTGTTGAGCCTTACCTTGTTTTAAACTTTCATCTAGGTTATACTCATAATTAACATCATTATTATATGATTTATTATATCTCATATCTATAAATCTTACACCTGCATCTAAATATCTTTGTGGATCAACACAAACATGTACATAATATATGTTTGATTTATGCAGTGGAATTTTAAAATCAGCATAGCCCTCTGTAATAAATAGACAGTTTGTATAATCAAAATTTTGTTCATAATTGTCATCTGAAAACCAGTATGTATCATAACCCAAATATTTGAAAGCTTTCACCCAACATGCATGAATATAACTATGGCTATGTGTATGAAGAGGAAACCCCCATACAATAACTTTATTAAAAAGTGAATGTTGTGCTGAAGAATTAGATGTGGATATTTGTATAGAACTTGTACTATATTCAAAATTAATATTTTCCAAGTGTTCATTTACAGCATCTGTGCAACCACTGAATGATCCATATTTACTAATGTAAATTTTTGTTTGATTATTTATATATGGCTTAAAATACATAATTGCTTCACATGTTCTTTTATATGAATATGTATTGATAGATAAATATGCTATATCTTGTGGAATAATTCCATAATTTAAATGATAATGTATATTGTCTTTTGGATATCCAGATTCATGCACTAAGTTTTCAACTTGTGATTTTAAAGATATATTTTTGTGAATTTTATTACCAATTCTTACAGGAATTCCAGAAAAAGGATCAAAAACATGTATCAATTTATTATAAATGCCATAATTTGCTAATTTAGATATGATTGCAAGAATTTCTTCCCCTTTATAACAATCCACTATTACTATATCACCTTTTATGCTATTTTTCAAAATTTCATCAAGTGTTTTCAATTTATTTTCTAAATCTTGCATATCATTCATTTTATATATTTTTTTATTTTAGCTTTATATACTATAATACTAAACATATATAAAGATATCAATATTAAAATATATCAATAATAATGTCCTTGATTGATTTAGTGAATAATGATATATCTGATAAGAATACTTATCATTCATATTTACCTACTTATGAAGAACTTTTTCAGCATAAAAAATATGCTAATATTTCCTTATTAGAAATTGGTATTTATTGGGGTGGTAGTATTAAACTATGGAGAGATTATTTTGTGAATGGTCATATTTATGGTGTTGATCGGAATAATGTGGATTATCTTAGAGAAAAATCAATCATAAATGACAATAGAGTAACTCTTATTACAAATGTTGAAGCATACAATAATAATACTGTTTTAAATCATCTTAAAAATTTAAAATTTGATATAATTATTGATGATGGTTCTCATGTATTAAATGATATGATAAAGGTTATTGAATATTATTTGCCATTGGTTAAAGATACTGGTATGTTGATTATTGAAGATATACCATCTGATATTAAAGATTTTGAATTGTCCAAATGGATTAATGCTCTTACAGAGGCAACACCAGAAAAATACAAAAAATGCATTAAAGTTATTGATCTTACCCATATAAAAGGCCGTGGAGATGATGTACTATTTATTATAGACTTATCAAAACAATGAATTAAATGACGAATTATTTTTTATATGGTTGATATGTTGCGTCAAACAACATAATAAATATATAAACATATTAAAATAAAAGAATTATAGAAAATGAATAAATCTCCATTTAGTTTTCAATCTCCTAATAAATTTAATCCATCAAAGTTCAACAACAAAGATATGTTGTTTAATAAGAAGAAGATTAGTTCTGATGTATTGTCTATGTCATCATCTTCATCTGTTTCATCATCATCCGCTTCATCTAGGTCAGGTACATCTGATGAAGATGACAAATACAAATACAAGGTATCTCATAGGTCTCAAGAAGATGATGATAAAAGCAGTAGTTCAGGTGATAGTAATGATGGCAACACTGATACTGATAGTAGTGCAGGTAGTGATTCTAGTGATGGTAGTGATGCAAGTAACAATAGCAACGACAGTGATGTAAGTAGTGAAGGTAATGTAGTAGAGACATCTAACAAATATGCTGACCTCAAAAAAGAAAAACGCAAGCATATGCTAAACGAAGTAAACGAAAAGCGTGAGATATTATACCAAATGGACAGGCTTGAATCCAAAGGCTATAGATTGCCTTTCAAATTCAACATGGAATCTGATATCAATCAAATGAGATCTGAGTACAATAAGCTTATAAGAGAAAAAGAAGTTGATGCTAGCATTCGCTTTCAACGTAAGATGCTTATGGCCTTTGTAACAGGCACAGAGTACATGAATACTAGATATGACCCTTTTGCTATTAGACTAGAAGGCTGGTCAGAACAGGTTCACGAAACTATTACAGATTATGATGATATTTTCGAAGAATTACATGCAAAATATAAATCGACTGGAAAAAAGATGTCTCCTGAATTGCGCCTGCTTATATCATTATCAGGTAGTGCTTTTATGTTTCATCTTACCAACAGAATGTTCAAAGAAAATCCCCTCCCTAATGTTGAAAATGTACTTAGGTCCAATCCTGAACTTATGAAACAATTCCAGCAAGCAGCTGCAAAACAATATGTCACTGGTAACACTGGTCCTCAACAAGGACAATCTGGGGGCAACGGTGGTCTTTTCAATTTGGTAGGCAGTCTATTCAATAATATTGGAGGAGGGCCATCTAGACCTCAACATCAATCATTAAGAGACGATGACGAGGGTTCTGTGTCTTCATTAAGACATTCAAGAACATATAAGAAACCACAGAGAGACATTGATAGCATTATTGACAATGTACATAGTAAAATTTCCTTCGAACCAGAATATAATAATGTCGAGACATTATCAATTAGTGATGAAGAAATTACATCTATTATTGAGGATACTGCAGATATCAAAATCTTGCGCAATAGCAAAAATAAAAATTCTAGAACACTCAATTTATAAGCATTTTATCTACTTTTCATTGGCTTTACCATTTTACCAAATCCTTTTTTCGATTGTGAACCAATTTTGGAAACAATATTGGTTGCCTTCTTAAGTTTAGATGGGATATTACGCATAGATTTGTAAGGATTTCTTACTACAGTTGATATTTCTTCTTCTACATTACCCATATTTTTCACAATAATAGATACAGAATTAAAAATTATAGGGAGAATTATGATGACTAAAAGTATCAAGAATATCATACTGAATTCTATTACAGAACCTGCCATAATAAGCTCCCTTCTGATATCTTCCGAACACTTACATTTCTCATTAACCAAATATCTAGTATAATCAATTGTTAAATAGAAATATACTATACACATTATATAAAATACAAATGTCAAAAATGCAAAAAGGCCAGCAATTACTGTTCCAAAATATTTAATGACATATGACATTGGTACAAATGTAATAATTCCAAGATATATCAATGCTACCAAACTAAACTGTTTGATGAATTCCTTATTTGGGTGTTCAGAACATCTACATCCAATATTTTCTAGTTTAGTTAAATATGAATAAACTGCCAATAGTAGCAAAAAGATCAGAAGATTTATCATCACCTGCCCAATATAACCAGTGGAAAGACTTTGCATTACTTTATTATCTAATATAAGTATGGAAAAAAAGATGATATAAATTATGGCTTTATATGCCATCCAATATATCTAGAATCAAAAATTTACATGATGATTCAAGTTCATTAATATCTATGGACTTTAATTTCTGAATATATTTATTTTTATTTAGTCTGGATAATTGTAGAATAATTTGTATCTGTTCTAATGCAAAATGCAAGATATGTCGCTGATTTAATTCATGTTTAGTATTGTCAATAAGAGCGAAAAAATCTTCTAATAATCTATCACAATATATATTATCATTTGTAATTATGCATATTGTTTTATTCAAATTTGAAATTGTTTTCTTCCACTTTACATATTCACAATACATATCATAAAATTCTTCGTTTGAAGTCAATAAATTGTTCTCAAATGCATATGCTGGAGGATACCATTGTTTATTATCTACGTATTCTTTGATATAGGTTTCAGTCATATCTTTCTCAAAATATTGCAGTATATCATTATATATATTATTTGATTGTTTTTTTACGAAATCCCATACAATATCATATACAAGATGATGTATATTTTTATTTTGTAGGAGTTGCTTTATTTTAGGCAATACTGTTTCTTTATTAGAATCAGTTAACTTATTAAGATATCCTGTAAATTGTTTTTTTATTTTGCTATCTTCTGTAAAATCGGATGTTATAATATATAATCTATTTGTGTGAGTCTTAGGGACAGACACAAAATTATTTTTATATTTTAAATGATTATTATTATGATGTTGATTTTGATTATGAGTTGTATTCTGAAAATTATTTATTAATTCAAATGATTGTTTGAATTCTTCACAAAGTTGTAGTTTCTTTTTATTTAATGAGTTTGGTATATTTTCTTTGCTGATTTGTTTATATGTATCTTTAAATACACTCAAATCAATTTTGATTATATCAGCAGTGTCTGACATTACTTTAATAATATCAAAAATTGCTTATATAATATATATAAGAATTTTTTATATACTATATATTGAATTACTCATGTTTATAAAACATTTAGAAGAGTACATTTATAAAGAATATCTTATTTATAGAACCATTATTGTTACAAATAATGAAAATGAAAATATGATTCTAAAAAACAAATTAAAATCAAAAGATTATAATGCCATTATAATTCATGTAATAGAGAATATCGATTATAATCTTATACCACATAGAATTGTGATAATGACATACGAAATATTCAAAGCATTTATCAATCATTTAAATGCTAATGATGGAGATATATTCAAATCCTCTTATAATTTGATAGCATTTACATATTCAATACTAGATTCAATAAGAGATGAACTTATATTATTCTATCTAGATAAAACTAATAATAATATGTGTGATACTATTTTCTATGATAAACACTATTTTTATCATAAATATCTCGATGATGTTGTTTAAATTGTAAAAAAAGAATACCTAATATATTAGATATAGATGCCAGCATCACGTCCTCGACCACGTCCTAGTACTTATAATAATAATTCAACATTAAATACTGCACTACAATATAATGCTTATCAATCTGTTGCAAATGACGGTAAGGATAATGCATTGGATACTGCAATGACATATAGGGTTTTGACAACTAATAGTAATAATTCTGCACTAGATGCTGCAATAAAGTATGAAGTTGCTAAGGATTTGCAAGAGAAGAATAAGAATACTCAACCAACTCATAATTATAATAGTAGTAGTAATACATTGGCTTGGTATTGGATTTTTTTAATTATAGTAGGGGGTATTTTAATAATAGGTGGTTTAATAGCAGGATATAGTTACAAATAATCTTAAATTATAATGTTCATTTTAAATAGATGAAAAGTAGAAGTCCTCGTTCAGTAAGTTCTAGAAGTTCTAGAAGTTCTAGTAGGAGCAGTAGCTCGAGACGTTCCAACAGTTCTATGTGGGATAGTACGTGGATGTATATTTTAATTGGAGTTCTCATTTTAGTGTCTGCAGTTATATTCTTTATGTGGACCCCTATTGAAATGTTCAGTAATCCCGAAGCGCCCAAATATCCTACATCAGCACCAACAAAACCACAACTTGTATATTTCTATTTACAAGAATGCCCACATTGCAAAGATTTTACACCCATTTGGGATGATGCTGTTAACAAAATAAACGCGGCATCATTAAAAGTTGATATGCAAAAGTATGATATTCAGGATAATGCTTTGGCTAAAAAATATAATGTAAATGCTGCACCAACCATCTTATACATAGATGGTGAAACATCAACAGAATATAATGGTCCACGAACAGCAGATGGTCTATTAGCATATGTTACATCTAAAACAACAGCACCTAATAGTTAATAATATGTTTATTTTTTTATTGAGTATATATAATAACCATGCAAGCCCCTCAGATATCTATATCAGAATTGTATTCTATGAAAACAAAAAAAGATAAAATCAAAATAGAAACATTTAATGTAATTCTAGGCAAATGTCACTCAAAAATAAAAACTATTGCAAGTCAAGGAGGTATGAATATATTCTTTGAAATACCCTTTGTATCACTTGGGTTCCCATTATATGATATCAATGAATGTATTGAATATATAGTAGATGCTTTGCGAAAAAATGGTCTTCTAGTCCAAATACTACCACATCCTAATTACAATACAATTTACATATCTTGGAAACCAACTGACATAAATATGAAAAAACAATTGACATCTTCTACATCCACAGTAGGCAATTTTATGAAATTCAGATAATTTTCTGATTACCTATAATATCTTGGCGTCTGATGGTGTATATTTTCTACATTTTGGATTACCAAAAACAAACTTTAATATAGAATACTGCCCTTTGTATTCTATATATTTTTCAATCAAATATATTGTAAAACCAGAGACACTTAATATTATTAGTATAATGAATATTATATTTTGAGCTAATTTAAGTTTTTTATATTCTTCTTCATTTTTGTCTTCAAGTTTTTTCTTAGCTAAATTACTAAGAATGTATGATGCTATCATTAAAATTATCAATATAATCATAATAGGGAATGATACTCTTGTTGTAATAATAAATATACAATATACTAAAATAGTCCATCCAATATTAGTTATAATATCTTTTTCCGAGTTCTTAGGGTCTATCAATATTACTAAGAATAATAATAATAAAAATGTCATAAAATGCTTAGCATACATATTGTTATCTAATACATTTGACAATCTACATCCCAGAGTTTCTTTAGCATAATTACAGAAAATCAATAAATATAAAGCAAAAAGTGGTATAGTTAATTCAGATATGTTATCTAATGATTCTAATGCCATATTGTATACTATTTTTTATAATATAAAATTATTCTATTTTCACATTTTTATCTTAAACTATATTAAAGTAATATATGTCTCAAATAGTACATTTTATCTTCGATTTGCAAACTAATATCAAGTTATATCATTGGATGACTACATCATATGCACGTCATAAAGCAGCAGATAACTTAGTATCTCAAATATCAAATCTTGGTGATAAACTCGTCGAGGTTTATATTGGAAAATATGGTAGACCAACAATAAATAAAAAAGATTCTTTGATTCAATTACAAAATTTAAATGACAAAAATATACTCAAATATCTTGATGATGCAGTGAATTTCTTAGTTCAAGATGTGCCTAAGGTTTTGAACAAAACTGATGTGGATTTACTTAATATACGCGATGAACTTGTTGCAGTGCTTCATCAAACAAAATACTTATTCTCATTTGAATAAAAAGGTTCATTTTTTTCAAAGGATAATGATACAGTATCTTTTAGTATTTTGCCAATTACCTGAATATCCTTACACAATTCAAATTTAATGCATTTAGTATTAGTATATCCATCAAATCGTTCTAGATATTTTATAAATTCAGATACAGATTTGTGAGATACATGTTTCCCTTTAAAAAGAATATCAAATATACTAGTCCATACTATTTTGTTGCGTGGAAGTTGCTTTATATTAAATGTACATTTATCATTGTCAAAATTTGTGGACAATATATTGTCAACATATTGTGATATTAACTCATGCATTTCATTAGAATATGTACTCAATTCCAAAAAACTATTCATTATATTTTTATTTATATTCTGCAATGCAGGAAGTACCACATCACGTATTTTCCCACGATTTGACCAAATTGGTGTACTATTCTTTAAAAAAGGGATATTCATTTTGATTGCAAAAACTATGATTTCTGTTTTTTTTATGTTTATCAATGGTCTCAAAATTTGGACGTTGTCAATAGTAGATAATAAAGCCATTCCACATAAATTATCATAATGTTTTTTATTGCTTATATTTGTAATTATATTTTCAAAACAATCGTCTTGATTATGACCAAGTAGAACTAATGATGAATTTTCTTTATATAAATCAGAGACCTTTTTATACATATCAAAACGGATGTCTCTAGTTATTTTTTCGTAAATATCGCGCAAACCTTGATGGTGACAATCATCTCTATATATTTCAGTTATTTCACGATAAAATAATTTTATATTTAAAACTGCACAATATTTACGGACAAATTTAAGTTCCAAATCATTTTCATCCCTATTACCATAATTTATATGCACTGCAATTATATTATGATCAGGGAAATAAAGTCTTACCAGACATAAACAAACGCAACTATCTACACCACCTGATAAAGATACTATTAGATTCATATTATTTAACTCTTTGCTTTTTACAGATTGGATACTTTCAGAGAATTTCTTAAATACATACATTGCTTCAATATCTTGATATTCTGTTTGTATTTTTTCAATAGGATTATGTTCAAGAACATCAGCATATTTGATCCATTGATTAAAAGAATTTATATGTATATTATGAGTATGCTTCTGATGTAGAATACACTTATTTGTATTCAACTTATGTACCTGTTCTAGTGTTCTCAATAGAAATCTTTTATATATTCTTTGTTCTTCAGTTGAAATATTAAATTTATTATGTTTTTCGATAATGAATCTGACAATTGTATTCATTTTATTCAAGTCTTGCAAGTGTCTAAATGGCAACAATATAAAGCACCATTCATTAGCTTTTATTTTATTATATTCATCTGTATTACTAGATAATTTTGTCATCAAACTAATAGATATTTCAGATGCTAGTTTTGAAGACATTGTGACCATTTCATTACAATTGAAATTAACTGTTCTTTGATAATGTCTAGGTATTTGATCAAATGCTAGAATTGCTCCAATTTGAACATCAGTTGATTGATTGACTAACTCATTATTGTACGAATAATCATTTAGTGATATAAAATACTTATTAGATAAATATATATCATCAGAAGATGATGCATTAAACCATAAATTTTCTTTTTCAAGATTGAACCATTCTGTGTATAACTCTGTAAATAATCCAGTAAATTCAGACAAAGTACATTTATGCATAAAATTCGCATTCATGTTTGTATCATTAAGATATATTAAATTAAGCTTTAAGTTGAATCTGTTACTTATATATAAATAATAATCAATTTATAATTATCAATGAATCTTTTCCTATTATTGTTTTTTATATTTTTCACGTCTTGTAATGCTTATAATATGTTTTGGTCAATATGTAAAGCTGTTGTCACAACAATGATTGCGGATTTTCAGTATAATTCGGTAAAACCTATTAGGAATATATCAAATGTTGATGTGTCTTTAATCGTTTTTAAAGGAAGTCATATTGATCATAGGAATTACATAGGTATATCCAAAATTATACAAAAGGTAGGCGAAAAGAAAGGCTTGAATATAGATATTAAAATACCATATAGGCCATATTGTATAAATTCAGATATTAATATAGATAATCCAACATTTATATTGGGACATTCTAGTGGTACATATGATTTTTTGTCTTGGCATAATGTTTCAAAATATAACGGACTTATTCAGGTAGGGAGTGTATTAAATTCAAATGCAAAATTACCGTGGAAAGCAAGAAAGTTGGAAACATTTCCTATACCAGTATTGACTATGATTGGTCAAAAAGATGGTTATTTAAGACATACATATTGTTTGGATGAGCAATATCCACAAAATCAAACTGAGAAATATCAAACAAAACCAATAATAATTATGAAAGATATTACACATTTACATATTTCAAATACTTCATCATCTAATATAGCAAAATTAATAGGCCTGCGTGACCTTAAATCAACTATTGATGTCAGAAAAGCATGGCATATGTTGGCGTTATGCATTGTTGATTTTATAATTCTAAATATAAATGACAACCCTGATAATTTAAGCTTAAAAAGGATGAAATATCTTCAAAACAAAACACAAAATTTATTAAGTTATTATTCGAAATTTGATAATACTAGTAACTTGAAGAGTCTTTTAGGTATTATACATTTTTTCTTGAATAGTTCTATTCTCAAATGTGATATACTTTATTTGAACTATTATGATTTCATTCTATCAAAACCAACAGACACAACAATACATTTTTATAAAGAGAAAAGAACTATATTTTCAAAAATGTACTTTACACCATTGTGGGTAAAAACAAAATATAAGGTTTATATATCTGCAAAACAATTAAATAAACAGCTGTTTAATTTAATAGCAAACAATTTGAAAGCAACTTCTAAATTTGATATAGTATTTATGGATGATAAAATATGTTCGACAACATTAGAATGGATATTTACATCTGTAAGTATTGAAAAAAAAGATAATATAATATATGTTCAAAGCCCTATATTTATAACAAATATAAATACAATGATATATAAAAACTTTTATTATTTCAAAATTTTATCGCCTTCGCAGATAATTGAATTAATAAATATAGATTTACAAGATAGTGTCTGATTTAATTAGATATGGGGTTTGCTTCGCACTCTTTTTTATGTCTCCCCCAATCAGCTTTTTGGCATATTTTATTACAATAAATAGGTGCTATTGTACATGCTGAACAATAACTAAATTTTGTGATACCAGCTTCTTTAGCTGTTTTTTTACAATAAGTACATATTTTTTTAGGTTTTGATGAAACAGATGACAATATAGATGGGGACCTTGCTCTAGACATAGCAACAGGCGATGACCTAGATGGGGACCTTGCTCTAGACATAGCAACAGGTGATGACCTAGATGGTGACCTTGCTCTAGACATAGCAACAGGCGATGACCTAGATGGGGACCTTGCTCTAGACATAGCAACAGGTGATGACCTAGATGGGGACCTTGCTCTAGACATAGCAACATGTGATGACCTAGATGGGGACCTTGCTCTAGACATAGCAACAGGTGATGACCTAGATGGGGACCTTGCTCTAGACATAGCAATAGGTGATGAAATCTTATGTAATTCTTGATCAAAAATATTCATTAAATCTAATATACTGCTTTTACACTCATTATTTGCATAGTTTTTATTTTCATTTATTTCGTGAAATGTCTCTATATCAGAATACATATTAGTTATAAAATCTATTAATTTTGTTTTTTGTTTAACATCTTTTCTTGCATTCTTAACAGCATTTAAGACATGTAATCTTGCCTCTGGTGAATTTTTAGGCATTGAACTAACCTCGTTTTCAGCTTTTGCTCTCACGTCTGATTCATTTTTTGTATGCACAAATAAAAGTTCATATGTTATACAACTAAGTTGATAGGCTGTTCTCAATTTAGAATACATTCTGGAATCTTCTTGTGACGATGGTATGCTTGTAGCAGATACATTATTTTTTAAGGACATTTCCATAATATCCAATCTATTTGCATTTAAAAATATATATACCAAAAAATTGTTACTATGTCCTTTCCATATTTTAATAGGGGTATGTCTGGCTATATAACGATTAATTATAGAATCTTGTCTTTTTTCAGTAATTTCTAAAGTATCTTTGAATGTCTCAATAGCGCATTTCTTCATATTTTTAGTATATTCAGAATCTCCAGTCCTTCCTTTTGGAAAAAATATCACTATAGAGCTTCTTACAAAATTATGTTCCGCGGGATTTAAGTGTAAATGGACATCAAAAATGTTTTGCTTATTAGTTTCATTATTAACTAGTTTATCATTTTCTCTTGATATAGATGTTTTGATTGGTATATCAAATAAAAGTACAGTTATCATATCACTATTGTAAGATTGAGTATCAAGTTTAATAAAATTTCTTGTGGTTTCATAAAATAAATCTCCTAGTGTATATCTATAATTATCGTCATATATATGTTCATATGCTGATAATACAATCATTCTATATATACATAAGCAAAAAAAGAATAATTATCATCATATTGACACTTAAAAGATACAAACAATAATATATCACATATATATAATATATATTAGAATGAAGTACAGCATCATATTACTAATTAGCATATTATCTAATGCATTAGCTTTTAATAATGGATTTTTTTATCATTGGCATTGTATTGGCATTACTAAAAATGTTGACTTGAAGATGCCTTATAAATTTAATGTTGGCGAACTTCCATTAGTTTTATGGAAAGATAATAACAATGATTTGGTATCAACAATAAATATATGTCGTCATCTAGGTTCAACATTAGATACTGGCCCACTTGTAAATGGTAGTTTATTATGTCCATATCATGGTCTCAGACACGATAAAAAACAATCATATGGAAATATAATAGATTACCAAGGAAAACTTTGGTGGTCATATAAACCAGTTAGAAAACAACCGCATTCTATACCATTTTTCAATAAAACTGGTTATGTAACACAACATTTACAGATTGATATGAATGCTGGTCTAAAAGACTGTGCTTATAATTCAATGGACCTTCATCATCCAGAATTTGTTCATAAAGGCTTACTTGGTTTTGGAAGCTCTATACCTCCATCTAATGTAAGAACTACTCATTTTAAGGATAGAGTTGGATTAGAATTTGATTATCATATTAAATCAAATATTCGTTATATGAGTAAAGATATGGATATAACAGAATGTAATAAATACACTAAAAACTATAACATGTTCATAGAACCTACCATAGCTTGGTCTAAAGTTTCCATTAATGAAGGAAACAAAAATTTAATAATATTTGTAGATATGCTTCCAATAAAAAAAGATGTAACTAGATGGTTTGTATCAATTCATCACAATTTCAATAATGATAATATGTTTCAAAAATATATATTAAAAGTTGCTACTCGTTTGATACTTGCACAAGATTATAAGCAGTTTAAAAAAATGTATCCAAATAATGAATTAAAAGAAGTTTCTACTTTTCAATTTATGTTAAAACATGATGCTCCTATAGAATATATGAAACATCTTCTTGAAAATTATACATATCCAGATGTTAAATATTGTGCTGAATTTATTAAGATGACTCGAAAATATTAGAGGAATTTATCACATATATTGATGCTCAATAAAAACATAAACATTATTATACATATTTGTGAAAAGTTTTTCGATATTTCTAATCCATATTTAACAGGAATTGTTTCTATTTTATTTTTTTTATCATCTTCAATATCCTTTTCGTCCATATTGTTACTCATTGATACCATCAAAAAAATATAAGGCACATAATCTAATGGTTGATTGAGTATATTCATATTCTTATCTTCTAATACTGACGGCAATATTACGATTGATATACACCATAATACTGATACATATATAGATTTGAAGATTCCTATATGAGCCTTGATGTCTTTATAATATCTTGTTGAATATATCAAAAATTCAAAAGGTAATGCTGTTGTAATATTTGTTTTATTAGATATTATAGCTATGATTAAAATAAATACAATATCATAAATATATGTTCTGTTGTCAGAAATTCCATCGTCTTTATATCTATCAATACCATAAGTATGATAACCAAGTAATAATTCTAGTGTTAATAATTGCAAATCAACTATGTTTTTACCATATCTAATATCTGTTGCTATTTTTGTCAATATATCCAAAGATAGTCCAACATTTAATGCTCTCAGTTCTTTTTTAGGAATGTCATTCATTTTCATGCATATGCAACACAATTTACCAGTAGGTCGTAGATTTATTGGATGTAAAAATAACATTGGTATATTACTAAGTTATAATATATTTTACATACATATTTTACATAAATAATAAAAAATGACATATAATATATGAATAAATATTATCCTACAAAAATGGATAGTATTGATGTTTACATTGATGGAGCTTGTATCAACAACGGACATGCAGATGCAAAAGCGGGGTATGCAGTATTCTTTGGACACGATGATCCGAGAAACGAATGTGGGCAAGTAAAAGGAAAACAAAGTAACAATACTGGTGAACTCACTGCATTTATTCGATGTCTTGAGATTTTGCAGGAAGATATAAAGAATGGTACAAAGATTGATATCTACTGTGATTCTGAATATGTCATAAAATGTGCGACAAAATACGGTAGCAAGTTGGAGTCTGCTGAATGGAAAACATCCAAAGATAAAACACCGCCTAATTTGGAGCTAGTAAAAAAAGCATATGAACTATACAAGGCCACTAAATGTGTACATTTGCATCATGTCCGTGCTCATACAGGGGAAACAGATAAGCACTCGTTAGGAAATGCCGAAGTAGACAGAATGGCTAACAGTACAGTTAAATCATCTGATACAAATGTTACTGGCACTATTATTCGATTAAATATTGCATTTAACAATAAAGATAAAGCAAAAGATATTGGTGCTCGCTGGGATGCTAATCATAAATATTGGTATGTCAATACAAAGTATGCATCAGAAGAAACTGTCAATCAGCTTATGGCTTTGCAAGAAGAACTACCAGATGATACACAGCCTAAAAAAGAAACAAAAAAAATATATATAAAAATTAGCTACGATAAAAAAGACAAAGCAAAATCACTTGGTGCAAGATGGGATGCTTCTGTAAAATCTTGGTACTATGTTGATGAGTACATTTCTAAAGAAAATAAGAAGGCACTCCAAAATCTTTAGTGACTGAACCGTTTAGTCAAGAATATTCCCATAATAATGAATAAAATGCCTACATATTCCTGCGTAGATATCTTCTCTTTAAATATTATGATTCCTACTATTACTAATAGTATTATACTAATTGCTGACCAGATGGCATTTACCATACCAACTCCTTTGTAATCATATGCATTATAAATTGCAAAAGCCACACATACATATAATGCAATACCAAATAGTAAATATATATAATTTTTTGATACATTTGAGTAATAAATTGTGCTTTGTGCAAGAGCTTCTAAACATGCAACCAATAATATGATTAAATATAAATGTTGGCCCATTCTAATAATAATCTTTACTATTTTTTGTGCGTAATATATTATCTCTTTTTTTGTAATTAATGACTAATAGTATGCCAAAAGAGAGTCTATATTGTATTCCATATAATAAAGTTGTTAAAAAAATAAAAGAGGTGTAGTTTTTCATTATGACAAAGATGTGAATGTACAGCAAGCAAGTCCAGATAATGAATCTAGAAGAAAATGTAAGGTTTGTGGGAAAGAATTTCAGGATGCTAGATGTTTGAAAATACATAAAACAAAAATGAAACATTGGGGAGATTCATATGATGATTCTGAACGGGGCCTTGTGCGTAAACCTAAAAATAAAGCAAAGCCTAACAAAAATAAAAAACGACAACGAAGCTCATCGGATACTTCTAACACTGTGAAGAATTATGCACTTACATATATTACAAGTTAAATGGCATATATTTGTCACTATTTTCAAAAGTATCTGGTACAGGAACTATATGCTGTGCTTGCTCGTCTTTTTTAGCAGGTTGAGCAGGCTGAGCGGGTTGAACAGGTTGAGCGGGCTGAGCGGGTTGAGTGGGTTGAGCAGGCTGAGCAGGCTGAGCAGGCTGAGCAGGCTGAGCAGGCTGAGCCAATGGTGCATTCATCATATTTTCTGCAATTTTATTAGCGTCGCCAGCTGAAATTTTATTAAATGTTTCAGTAACTGTTATTTTATCAACTGCCTTCTTATAAGTAAACATAGATGATATCACTACTAATATTAGAATCAAGCAATATATAACTAATATAATTGTGATAAACCATGCATAATAGTTACATAAATTATATTTAGTATTTCTACCTCCTGTAACAATACATGTTAATTCAAACAATGATATGGCTACAGGGAATATACATAATAAAATAAAAAATGCTACAAATCCAATTCTATTACCTATTGAAACATCTGAATGAGTAAATAAAATAGCTATACATATAGTTAATATTGTTAGAAAAAACGCTATTCCAACATACTTTGATTGTGCTGTGCCTACGAAATAATCGAATACTGACATTTTAAATATTATTCTCTATCTATTTCAATACTAAGAAAAATAAAAAATGACAAAGATATAAAAGATATATAATTATCATACATAAGTAAATGGGTATTCCTTATTATTTTTACACTTTGACAAAATCCTACAATGATATTATTTCATCAAAGTTTTTACACAACCCAGATTTATATTTCCTAGATTTCAATGGTATAATACATCCAGTCTGTCATCAATGTATGAATGAATCAGATTCATCAAATATTGATGAATTTGAACAAATTCTTTTGAAAAAACTTTGGTTAAAAGTAAATGAAGATATTGAAACTCTTAAGCCAAAGAAGGTATTTATTTGCGTTGATGGTGCAGTCCCTTTAGCAAAAATTGCTCAACAACGTAAAAGACGTTACTTAACAGCTTACAAAAATAAAATAGATGGCAAAGAAGTTAAATGGGATACTAATGCTATTACACCGGGAACTGCATTTATGAAAAAACTAGATACATATTTCAAAAAAGAGTTAAGATATAATTGTTCATCTGCTCACATGTTTTATAGTGGTAGTGATGAATTTGGAGAAGGCGAACATAAAATATTCCATTTGTTACAAGGTATACAAGATGAATCTATCATTATGATAAATGGACTTGATGCAGATCTTATTATATTGTCATTAATGAGTAACATGAAAAATATATATCTGATGCGCGAAGGAAAAATTGCAGAAGAAGAAAATATGTATGTATCTATTGATAACTTAAGATCAGCTATAATCAATGAACTTAAGACAAAATGGGATATATGTGAGGAAGTAAATGAAATTGATCTAATTGAAAGTTATTGTGTAATGTGTTCATTGCTAGGAAATGATTTTATTCCACATCCACTTTCATTAAATTTAAAAACAAATGATACATTGGAGAAATTAATTTATATAACAGGAATGTCATATAAAACAAATGGATTATTAGTGCATAATTCAACTATCAATCATAATGTGTTGTCAGATATATTGCAAAATATTGCTAGAACCGAGGATAATGATATATATAGAGAAACTGAAAAATATATAAAAAATAAGGTACATTGTATAAAACCTGACAAAAGTGAGTTTTATGCAATTAAGAACAAAGAAAGTATAGCAACTGCTATATATGCAGATATAGCTAAATGGAGACAAATATATTATAAACACATGTTTCATACAAATATATTAATTGATTCATCTGTTATTCATCAAGCTTGTTCTAATTATATTAAGGGTATTTATTGGACATATGCATATTATAAGAAAAAACCCATTGATTTACAATGGTATTATCCATATGCATATCCCCCTAGTATTAGAGATATTGCTAACTATGCTCTTGGAAATTCAAGTGATGATATATATATTGTTGATAAAACAAATAATTGTGTAGATAATATAACACAATTACTGATTGTATTGCCCATAGAAAGTAAACTATTACTAGATCCAAAATATCAAATATATATGCAAGATATAAGCAAAGGTCTTGCACATTTATTTCCTAAAAAATACCCAATACATACATTTTTAAAGACACACCTATGGGAGTGCGCACCAGAACTCCCGATTATCAATATACCTTATATTGAACATAAGCTTCAACAATAACCATATAAAATTAAAACGAGTCCCATCTAACAATGAGGAAAAAACGAGATGAAGTAAAAATAACAGATATAAGCACTGGTAGCACTAGTAATATTTGTGATGGAGAAAAACGACAGTACATAAAACCACAAACTTGTCGAAATTGTGGTATAAATGGGCATTTATATAAAGATTGTATTCATCCTATAATGAGTTTTGGTATTATATGTTACAAGATTGATGATGACAATAAAATAAGATATCTGATGATACAACGTAAAGACAGCTTATCTTTTATGGAATTTATACGTGGTAAATATAATATCACAGATTTTTTGTATATTCGACAACTTGTATCTGCTATGACATTAAATGAAAAGAATCTTTTATTAAAAAAACAATTTGATGATATTTGGAATTATGCTTGGTATCAAAACAATATATCTAATATAAAGCACACCACAGAGTACATTGAGTCAAAATATAAATTTGACTATTTATGTTCTAATAACATTTTATTTAATATAATAAACAATGTAGTGCATGTAGTTGATCAAGAACAAGAATGGGGATTTCCTAAGGGGAGACGAAAACTTAAGGAAAATGATATAGATTGTGCTGTCCGTGAATTCTGCGAAGAGACTAGATTAGTATCTAATGATATAGAAATTTTAGAGGGAATATTACCATTTGAAGAAATTTTTTTTGGAACCAATAATGTACTTTATAAACATACATACTATATTGCAAAAATCAAAAATAATAACACACCTATATTTGTTGATCAAAATTGTATTGAACAAATGCGCGAGGTTCGTGCTTTAAATTGGTTTACATATGATGAGGTTTTACAGCATATTAAGCTTTATAATATTGAAAGACATCAAATAATACAAAAAGCTCATTTAATAATTATGGGTTATGAAAAGTTCGTATAATATAATAGAGATATGCCATTTTCTATAAAGGACTTTACACAAGAACATTGCGAACAATGGAAACAAAACAAGCTACGAAATCCTAAGAACCCAAAAAATCCTCAGACAAATTATCGTATTGAAGAGGGGTCAAAAATTTACCAGATTATTGAAAGTCATTGTGATGCTATGGGCAAAAATGTCCCAGTGGCTGTATTACCAGATGTTAAATCTAAAAAAAAAATTGAATGGACACAAGCTAATTGTGAACAGTGGGAAATCAATAAAAAAACTAATCCAGAAATGCCTATAAATCCAATAAGTTTGCGCAAAGTTTCTTCTAAATCTGCATTATATAAAAAAATAAATCAACAATGTAGTAAATTTACAGAAGGTTCCAAGTCGCCCATTGTTGAGCCATCAAAATCTAAAAAATCTAAAAATGTACTATCGAGAAAACTTACTTTACAAGATTGTATACAATGGATGAAAGAGAAAACAAAAAATCCTATAAACGGCTATACTCTTGGAGATAATAGCAAAATATTAAAAGCTATACAACAAGAATGTAAGCCATTATTAGATCTATACAATACAAATCAACCTCGTAAATCAAGTCTAAATGTATCTAATAAATCAAATTCTCCAGATATGCCAGTGAAATCTGTGTCTTCTCCTAAAAATTTACAATTGTCACATTCATTACATTTAGAATCAGACCAGAATACTCTATATTATCCAGAGCTAGATGATGAACATTTTCGTGAAAAATTGGTGCAATTATCTGAATATTATATTTATAATGTTGCCAAGTACGAAAAAATAAAAACTAAAGATGATTTCAATCAGATAGCAAATAAATTATGTGGAGACTTTGAGAAAACTGCGTATCAATATTTTGTTAGTAGTTATATATCTAATAGAACACCTTATAAAAGTATTTTATTATATCATAGAGTAGGAGTTGGAAAAACATGTTCTGCTATAACATTGGCAGAAGGATTCTTAACATCGCATAGTATGAATGATGACGCAAAAATATGGGTAATTATGCCATTAGCACTTAAAAATAGTTTTAAGGAACAAATTTTTAATATGAGTAGTTTAGAAGATTTTGAACGCCTTGCTAATCAATGTACAGGAGATCTATATATTAAACTTGCTCAAATACTACGCGAAGGAAATAAGGAAAAAATGCAATCAAGGATAAAAAAATTAATCAAGTCAAGATACAGATTGTTTACATATGAATCATTTGCGACTTTTATTGAAACAGAGTACATCTCAAAGGATAGAATTGTCAAAGATAAAGTTATCATTGTAGATGAAGCACATAATATTCGGTCTATGGCAACAACATCTTTATCTAGTGAAAATGCAGAAAAACGCGTTTATACTTCACTTGTCAATGTACTTTCCGAAGGAGTAAATAATAGACTTGTTTTATTGAGTGCTACACCTATGTATAATAGACCAGAAGATATATTTGACTTACTCTATTTATTATGTCTAAATGACAAAAGAGAAGATATTTTAAAACAACCATTTCCAATGTTGTTTTCTGACAAAAATGTACTCAATAAAAAAGCCGTAGACATCATTGAAAAATTATCAAGGAACTATATATCTTATTTAAAAGGCAAGAATCCATTCACATTTGCAATGCAATTATCTCCTAAATATTTAGAAGCGTTCAATTCAAGTATTCAATTTTTAAATCAAGAATATAAAAAAGATTCTAATGGAAAGGTTATAGCTTCATCATTTGATGGTTGGTTATCACATATACCCGAAGGTATAGTAACATCTGTCTTAGGTCAAAATCAAATTCAATATATAAAATCTCTAACTAGTACATCTGATGATAATAATGTCTTCAATAATTTGCAACCTATGAATATAGTATACGATGATAGTGTAGGTGAACGCGGTTTTAACACATTTTTTACTCGAACTAGCGAAAATAATAAACTTGTGGTCAAATATAATAAAAATTTCAATAATGCTCTTTTTCCAGATGAAACTCATTTGGGCAAGTATTCTGGCAAAATCTTGAACATTTGCAAAATATTACAAAATACCACTGGAATTGCAGTTATATATTCTGGTTACATTTGGTCAGGTATTATACCTATGGCAATATGTTTAGAACACATGGGATTCATGCGTGAAGGTGCGCCAAATATTCTTGGTAATCCAGATGTAATAAGCGATGCACCTAAATATAATAAACAATTTGCACCAAGGTATTGTATATTATCGAGTGAAAATACAGATGTTATGGGAGGTAGTTCTATTGATAATTTAATGCAAATTATAAATAGTCGCAAAAATATTGATGGCTCTCAAATAAAAGTAATTCTTATTACACCAGTAGCTGGCGAAGGGCTAAGTTTTTTTAATGTGAGAGAAATGCATATTATGGAACCTTGGTTTCATTTTAATAGAGTAACACAAATTATTGGACGCGGAATTCGAAATTGCAGACATCAAGAATTACCTTTAGAAGATAGAAATGTTACTGTATTTATGCATGGAAGTATATATCCAGATGATATAAAAGAGACTACAGATATTCATGCTTTTAGGATAGCATCAAAGAAATTATTACAATCAGATGTTATTGATAATATTATTAGAGATAATGCTGTTGATTGTATGTTAATGAAAAATATTAACTATTTTTCGAAAGATATTTTTGAGCTAGGTAAAATTAAAATAAGAACGTCGCAAGGAATGGAAATTGATTATACATTCGGGGATGACGAAAAAGAAAATCCAAAATGTACTCTTCCTATATCTAAAAATAATAAGGATCATTTTTTACGACGTGATACATACAAGCATCTTATATTTGCATATCAAAATAGATTGCGAAAACTTATTTTGAATTGTATTCATAATCAAGTATATTATATACAATTTGCTGATATTTTGCAGAAAATAGATGTTAATAAAAGTATTATATATGATACAATATCAGCTTCGGTTTATCCAAATATTTTGATTGATGGGTATATTTTGATTCCACACGAAGATGGATTACATATAATTGATATGTCATCTGATAAAACATATGTTGAAAAGATTCGAATAAATACAAATATACCTAAAATAACTATAAATACTCAGAGCCCGTCCATTGTAGCTACATCTAAATGCAATCGTGGTAAATTGAATAAAATGATGGATAAGGCAGATAATGCAACAATTGCATTATATTTGTATTTAACATCAGAATGTTTCGAAGAATTAGTCAAATCATTTGTTGAAAATAGAGAATTGTCAGAAGTTGACACTAAAATTGCTGATTGTTTATATACTGAAGGAGCACTTATTGAAAAGAATGAAATTAAATCTATAGCAAATACTGCAAATAAATATATTGGTTATGTTAATATATTTAATACAGATTTTGAACCTATTGTATATGTCAATGGACGATATAGAGATCTTATTGATAGAGAAAAGGAAGAATTAATTGCTAACAGAAGAAAAGTACAAAGACCGGCAAATATGACAGGTGAGAGAATGAGTTGGGGAATGATAATGCCAGTTGTTAACAAAAAGACAAATATTGTTTCTAATACTTTCAAATTGTTAACCGCAGGTTCAAGTATAGGTGTAAAGACTGGTATTGTATGTACATCATTACAAAAACAAGAACAAGATACTATTCTAAAAGAATTGGGTGTCAATCAGGCATTTGAAACAAAAGCAGAATATTGTCACCAAATTGCTATTGATTTGATGCAAAAAAACAGATTAACAATATTTCCTGAGTATAAACCTAAATGATAATTTTATTTGCATATTTTGAAATATTATTTGTATCATACATAACATCTTTTCCAAGATATACAAATGATACATCAAATATAAATGAAATAAATAATACAAGTGATTTGTTCCACTTATTTTCTGTGATTCCTTTCATTATTTCAGATGTTTTTTTCAATGTAAAAACTTTTTGAAAATCTTTAGTAGATATAAAATTTTGTATAGATTGTTTAATATAATCAATATTAATAACATTATTTTCAGACAATAATATTATAATATCCAAAGGTGTTTGTTTAGTTTTCCTTGTACACTTAGCAGACTTAGCAGACTTAGCAGACTTAGCAGACTTAGCAGACTTAGCAGATTTTGTACAAATGTGTTCAATAGTTTCAGGAGACTTAACAGCAACTGTTTCAATTGGTTCACTTATTTGTTCCGATTGTATTATTGAATAGTCAATTGATTTGGTTTCTACATAGTTGAATAAATGAGGTGGTATATATTGAGTATGTTTGATGTATAAATCAGGCTTGTCTGCATATATCCATAGTAAATCATTGGATTCCCTATGAATGTTAAATGATTGCATCATATGTATTATAATACACACAAAAGCTTTACATATATTTTCATTTTTTAGTTATTATTCAATTATATATTCTTCATGCATCAATGTATTATTGATATTGTTTGTATGAATATTATTTTTTTTCAAGAATTTTTTTTTCAATAGATAAAATTTCATACTAGAAGATATTTTTGTTGATTTGATAATATTTGTATTAATTAAATTTGATGTGCTTGCATTGCATAAAGTTTTATCATCTATTTTATCTTTAGTCATAGAGTCAGTTATCAAATTTTTCATAATTTCATATTTATTGATTTCACTTTGCGATGTTAAACAAAAATTGATATAATTATAAATTTGCATTAATATTTCATCATCTATCCAATTCAAATTAACAAAAATACCATTATTATTCTGTGTATATGTGCTATTATTTTTGTAAAGTATTTTAAAAATTTCATCAATTTCAATTTGACAAAGTTTATCAATATTTGATTGTATATACCTACATATTTCTATATTTTTTGTTTCCATTAGTTTCTTATATAATAAGTATCATTTATATGCTTTATTCAAAATCATCATAATTAGAATACCCCCCATCCATATCACCTTCATCAAAACCACCATCAAAATCTTCGAATTCATCTTCACCCCCACCATCATGTTCATCATCATCGTCTATATCATCATCGTCATCGTCATCAATTTCATCATTTTCGTCTCCATCAGCATTATCTTCTTCGTCATCATCTAACCCAGTCACTGCTGTATTCAAATCAGATTTATCATCTTCAAATACTGGGATATCATCTATTACCTTATCTGTTTCTATTATATCATCATCATTTTCATTTGTATCCACAACATTTTTGATAAATTGACTTTTGTCTTTTATAGCTTTTCCAATGATGGAGATATATTTATCATATAAAATATATTTTTTGCCACATACTTCAATATTGATTTCATCTCCAATATGTACTGTGTCTATATTTATTTCAGACTGTATCCCTGCTGATATTTTGGGAACAATAACCTGTATTATAGGGATATTATTATAAAATCCTTCTGCTAATAATCCTAGATGGTTTTTAGCTTTTACTTTACACTTGATAATAGAACCTTGTGCTGGATTACAAATTTCTGCTACACATTGTAAATCATATTCAATATTTCCATTGAAATGAGCAATTTTGACGTGACCTACTGAACGCTTGATAATTTTGATACTATCTTTTTTAATGTATCCGTGTTTTGAACACATATTTTCAAGATTAGTTTTGAGTTTTGTATAAATGATTTCTTCAATATTAGGGCCTAATTCATTTGATTTAAGCTGTATAGAAGTATTGAATTTGATTGGTACGAAAAAATCCGAATTTGTTGTTTGCTGTACTGTTGTCATTGTTTATAGCACAAGAGATATATCTATTTATATATCATTTTTTTATATATTTCGTAAATGACCAAGAATAAAAAAATGATGATACTTAAATATTATCTACATATTATAGATAACATTATGGAACTGAGTAAAGATTTGCCACTCTTTAGTATTATACAGAATCATCTTGATCTTTTGCAAAATGATAATACAGAGCTGGAAATTTCTTTTCACAGAAAAGAAGGACCTTTCACAGAACTTGAATTCAACAATTTTACTAATGTATTGCGAAGTATGCAATTCAAAGAAATAATTGAAACTGAATGTCTTGAAGTTTCTGCAGATAATCATATAATGTATATCAATGGTATGCCTAATATTCTCAATTATTGTATGACAGACAGTTATGATAAGAAAAATACAAAATGGCATAAAATGAAACTTATGTCATCAGATGACATTAACGATTTTCTGGATTTAGATATTCAATTATCGACGGTTCAAAAAACAAATGTTACTATTCCAGAACGATGGGATGATATTAGAAAACATTATTTGATGCATAAATATATTAAATATATGTCAGACGATGGTATTACATATATAGGTAGTTTATATAAAACAATAGATGAAGAATTTTACACTTTAAAACAATCAAATATACTTAAAACAGGACAAAACTATGATTTCAAAGTAATTATATCTGGTGAATTAAAAAGTGATAAAGTTATTGATAGTATTATACAGGGCATAAGAGCTATCACATTATCTTCAACATTAATGACAAAAACTGCACAGCAAGAAGTTTTGAATGAATATTATTCTCTCATTAAAAACGACATTGAAATAAGTGGATATAATAAAAAGAATGCTGATATACCATTACTTACACCAAAACCAGTTACCTTAGAACGTGCAAATATGATAGACCCCAAGGAATATGGAGCAGTTAGTATATTGTCAGGATATACAGTGACAGAGAAAGCAGATGGTGAAAGAGTGTTGCTATATGCGAATAATATTGGTAAGGTATATCTAATTAATAATACATATAAAGTTGAAGATACCGGTATGATAGTATCAGATGCAGGTCGTAATTCTCTGATTGATGGAGAGTACATTATGTGTCATAAACGAAAAGATGATGCCACAAAAGGTTTATATGCATCATTTGATATTTATTACTTGGGTGGAAAAAAGGTAACTAGTTTGCCATTGATTGGTAGTTCGGATGATAGCATTTGTCGAAATAAATATTTGCAACAATTTGAACAATTAGTATCTAGCAAGGGTGCATCTGTTGAATATATTACAAAACAACATAAATATTCAGCTGATATATTACAAGATGCCAAAAATATTCTAATGCACAGCCAAACTTATCCATATGAGATAGATGGTTTAATATTTACCCCTGCAAAACTTGCATTATATTCATATTATGCGAATCACCCTGTTAAAATTACAGACAATATGAAATGGGAACGTGTATTCAAATGGAAGCCAGATGATCAAAATACTATTGATTTCTTGGTAAAGATTGATAAAACAATTACCAAGAATGGATTGAAATATAAAGAAGCTAAATTATATGTTGGTTATAATGCTTCACAATGGGAAGATATTGATATTACAAAAGGACTAAAATTGAGATATGATAAAGAATATGCTAAACAGCATAGGCCTACACAAAATGTATATGTCCCTATATTATTTAGACCGACTATATATTATACAACGGGAATCGAGTACGCACACATTAGACAAAATAGTCGCGCAGAAGTAAGAGCAGAAAATGGTGATAAAATTGAGAATGATAGTATTGTTGAATTCAGGTATATCAATAATCCTGATATTCCTGTAAGTGAAAGATGGCGACCAATTCGTGTTCGCGAAGATAAAACAAGAATATATAAAAAGGGAATTCTTAGCAAGACTGCTAACGATTTAAGCGTCGCATTGAATATTTGGAGGTCAATACATAATCCTGTAACTACTGCAATGATTACTGGAAATCAACCAGTGTATAATAAAGAAATATCAGATAATCCTGAAGAAAGATTATTAGATACTGATGATGTTTATTATAGTCGTAATATTCCACGTGATTGTTTGCTTTCTGTGCATATGTTGAATTTCCATAATCAAGGTGTTAAAAAACAATTGTATGAAAAACCTAGTAAACGAGGTAGTTTACTTGAATTGTGTTGTGGAGAAGCTGGTGATATGAATAGATGGTTAGATTCAGGTTATAGTTTTATATTAGGAGTTGATTTGGTTAAAAGAAACATTTACAATCCAAAAAGCGGATGTTACTCAAGGATGCTTAAACGTAGATCACAATACATGCGAACTGCAGATCCAAATGAAAAAAGAAAAGTTTATTTCCCTGATATGATATTTGCAACAGGCGATTGTTCCATACCTATCAAGAATGGGCAATCTGCTACAGTATTAAATGACCCTGACAGTGAACACATACTTAAAGTAGTTATGAATAAACAATCACATGTTGCGAATCATATGAAATATATCGCTGGGAAAGGAGCAGATGGATTTGATGCAATTTCATGTATGTTTGCAGTTCATTATTTCTTTGAAAGTGAAGAAAGACTAGATGGGTTTTTAAACAATGTATCAACAAATTTAAAGAAAAATGGTGTATTTTTCTGCACATTTATGAATGGTGAGAAGGTAGAAAGTGAAATTGCTAATGCTGATGGTGATATGATTGAAGGTAGAAAATTAGAGAATATGCCAGTCTGGGCTATTGTCAGAAGATATAATAAAGGAATGTCATCTCCTTATGGCAAAAAAATAGATGTTTATATTGAGAATACACAGAAGTTTATTCCTGAGTATTTAGTTTCATTTAAATTATTGGTAGAAAAAGCTAGAGAATATGGTTTACAATTGCAAGAAACAGAAATGTTTGAAGAAACATTTAAAAAATTGAAAAGTAAAATTCCAGATAATGAAGAAGAATATTCTCATCTTGATAATGATATTGTGCAATTAGACAAAGATGAAATACAAAAACAATTTAGTTTCCTTAATCAATGGGTAGTTTTCAAAAAACAATAAATATAAATTTGTATGGAAAAAATGATTATTGAGTAAAAAATGATATTCTTTATCAAAAAAATTTATTGTCGACAACCAAGACCACCAAACGCCAAACAAAACTCGAACTCAAAACGCCAACTGCTCGCAAAAGTAGAAATGTCTACAACTGAGATTATCAACGAATTTGTAAGCCTTGTTGATACTGATAAGGTTTATTCGCTCAAAGAATTGAAGGATGTCTTGAGCGAAATTTACAAAGCAAAGTCGAACGGTGCCAAGAAGTCTACCAAGAAGACCAAGGTAGCCAAGGACACTTCCGATGTTTCTTCTGACGAAGAAATAGAGAAGGACAAAAAGAAGACAACTAAAAAGGACGCAAACAAGCCCAAAAAGGCACCATCAGCCTACAACAACTACGTCAAGATTCGCATCGAGCAACTCAAAGTTGAACGCAAAGATGTTGCTCCGCGTGACTTGATGAAGCTTGCAGCTGCTGATTGGAAGCAACTCGACAAACAAACCCAAGAAACATATAAGTTGTGAATAAAACTAATTCACAACAAAAAAAGACCAAAAAGTTATATTTTTGGCATATAAAAAATATTTTTTTATTTTTGTATAATATATATTTATATTATAATTTACAACAATCCATTTAGAACAGTTAGGCACAATGCTCCGCGTTCTGAGATATTATATCCAACTGATGTTGACAAGAATGTAATAAGAAGTTTGATATTCTTAATATTATTACAATGGCACAAATAGTAGTACACATCTTTTGGCCTGATAAGACCAGCAGAATGCTCAAACTGTTGCCTATGTCTAAGTTGAGCTAGATGAAATCGAATAACTGGAGGAAATTGTTGATCCAACTCTTTATTCATCTTGAATTTCTTCGATTTTGAATTATAAGTTGTTGTTGCAATATACAGATTGTAGAGTACATCTTTAAGCGTTGAGATCATTGTGTGTATCAAATATGTTGGGTCTAATGGTTTGCCCTTGTCATCATTAGGAAGTTGTAGATTGGGAGCATACATCTTGATATAGTCATTAATTTTATACTCTTTATTATTTTTCATATATACAGTCAATATATTGTGCCATACATTTGGATTACAAGGATCGGTATTCTCTTTTATCTCTATTTCTTTTGGGGAAATCTTGTAAAGATATGTACCATTTTGTTTATTTGTCTTTGCAATAAATCCATAATTATTAGCAACCCGCATATGGTTATATGCATCATTTAGATTTTGATAACTTGTTGGATATTTTACACCAAGCTGAATCAACGGCTGATCTGCATAAATATCCATTTGTTCTAGTGTCTGTCTATTTTTTGAATTTACATGATAAATACATTTATATCCTTGTCCTAAGGTTGTAGTATAATCAATTATATGAGGGTTTTCATAATGCACTAAAACAAACTCATATGCTAGTGTTGTATCTAAATGAGAAGTGAACATGTCCCTAAGTCTTTGAGATATTTGAGCAATTATTGCAGGATCATTTGTATTGATTTCTTCTGGGGTAAAATGTTGATGAAAATATGTCAACAAGACCTCATTAAATAGATGTCCGTGTGATTTATTACTATTGCCAAATTTTGATAGATATGCATCTGTACAACATGATGTACCAAAGTGCCATTGATTACCAAAGTAATACACTGTAATCATTGTTCCATCGATTGCTTCTTGATATTTATCATCAGCAGTCATTTGTTTTACATAATCTTCAATTTGGATTCGCTCTGGAATATTATTTGAATATGACACGACAACATTTGCATTTGTATAATCATTTTGAGAAAAATCTAGCACAAGACTGCGACACTGTTCATATAGTTCTCTAAAACGACCGACATCGTCGCGCTGATATGTATTATGTAATAATACAAGATTATTATTTTTGAACTTTTTTACTTGCATTGATGGCCACAAATGATGTCTTTTAAGAACTTTGATCAAACAATTGGCATATGTTTCATTGCCAACGTGACTATTAAATTCTTCATAAGTTTGAGATACTAGTTCAAACACATTTTTTGGCATTTGCTTGTTGTCTATCTCCATCTTCATAAAGATATATAATGTATATTGTATAATCTTATATCATTTTTTTATTTATGCAGTTCACTTTTATGATTTATTTGATTGTACAATATTAAATTATTTATAAACAAATTGATACATTCATTTTTGTCATATAAATAAACAAAATCATTTGCTACTTCTACTATGGTAAGTGGCTTCGTGTTTACATATTTTTCAACATCAGCCATAATTTTATTGTATATTTCTTCATCAATATATGCAGGTAAAATAATGTCGGCTATCTTTTTGTTTTTATAAATTCCATAATCATATCTAAGTTGAATAGTCATCAAATCATATAATTTATGAATAATACCAACTGTATGAGTATTTACTCCAACATCACTAACTACAGTATTTTGTATTCTATCCAAAGAATGTTTAGAATGATATAAATTATAGAATTTCGTTGCAGGTACCAAATAACACATTTGTTTACATATATATAAGTATTGCTTAACTATCGTTTACATATTATCCCAATATGCACCTAATTTAAGATCTTCTATAATATCTTTAATAGTAATTTTATAAATTGTATTTAATACTAAGCCAACACTATGATCTTCGAATGGATATAATTTCAAAAAAAATCCAAAATTTTTTAGTTCCCCTACTTGATACTCTCTTGTTACATAATCCATATAATTGTTCTTAAATGGTTCAAAAAATTCGGGGTGTTTCAATATTTTCAAAACACTATCTTTATTCAAAAAATATGCACAACCAGCACAATACTCTGTATCATTTAGATAAAAAGGAGTGTAAGCGAATTCGGGATACTTAGCACACACATCTGGTTTTTTTGTAAAAAACCAAGATAACACTTCGCTTTTTACTTTATTTCCAGCATATGGCACATATTTATTCTCAAGCATCATTTCATACAATATGGGTAGATTGATTACAACATCATCATCTATTTTAACAAGATTTGTAAAATTAGGGAACAATTCACGTATTGCTTTAAAAAAGCAATATACTTTGTTTGGTAGATTGACATAATCATCTTCACATTTTAGAGTTAATAAATGATTGATTTCATCATATACATATTCATCTTGTAACGTAGGGTCACCTATAAATTTGATATAAATTATGGGATATAATGAAATTTTTTTTAAATATTTATTATATTGATCTTCTGCTTTATGCAGATTATTTTTGCATGTCATAATGCCCAATATGTATTGTGTTATATCCATTTGTATGTAATGTTCTTAATGTTATCTTAAATCAGTTTTATTATCAAAATGTATAATTTTCTCGTAAATGCGTCAACAAATGATATATTTAAGGCGTATGTAATGATAAAACAAGATGAATGATATTGATAATTACACCAAAGAAGTTCTTCAGGAACAATATACACTACATAAAGCATATGTAAAGGGTAGAATAGAAAGCACTAAAAAACTAGGAGTAAAAGTTAGACTACCATCTATACCAGAGGATATAAGTGAAAATATTGTAAAATTCATTATTCATAATAAACTAACAGATACATCATCTAGATGGAATTGTAAAGGAGATCTATTTTCAGAAATAGAAGGTAAACAAGAATGTAAGTGTTTTACTAGTGATGGTCCACCATCATTTACACCAACATCAGAATGGGATGTTATTTACTTCCTTGATGCAAAAGGTTGGATGGAGAACAAGTTAATTTTATATAGAGTCAATCTCAAAAGGACATCTGATGAATGGAAAAATATAAAAGTCAGTAAAAAACAGACATTTGAAGATCAAGTTAAGCAAGGAAGACGTCCTCGCATAACTTGGCAAATGTTGTATCCACAAATAATGGATTTCTGTACAAAGATATATGAGGGTTCATTTGATGATATATTTATCCCTGTTGTAAAATCTGAATAAGCTTATCAGCAATTAGTTTTACAACAGGGACAGATACTGCATTTCCAGCAAGTTTATAGAGATTTGTATCAGATAATGTTGGTAGTTTATATGATGCTGGAAATCCTTGCAAATTAAAACATTCTCTAGGTGTAAGTTTCCTGATACCTTTAGTATCTAAAATGATAGGTACATTATGTCCACCTGTTCCCATATTTGCAGTCAAAGTTGGACATTCTTTACTTTTATTTTCTCTAACATACACTCGCCTATATTGATATATTGTCTCAGGTTTAGTTACGTTTGCTTTCAGTAGTTCCCATGTACTTGATCTTTCTGTATAATAATATTTGGATGCTACATCTGTTTCTAAAAATTCATTCATATGTTTTTTTTCAATACAAGGAAATTCCAGATTAAATTTATCAAATGCTTCTTTTGACTTTAAACATATAATATATATCCTTTCACGATGATGCGGGATGCCAGTTATTTTCGCAGTATTTAATATTTTATAACAAATATAATAACCCTTCTCTTCTAATTTTTCTTTGATTGTTTTGAAAGTTTTTTTATTATCGTGAGATACTAGATTTTTAACATTCTCTAATATCACACATTTTGGCTGATGATGATCAATTATTGACAGAATTTTCCAAAATACATTTGCACGCTCATCTTTGAAGCCTTCTTGATATCCTGCAACACTGAATGGTTGACAAGGAAATCCAGCAGTTAATATATCATGTGGTGGAATATCTTGGACATCAATATCATTTAAATTTTTTAATGTAAGTTGATGGTCAAAATTTTCATCATAAATATTTTTGGAATGACTTATCATATCATTTGCAAATACAACATCAACTGCATTTGTTGATTCAAATGCTAATGTAAAGGCACCAGTGCCAGCGAACAAATCAATCATCCTTATTTTCATTTTGGAATCAATATGTTGTTCATTTTTTATGGAGTCATTTTTTGTTTTTCTTACTTTCATATACTATATAAAGACTTCAAATATTTAAGTGACTATATAATAAATGGAAAATAAGAAGAGGAAAGGGTCAGAAATTACTCAAGAAAATGATAAAACTTTTGTCAAGGATGGGTTAACTACAGATGATATCAGAAAGACTATACAACAGATTCGCGCATATATTGAAAAAGGTGGTAATACTTCTCAAGCAAATAAAATAGATAAATTGAAACAAGACTATTCTTTTTTTGCTGACCGTTACCCTATGCTTTTTGATATGTGCACAAGAACTGATTTCAATTATCAGCATCTCAATTATTTTTTGAGTAAACGCGATGAAATAATATCTGATAAAATTTCATCAGAAGACGCATCTATCCAAGTTGGACAAGAATGGTTTGACAAATATGTAGACGTGTCAAAGTTAAAAAAGAAAGATGAGGTATAAAAAAAAATATACACAATAAGTAATAAAAATGGAATACAAATATCTAGATCCTGCCGAAAACGTGAATTTACCTAAACATCTTATAAATGCAGGGATTTATTCTGAAAGTTCTACACCAAAAAATAAAAGACCTGAATATATACCACCCGATGCTGTTGCGTATGCTACACAATACTTTGAATTAGCTAGGCATCATGTACCAACTAGTATTCGCCCTGGAAATAATACATTAGTTTTTAATCCTTATAAATTTTCAAATGATGAATATAATTCTTTATGTTATACAAATTTTAATTACTAATAGCTAATAATAATTCACTAGGACTTTGTTTATGAATTAAAACTAGATTTTCTTTTATTACATTACATATATATTTATATGCATCGTTGACTTGTTCAAATGTAACCCCTCCTGTAATTAAAATACTACCACTTTCAAATACAGCAACAGTGACCTTTTTACAATTTCCATTACCATCTCCTGTATTTTTCCCAAAGCAATTTTCTGTACAAGTACATATGCCATTTTTTTGGATGTTGGCAGTGTTCCAGAAATATTCTAACTTTACACCTTGATAAATACCGGGTTGAAAACTGCTTTTATTATTATATTTTTGGCTTATTAAAATATTATGTAATTCTTTGCGCTTTATACTAAACCGTTCTGTACACAATTCGTTATTATATATTTTGAAATCAGTATTAATCATACGTATTTTAAAATTACTATATTTCAATCTATCCACGGGGTTCGTATCTGTATAATTAGTAATAATTACATTTTTATCTATATTTTTATATATTCGAATAATATTCTCTATAATTTTATTACCAATAGCTTCAGGGTCTTGGGGATTTTTTATTCCAGTTAATTGGATATTTCCATTTTTGAATATTTTAACATTAGGCATATAGTCTATAGATTGCCTGTATATTACAGTAATCTGATTATCAAATCTACTTTTTTTCGTTGTATTTGTTTTTGATTTTCTACGACGTTTAGGATATACTCCTCTTGTATGTTCAGAATCATCCTTTAAATGCTGAATCCAAAGAAATGAACCATCTTCTTCTTGTCTGATATCTATATTTTTAAACAATATTCCTAAATCTAAATTAATATCTGGACCAATGTCTGCATTACAAGTAATAGTTGATACTCTATAAGGCGTGAAATAAATAGTGTTATTCTGCATATTGTACTTAAAGACAGTTAATTATCCATGCTAATTCTTATATCATTTTTTTATTTGTCTTGTTGTCTACTTTTTATATATGATGTATTGACAATTTCATAACCAGACGAAATTGCAATCATTGGTGGTAAATTCAAAACGTGCGTAGTTTCATTATTTTTATGTAATTTGCGAAATTCCTCAATTGTCAAATACCCATTAAACATTTTCAATAAATATCTAGATGGCGCAGGTCTAATCACGTTTGTTATTCCGTGACGTTTAGCCAACATTTGAATCATACTATTAATTTCCCATACTTTATCACATCCATTATAATTCGAAAAATTGTATGCATTTGCACATTGTAACGAGCAAAATGTGCCATATAAAGTAAAAGTATCATTAATACTATCATAATTAATGGGCATACCATATACCTTGTATACAATAGCGTGACAACACCAAAAACAACAAGTATTTTTTGGTTCATTATTTGTTACAATATCATCAGTCGCAACTAGTGGTATATTGTTATACTCGTCGTCTATAAAGCAACAATTTCTTTCATATGGAATGGGTTCTATTGTATGCTCTATGCTTTTATCTGCATTTGTAATTTTATCAATTTGATGTTGTGTTAATGGCAATTGCAATATGATATGTTCATCTTTTGAATTTACATTTTTTACTATTGTATTCAATAATGTTGGTTTTTTCGTTTTTTTCGTATCCCCATTGTCACTTATTTTTTGTTTTCTTGGCATTCAATTACTTCTTATATGCATATAAGACTTATATGGATTTAAGAGTTTTGTCAATAGAAGAATAATGTTTAAAAATGAAATCTGTCATAAGATTCATATTTCTAGAAAATCATAACGAAGTCTGGAAAATATGGTCTGATGTGTTTCCCTTAATATATTTTATCTTACATATGTGCATTTCATCAAATGAGTTCGCAAAATATGGGTTATATTTTGGGATTATCTCTTCAAAAATATGTAGTATCATTTATCACAGTTCATTGAGATATCAACAGACTTTAATGTATATAGACTTAATTGGTATTGCAAATATGGCATTTGGTATACCATTCATATATACTAAAATTGCAAATGGGGCAAATATTGAGCTTTTTTGTTATTGTACTCCTATAATGTATATTATTACTGTATCAATATATTGTTATTTTTTCTATAATATGATACCTTTTTACCAAACTCAAATATTTTCACAATGTTTAATAGTTTGTTTAGGATTATTTGCTAATATACCAATTTGCTATACTATAATTGTGCATAATACAGAATATATTATTTTTGTTTATGCTAATTTGAATGTGTTATTAAGTTATGCCCTTTTTTATTTATTACAAATCCCTGACAGATTCTTAGGTATCGAATTTTGCGAGGGAAAAATATGGAATAGTCATGTACTTTGGCATTTAGGAGTTTCTATCACGCAATACATGTATTTGCATATATGATAAATATCATACTTCTGATAATAATCTTTGATTATCATCTTCATTTTTGTTCTTGATAAATATCTTATTTGCCAAAATATTTCTAATCACTATCATAACTGCTATTTCAGAATAAATTATTTTAGCTAAAGTTAAATCTATTTGTGTTATTGATACTAAAAGCATCAAGCCGTTTTTTATTGAAGTTAAAAACCATAAACTCTGTGCATAAAATTGTAATTCAAATTTTGTAAAATCCGATATGTATTTTTTTTGATCATTAAAAATATTAAAGTACATTATCGGATTGGCATACTCATATACAATAGAATGTAAGAATTCTACACAAAATATTATAAAATGTAACATAATGTACTTTTCTAATGTATCTATTGTCACGCCTATTATAACTAAATTTTCCGAATACCCATATTTTAGAATATTTCTATCAGCAAATATTCCAATAATAGATGCTATAAATATTATCAAAGTAAAATTACTAACTATGCATATCTGTATCTTTGTATTTATTAGCATTGTAATTCCTGTATATTAATGGCTGTTTTTACAAATGGAAAAGGTTTGTTATAATGATATTCCATTACTTTCTTAATATCTTTTACCGCTTTACCTTGTGCTATAAGATGATCACTATGTATCTCAGATCCCATTCTGATATCTGGATATGCATATGGGTGTGTGGTAGCATAAGTATTTACTGTCATATACAATAGCACATCTGCCACAATTTGATATGGTGATTTACTGAAGTCATATTTTTTGGTTTCTTTATTATACAATAAGTCCAGTAATTTTTGCCCACCTTCTCTTGATATTAAATAATATCCTGTCGATGGTAATAGATATTGCCATTTGATATATCTTTGATTCATATAATGATGATAATTATATAGATGTTTAACTGTTTCACCATATAAAATAAGTAATTGTAGAATTTCAGTATCTGCAGGCATATCTTTCACAAGTGCTTCATAATCAAGTGTAAACGGCATAAATACATCATCTTCCATTATCACAAAATACGGGTCATCTGTCTTTAAGCCTTCTTCAATAGCTTTCAAATGACTACATAAACATGCAAATTCAAATTCACATGTAACACAACCCGGATATTTACAAGTAATTGGACGTTTTTGTACAAGAATATCATCAAAATCTGCTGGAGTATATGCAGATATCCTATAATTTTCTAGATTGTGTTTTTCAAATTGCGCAAGCATAAATTTTCTACGTTCTTCATTTCTATCAATATTTATCCAAAAATGTTTCATAATTGTATTATATAAGATTTAAATTGACTTTATATGCATAATATGATATATATTTGGATTATGGGTGGTTTAGGTAATCAACTATTTATGATTTTTGCAGGAATTTCATATGCATTAGACCATAATATTGAGTACACAATTTTATCACAAGATGATAAAACACAAAATGGTACGCGAACTTACTGGAAAACTTTGCTAAGTGGATTCAGTAATAAGTATAGTCAGCTTGATAGACAAATACAATGGTATAATGAACATTGTTTTCATCATACTAATATACCTGATTCTATGCAAAACTCTGATTTTATATTACACGGATATTTCCAAAGCTATAAATATTTTGAACATAATTTTGAAAAAATAAAGGATATGCTTGATTTGACACAACAAATAAAAGATGTTTACAATCGTTATGAACATTTATTTGTTAGCAAAAAAACAATTGGTATGCATTTTAGATTCGGTGACTATTTGGGATTACAAGCATATCATTATGTTCAAAGACCTGAATACTATATAGAAGCCTTATTACAATTACAGAAGGATTTACAAAAAAGACGAGAGAATATTAGTGATTATCAAATATTATGTTTTTTTGAGGAAAATGATAAACCTATTATTGATAAATATATTTCCTTAATTAAAGAATTCACGCAGTTAGAATGCAACTTTATATATATTCCTTTTGAAATTGCAGATTGGGAACAAATATTGCTTATGGCCAATTGTGATCATCTTATCATCGCAAATAGTACATTTTCTTGGTGGGGAGCATATTTTAATGCTAAGACAGATAAACTAGTTTATTACCCAAATCAATGGTTTGGACCAGCAAATGTACATAAATTGACACACGATTTATGTCCTAAAATTTGGACAATGATATAAAACTTTAATATATTAAATAATATATTATTTAATTATGCATATCAAATATTTGACTTGTATCCTTATTACACTTGTACAAACAATATATTCTGGACTTCCAAAAGCTAGTCCATTTTATTTATACGATAGGTTCAATAATAGAGCAGTATCTTATATGTTTGCAGATACTGGAAACATTTATTATATGTCAAAAAATTTTCATAGTGAAGAATTTTCTAAAATACAAAATATCACTAATAAAACTAGTTGCATAGGGTTACGAAAAATAAATACTACAAAATCATTACCCAATTTGTAAATTTAGTGTTTGTATATAGTAAGAATGCCAGTGAAAAAAGGAGGTTCTGGTAGGTCTAGATCATTAGCGAGAAGTTTCCTAGCAAATATTAGATCACCATCCCCTCCGATGAGCAGAACAGTACCTAGAAATAATAATATAGATACTGAGATTACAAATGGATATCAATTTTTGAGGCAACATAATTTGAATAATTCATATAGAGTATCAAATAATCCAATTACATATCATAATACTATTACACGGTTTGAAATCAGTAATAATAGACCAGTTAGAGTCATTACAAATAATTCATCAAATCGTTCAATGAATCAAATTATTGATCATACTTTTTTTGTTCAAATACGTAATAATCAAAACAGGTCCGTGTCACAGACAAGACATCGATCTTTACCAATTCCACGTTATGCGAGACAACAATGATAGTTATACACTAACATTATAGTATTTCAAGGCCTCAAATGATACATTATTCTCAGCTTCTTTTTTAGTATTGCCCTTTGCAGTTGCAATAACAGTATTATTCTTGTCTTTGATACAATATGTGAAAATTTTATTATTATCACGGGTGACAATATTTATTTCAAGGAATTTAGGCTGATCTTGTAGATGATGTTGCATGTAAGATACTAAAATATCCTTATAATTTGTTCGAGACAATATAAGTTCTGTAAAATCAATATAATTTTCAATAATATAAATAATCCATTGTTTAGCTGTAATATACCCAGCATAATCATTTGCTGATGTTTGCATATCCATATATATTGCTCCAATAAATGCCTCAAATATATCCTCCATAATTTTATAATTATTTCTACCATTAGCATCTTCTACCTGTTTGGATAAAATAGCAAACTTTGGAAAACCTATTTTATCTGATAAATATCCTAACATTTTGCCATTTACAATTTTTGTTCTAATTTTTGACAGAAATCCCTCATTTTGGTCAGGAAATCTTTCGTATAAATATGCTGCTACAACCATCCCTAGAATAGCATCTCCTAGGAATTCTAGCCTTTCATATGACATCTCTTGCAATGGTAAGCAATCTTGGGGACATTTAGAATTTCCCGCGTCAAAGTCTGCATTTTTCATAGTGCAATATGATTTATGTACAAATGCATTCCGATATAAATCTATATTATTGAAGTTTACTTGGTGTAATCCATTGCTATTAAATAATGCCCTTAAATCATCTTCAGATAGTAAAATGTTTTTATTATTATATGGCATTTCATCCACCTCAAGTTCCTTTGTTTTATTATGGATATTCGTTATTTTATTCATTTTCAAATGTTATATATATTTTGCATATTAGTTTTATATATCATTTTTTCAATTATTGACATAAGGAATGTTATAATATAAATATTCAATATAAGTAATAGAAAAATATATATGATTTATTCAGATTATGCTCCTTCAATAATCGAAATAAATTCATTAGGTATTGGTCTATTAAGTAATATTGAGGCATTAGACCTTAACAAAAATGAATATCTTGTTGTTGGTGAACAAGGTAGTATTACTGGTGATTCTCGCGATAAAAGATATTCATTAATTGTTAATAAAGATAGTGTAGCTATTAATTCTACACGCAGATTATTAGACTCTGCTAATGAAGATTCACTTAAATCAGGTGGATTATATATAAATGATGATATTGTATGTGAAGGAACCATTATAGCAAAAAATTTGCAATTTAATAATGTTAAATTTGAAGGATATGACTCTAATATTTTACAAAACGTATTAACAAAGTTAAATGAAATTGATCCATTATTTCAAAAAGGGTTTAATAGTATTACAGATGGTAGAGGAGGGCTAGGCAATAATATATTTACAACATCATTTGTTACTATAGGAGGAAAAGATGATACATTAAATAATGCCAATGGTCTCAATATCTGTGTAACTCCTAATTATAATATTAATAACACACACATATCTCTCAATACTCGTATTAATACAAATGAAACAGAAACAGGGGAATTAGCTAAAATGCGTATTGGTATAATTGGCGATTCTGCTAGATCACCTGCAGTTATTTCAACTACAGATGGAATGCCCATTGAATTTCATGTGAGTCGTACAACTGATTCTATGGTAAAATTATATCAAAATCCAGCCAATATAGGATTTCCAAATTATCAAAATAATCCAGATTTGTTACCTGCTCTAATGATTGATACAAATAGTTGTGTAGGTATAGGTGCCACACAAATTGAGCCTGTTACATTTAATACATATGAAAAAATTGGCGCTTTAGAAGATGTACTCATTCAAATAACAGAAAGACCCAAACTTCGTGTAGATGCAACAGTTCAGTTGCAAAATATTGTTACGTATGATTACTTCACAAAATCATACAAACATCTTGATGAAATTTTTGTCAGAAATAAAGGACTTAATTTCAGAGCAAATGCTATTATACCAGGTGATTTTGTTAAAGGTGAATTTATATTCAATTCAAATTTATACATTGGCAGGACCGGTGATAATTATGTATTGGAAGTCAATAATGTACTCAATGTCAAAGGCACATTAAATGTAACTGATGCAGTAAATTTGAAAGATTTAGTTGTAACAAATAATGCAACATTTGAAAAAGAGACAACCTTTAATAATGATATCAATATAATCAAAGATCTTAATTTAGGAGGTGATTTATCTATCAACGAAGGTGATTTGTATCTATCAAATACTCGTATTAATGTATCGACATTACATCCTGTTATGGTAAGTGCAGAGGTTGCTAATTCTTATGACATTAATGGATGCAACATTTTGATCTTTGCTACTGATGATGTACTAAATTTCTCATCAGGGTCTAATTTAGTAGTGCCAGGGCGATTTGGAGTAGGTGTCTTAAAAGAAGATGAATATAATGAACAATTTAATGTGATAAAAAGAAGTACTAATCGATTTGAAGTCTTAATACAAGATTCATCTGAAGAAGTTAATGAAGCTAATGTTCCTATGGTGTATATGGGGCATTTGAGCTCATTAAATAATATAAATTCTATGCAAGACAGAAGTTTTATTATCAATACAAACGATACTAATAAATTACATAATATTTACTTTTATCCAGGAGTCGATTTGGTACGTTCAGAATTAAATACCAATGTGACACCACCTGTTTTGACAATACATCAAAACAAAAGAATTGGTATTAACACAGCAAATCCGCAATATGCTTTGGATGTCAAAGGAGAAATACTTTGCAATGATATCTATGTCAATCAAAATAATACAGTTTCAAAATCAGTCTTATTTGTTCTTAAAAAAGCTTCGCTTATGTCAGTTAATGATAAAAGTCAAGATTTTTATTATTTATATGACAAAGATGGTGTAACTAATTATTGTGTAAATATTAATGACAAGGATGGTATTGAACTCAAAGGCTTAAATGTAAAGAAAGGTATCAATTCAATTGATGGCTATTATGATAATAATGTCAAGCTTGCTACATTTAAAATGAGTGACAACAGTGAAAAAATGGCCTATACCAATCAAAAAATCACATTAGGTTGGAACAATGCTGACACTAATATAGGTTCCAAACCATTGAACATTCGGAATACATTGGATGAAGAATATAATGATACTATTATTCGATTGTACAGAGGACGTCGTGGTAATACTGTGAATAGAAATGCGCAGTTTACAGGTATAGATATATGTGACTATGATACATCTGCTGATAATACCGGTAAACCCAAAGATAGAAATTTATATAAATGGTTTATGTATAAAAATCATCAATCTGTTTCTGATAGTGAAGATAATATCGGACCTTTGCAATTTGGTTACACAAATGGCACACAAAGACCTACTAATTATGGTATGACAATGTACTTCAATTCTAGAACATCTAATTATCATGTTGATATTAATAACCCTACTATTAATACAAATTTAACAGGAAGAGATAATGTTATGCAAATTCACGGAAATTTAAAAGTAATTGGAGATATTAATTTAACTGGTAAAGTAAATGGCATTACTATTTCTACTGATGCTTTACAGCATTTAGGAGGTGGTTCAGCTGGTAGTGGCACAGTTACTCCATTAGTCGGAGGTAACACTGGAGAATTGAATGATGTTGTAATAACTGGTAAAAAAGTCGCAATATTACCGAAAAAAGCAGTTACTATTGGTCATCTCGAAAAACAAAATGGTGATAAAGATTTATCTTTTATTCAACATCTGAAAAACATAGATGATACAAATGCAATACCTCTTTTAGTATATCAAAATTTACCTCAAACACCAGTGACATCATTTTTCTCAACTGCTGATGTTGCTAAATTGGAATTGGGTACATTTGATTTGAATCTTGACAATTACAAAGGTAAGAAAAAAGATGCCTATGAATTTAATGTTCGTCGAATAGATAATGATGATGATATTGGGTCACTGTTTCAATTGTCAAGATTTAATCCTGATAACACCTATAACAGAGCATTATCTATTTATGCAAATAATACTACATCATATACGAATATTGGTTTAGATATAATGAAACCAAAGGAGTTAGGTCATATAGGTGTACATATTGAAAATTCTACTGATTATTTATTACAATTAACCAATACTTTGTATCCACCCGCTATTAATATGCATAAAGCTATTAACGATGATGACAGTTTCTGGATCATAGAAGCACCAGATGAACAAAATAGATTTGTTTTAAAACATGGTATACAAAAACATACTTATTTACCAGATAGTCAAAATTTGGTACCAGCATTTGTCATTACGGAGGATAACAAATTTGGACTTAATGTAGATGCACCCATACATACTGTGAATATTGAAAGTGTCAATGATACAGTGGCATTACATATTGCAAATAAATATTCAGATGTATCTATGCAAAATAATTATGCAACTATTAAAGTATTAAACAGCAATTTAGAATATACTTTACTCGATCAATATACAAGTAATGTCGAATTCAATAATAAACTTTATACATATGATATAACATCCAATATATATCTGTCTGGTCTCAAATACTATATAGAACCTAGTAATTTACCAAAGACTGACAAAGATGGTGTTATATTACATGATTTGTTGTTTACAAGTTCAAATTTTATCAAGAAAAGAAATATTTCAATACAAAAAACAATAAACATAATATCATCTAATGAATTGACTATATCATCCAATTATAAAAATTTGGCAACAGAGTACATTTTCCAAAACTCTAATATACTTGTGAATGGGGATGATGTATATATCAATATTAGTAATTTAGTGTCTATATTACCAAAGATGCCATATGTTCAGCAAATAACAAATCAAAATGTAAGTTTGCAAATAAGGTCTGACAATATTAGCAGTGTTTTATTAAATGGTGAAGCGTTGGACCAAGCAGATGGTAAGACTTATCATTATAAATTATATAATGAATTTTTTACTTTGACAAGTAATTACGATGACTTAGTTATTGATGTTGATGCTAATATACAACATAGTACATCTACATTTTTAAATACAAATTTATATGTATACATTTATATCCATAAAAATTTAGATGATTTTAATCGTGAATATATAAGTTACAATAAACAATATGGTATATTTATTGATGCAGACACAAGTAATAATATTAATATTAACAATTATATTTATTATAATAAATTTGATGTGTATAGCTTGGATTTAATAGCGAATATTCAAAGGCATATTCATTATTATACTGAAGTGGAAGGACCTCATACGATAGTTACTACAAATCCTGTTCATAATTATTATTATAACATTTTACAAAATGATAACAATAATGCCACTATTGACCTGTATTCAGAAATCGACTTTTTAAATGCATATCCATATGGTGCAGATCAAGCATTTAATTTTGGACCAGATATTTTTACAAGTAATCTGAAAAAACAAATAATTACATATAGTGTTCCCTTAGTGAATAAGACCATCAATTATACTGTTAATTTAAATGATGCATATTCAGTATACAACTTTGACATAAATGCCAACTATAAGCCATTTTATGTATCTAGTAAAACCATAATATATAATCCACATATTATTTTGCAAAATAATGTTGATTTTGTTAACGATGATGAAAAAATATATGGAAAAGTAAACAAAATTTATTCCAAAGATGGTGGTATTGAAATTGTTAGTGAAGATGAAACTGACAAGACTGTTATATTTAATGTCAATGATAAGGGCGATATCCGTGTCGATGGTTCATTATATGCTAATAACAGTACAATTTTCGCTAACAAACTTGTTGTTGATTATATCCAAGTACAAGGTGATATTTTGGACAGAGGAAATAACACAATGATTTTTAATTACAGTGAAGATATGTATGAACGTGCTTTTACTATGTTTTCGTCTAATTATATTCATCATACAAGTAATTATCAATTATATGCATCAAATTATCTTGTGCAAAGTAAGGGTAATATTAATTTTGTTCTTGATGGATTTGATAATTCAGGTGTAACAATTAGCAAATTACAAGAATTTACAGAAAATCCAGATAGTGTAAAAAATAATTATAATTTATTTAAAATAGCTGAAGGTGAAAATGTTAGATTTTCTGTAAGAGATGGCGGTAATGTTGGTATTAATGTAGAAAGACCAGAATATCATCTTGATGTAAATGGCGATATTAAAGCACATAATCATATATATGCTGAAAAATTCTTTGGTGATGGACACAATTTGACTAATGTAAATCTAGCAGACAGGAATACTGATATGCTAGCAGAAGGTACATCTCGCTTGTATTTCACTTCAGGGCGTGTTGGAGCAATAGTGACTGCTTCTAATATTGAAACTTCAAATTATGTACTTCGAACATCTAATGAAATCAGTCAAAGAATCACACTATTACAAACAGATGATATTTTGCAAGATTCAGATAATAGTAAAAAATTTATTATTGATGATACATATGACACATTAGATATCACCGGTAGATTAAGAATCTTTGGCAGTCTCAAAATAATGGGAGATGCTGTAACAATTATTGAGGCTCCTCAATCTAATGCATCTTTGTTTATTAACGGAGAAACTCGCGATCAATCTATCCGGATATTGAGACCAGATACAGATATTGATATAATGTCAGTCAGTAATTATTCAGACACAAGTGCTAACCCTAATATTTTTAATATAACAAATAGAGGAACAATTGGTATAGGGACATATCCAGTGAAAAATATTGACAAAAACTTAGACTATGCTTTAACAGTAAAAGGTTCTATTTATGCTGACTATTTTAAGGGCAATGGACAACAATTGACCAATGTCAATTTGATGGATAGAGACACAGCTATGTTGAAAGAGAATCCCAATGGCAGTAATCTATATTATACATCTGAACGTGTTGGTGCTATTGTAACTGCATCTAATGCTGAGATGAACACAATTGTGCTGAATGTATCTAATGAACTACAAAGCAATATTCAATTGACATGCAATATATTGATAAATAGATTGACAACTATGGACATAAATATGTCGAATTATTTGAATATTACATCAAATACCATAGCACAAAATTTGATAGATACATCAAATGTAATAAGCAGCAGACTAACTAGTACATCAAATGAAATTAGTAGCAGAATTACTACTGTTGTAAGTGATACATCTAACTTTATGGCTAAAACTTCGAATATAATTACACAAAATGTGATTGGAACATCTAATGAAATAAGTGCAAGAATAACAAAAGTGCAAGAAAATGTGTCAAATATTGTTGTTAATCTGGAAACAAAAATAAGTCAGACAAGTAATAATTTAAAAGCTTATATAGTTGATACATCAAATGTATTGCTAAACACTATAAGTAAATATAATATTATTGGAAAACCTTATTTGAATTATAAATTTAATCCTGTCAATATGTTATTTGATGAAAGTCTTAATAATAGAGCACTTATCAATAATGGTGGGATATATAGTAACATAGATTTTATGAATCATATAACATTTGCATCTGGTAAAAATGCTAAATTGCTTGATGAAAATTGGAGTAAATTTGAAGAAGTGACTATTGCTGCATTCATAAGGCCTGAACAATTAAATGTTGGTACTGATATATTCAACTTCAGTACAAAATATAGATTCATAGAAGATACTAAAGATTTGCTATTATGGTATAAATTTGATGCGGATAGTAACTTTACTAAAAATTTTGGAAATCTAGGCAGTGCTTATGATTTAAATAATCCCTTACCATATCAGAAACCATATTTAAATGTACAATATGATTCTGTAGATAAAACTCTTAAATTCATCAGTAAAGCTCCAGAAAATTATCAAGGAATTGATATTAATACAGTACCAGAAAATGAATATCTAGTTTACACGCCAATCATTGATTTCACAAATTTCAGTAGTATTAGTATATCTTTTAGAATAAAATTTGCTGATTTTCTTACTATGAATCAATCAGGTAATGATCGCGAAGTTATCCTACAATCTTATATAATTGATGAAAATAATAAATTTCAAAGAACAGATTTTTTGAAGATTAGCAGATATGATGATGGTACTTATGGTAAAGGACAATTTAAATTGAGTTTCTTTGGTACTGGTGAATTTATAATAGAAGGTCAAGATGGAAGATGGCCTTCTACTAATAATCTATATGATCATTTTATATTTGTAATAAATAAAATAATTGTTCAAGGAGTTGATAAAATAGAAATAATATATTATAGAAATGGTGATATTTGGAATTCTCAAGATATTGTTGCAAATTGGTTGAGTTCAGATGAACTCAAATTTGGAATAATAATAAATGATCATATTTTTAATAAAAATAATTTTACAGGTTCAATTGATAACATCAGAATTTATAGTAAAAAATTGAATTGGTTTCCAAATAGCACAAATGAAATTACTAGATTATATAATGAAAATGATAATTCATTACAGTCGCACGATAGTGATGTATCTTTGAAATTAACAGTAATAAATAATAACACCGCTTGTCTTAGTTATAGTGGTAATAATAATTACATAAATAAAGATCCTTTGTTTGTTACAGATTACTATAATGTTATAAGAAATATTGATATTTGCAAGCAAAATGGCAATCCTTATCAATTATGCCATTTTATAATCAACATTACCAAAACAAAAGTTAATATTTATCAGTATATTATAGTTGATAATAATATTACAGTCTTTGAAAATCAAGTAGATTTTGCTATAGAATTCATTGATAATACATACACAAATACATTAGGCGCAAACATAACATCTGGTACATTATCTTTTGCAGACTTTTATATATACACTACACCATTTAATGATAATATTAAATCTGCCTTTTTTGCAACATATAATACCAATAAAAGTTTGAATACTGCTGTTTCTGGTAAATTATCTGCACTGACTGCAGATGATATTGCTGATGGTACTAAAAGAAAATTTTTATTGCAAAATGGCAGTGGTAATAAATATAAATTTGATAATGAGCTACAAATAAATAATACACTGACAGTACAAAATTTACTCGTACAAGGAACATCAACTATTATTGAAACTGCTGTATACAGGAGTGAAAATCTTGAGATTGTAAGTGATACTTTGACAACTGCACTGGCTATAAAACAATATGGTGAAGGAAATATTATTTCATTAACAAATGTTACCAGTAATGAAGCATTGGTTATTGATAAATCTGGACATATTGGTATTGCAACTAGCCCAACCGATGCTCTTGTTACAATTGCAGGCAGTATCTCTGCAGATACTATAAAGAGCTCATCTGCTCTGATTGAAAGATCACTTACAACATCAAATATGTATACATCAGAATTATTGACTTCAAATCTATATTCTATAAATTCTATCAAGATAGGAGATTATACTAATGCAACTGAAAATTTACATATTCAAAGAAATGGATATGATAACTTTATCAAGATTGACACTGGTGGAATAGGAAAAACAGCAGGAATTTTATTATGTAAAAACAATTTGTATGAAGGACAGTCTATACGTTATAATAATGATGATGGAAGTATGTATTTTTCCTCTATAAATGGTCAAAATAGTTATAATAACAATTTAATTATAAGGAATGACAATACTATTGGAATTCATAATAAACTTTATTTATTGAATAGTGAGCTAAATCCACCAAGTAATGGCGAATTAGGTGCTAATAATGGTACGCGTATAGTGTTAAAAGCTGGTGATGCAAATAAATTGCCTTACGCACTTGGTGTGGCTAATGATAGTATGTGGTATGCTGTTGAAACTGGTTATTCACATAAATTCTATAGCGGTGTGAATACTGTTATGACAGTCGCCAGTAATCTGGTAGGAATAGGTTCAATAACTCCTACAGAAGCTTTACATTTACAAAGAGATAATAGAGATACATATGTGAAAATTGTTGCAGGTGCATCTGATAAAACAGCTGGTATTTTGATGTATGATAAAAATTCTGCAAACGGATATTCTATGAGATGCGATAGTAATAATGACTTGATTTTTGCAACACAAAATAGTGAGTTACTATTTAACAAAAAAGTTATATTCAAAGCTTCTGGAAATGTAGGCATCGGAGTCGATAATGTTGAAGCAGATAGCAAGTTACAAGTTGGAGGGCGCTTATATATATATAGCAATGAGGTAAATGCACCTAGTGTTGGTACGCTGGGTGCAAATGATGGTACAAGATTAATATTGAAAGCAGGTGCTGTTGATAAGTTACCATATGCTCTTGGAGTAGCAAATGATAGTATATGGTATGCTGTTGAAACTGGACATTCTCATAAGTTCTATAGTGGCTTAAATACTGTTATGACAGTTGCAAGTAATTTAGTTGGAATAGGTTCTGTTGCACCCAAAGAAGCCTTACATTTACAAAGAGAAAATATGGATACTTTTATAAGAATTGATGCAGGGGCCCCTGATAAGATCGCAGGTTTGATATTGAATAACTCAAATAATACAAATGGTCATCAAATTCGTTATGATACAATGAATAATAAATTATTCTTTCATAGTGTCACAAATGGGACAGGAAGCAACTATTTAACAGCAACAAATTCAGGCTATATTGGTATAGGTAAAAATGACCCTGAATATGCATTAGATGTAAATGGTGTTGTGAATGCATCCAATTTTTATATAAATGGCAAGCAACTAAACTTAAGTTCATTTGTAGGTGGGACAGTTAGTACTACAGGAAGTGTGACACGCTCTGCCGATTGGACATCAAATCTTGGTTATTTGACTTATTCAAATATTCAGGTATATCCGAATGAAATCAGAATTAATAATACGAACTCAGATGATATAAATAATAAATTATTCTATGATGCATTTGTGAACTATCAATTCAATAGTGATACAACATTAACAATTGACAGTAGTAAAAATAGTAGAGATGCTACAAACAATGGAGGACAATATAATTTTGACTACTATAATCGTCGTAATAGTTTAATTTTATCAAGCAATACTGATATGACAATTTTAAGTACTACTGCTACAAGTAGTAAGAATTGGGATAATGCCACATTATTTCCCGATTTGACAATTTCTGCTTGGTTCAAACTCGAAAATCCACAAGATGGTGATATACTATTTCAATTCTATGATAATGATTTGACTCCAGTTCCGGGGGTTAATTTTACACAATTTAATACAACTACAAGTGGATTTCCTATTTTTATTATTAATCAAAACGACATAATTGGATACAATTGTTTCTCTAGTACAATATTTAATACAGCTGAAACTAACCCAACTTCTACAGTTCGTTATGGTTCTTGGAAATTGTTTAATGGTATTGAGCCAAACAGTCAACCAAATAATGTTCCTAATTACTTTAAAACCAAAACTGTATATGTGAATGGTAGTTATAGTACTACAACTAATAATCCTGTTGGTCATAATGTCAGAAATTTTGAAAATGAAGATGGTTCAGACAAATATTTTGGTGAATATATTGTCATCGATTTATATTATAAAACCATATTAACACAGATCAAATTAAATGCTATTAATGATTCAATCGCTAATGCGCCATCTGATTTTAGAATTTATGCTACAAACACTGATAGCAAATTTACATTATTAAATACACAAGATGGTTGGGATTTAATATATAAAACTGATACTCCATTTACTTATAATTCATATTATAATACTGAATTAAAACAAATCACTATAGATATCATCAACAATAAAGCTTACAGGTATTATGCATTAGTTGTTAACAAATTAGTTGGTGATGCTACTGCACTTAGTTTTGCAGAATGGCAATTATTTGGAATTAAATCAAATATGCTTGTCAAATATTTAAATAATAAATTAGAATTCCATGCTAATAATAATTATATAACTGATGGTAATGATTATACTATTTCCAATAATTTGAATGATTGGTTTCATTTCTATTGGAGAATCAGAAGTAGTGATGAAAACGAAGGACTTAAAGTAAAGATAAATAATGGAACCCCAATTTTAACTAACCCAGCTTTATTACCATCATCATTATATATTAATAAGCTTGGTTCTAAAAATAATAAAGGGAAAGTTTACATATCTGATTTTAGAATTATTACAGAACCTACAACAGATGAAACTGCAACTAGATTGTATACAAAAACATCACCTTATTACCCATTAATTGATAGCAGAATGCTATATACCATCGATGATATTGTAAAACCAAGTATATCTACCATTAATTCAAATATTATTCGTATTGATAAAAATGCATCAAATTATATTCGTATTGATGCTGATATATTGCAACTGAATCAGAATTTAGTTAATTTAACAAGTAATGTTTCGAATTATATTGCCATATCATCTAATCAGCTAGCAAATGCCATTATCTTAACTTCAAATTCAGTGAGTGAAAGAATTACAGGGCTTTCAAGTGTATATGCTCCTTTAACACATACACATACAATTGATAGTATAACTAATATTAAAGATATCTTCAATAATTCGAATTTGCCTAATAGTTACTTTGCCGGAGCTTCACTTGATTCATTGGATTATGGATTTTGGCGTGTGCCATTAGGTACAGATGCTCCAGAGAATAATAAAACTTTTAATGTAATTGTTCAGGGCTCTGGTTCTTCTGGTAATAAGTTACAGTTAGCTATCAAAGATGATAATGATGACTCCAATGTCTTTTTATGGACAAGATTTATACGTTCTGAGGCAGACAAGAGCTGGAAAAAGATACAGGCAGGTAGGTCAGATACTGCTGATAGACTCGCAAGTTCTGTAAAAATAAATAATGTTCCCTTCGATGGTTCAAAAGATATTAACATTGATGCATCAAAATGGAGTAATGTATCAACAAGTAACATATATTTTGAAAGAGGCAGTGTTGGAATTGGAACATCTGGTATAGGTTCGTACAAACTTGATGTAAATGGTTCAATCAATGCATTTGATTATTATACTGAAGGCAAAATTACACCGATGAATTGGAATCTTAGCAGTAATTTTGAATCTTGGTTTAAGTTTAATGGTGATGAATATGCAATGTTCATAGATAGCATAAACCAAACAAAAGTATTGAATAATTCTGGTACTATATTTAGTAAAGATGTAAAGAAAGTAGGTAATGGCAGTATATATTTCAATGGATCATCATTTGTTACAATACCAAGTACAGTAAATATTTCAACAATGTACTATAAAAATTCTGGTTATGGTCTTACAATAGCATTCTGGGTTAGAATAGATACTGTTGATAGTAGTATACAAACTATTTTAGAATATTATAATGGTGCTAGTACTACTGCTGAATACATCAAAATTAGTATTAATGTTAATAAAACAGTTGAATTTGCAATCAAATATACTTCAACCTCAGCAAATTCATATACATCTACTGCTACTTTATCTGAAAATATATGGCATCATGTTGTTTGGTGTATTAGTGGGAATGCAACTAGCACAAGTTGGAATATATATTTAAATGGTACAAAATTAACATCATCAACTGGCCCACAATTTCCTAATACGACTTGGGCAACTAGTTTTATTGGCAAAGCACAAACTAATACTTTATATCTTAAAGGTTATCTTAATGATTTGCGATTTTACAGCAAAACTTTGAAAGATTTTGAGGTCATCAACTTATATAATAACACATATGTTGCAGATATTTATACAGCTGGGACTGTGGGCATTGGCACAAGTTCAGTTGGGGCTTATCAGTTGAATGTAAATGGTGATACATATCTTAATGGAATTGTATTTACTTCAAATGTAGGTATAGGAATAGGCAGTATTGGAGCGTACAAACTAAATGTAAATGGCGATATTAATCTTAATGGTAATCTTTATCAAAATAACAATTTATTTGTAACGTCTAGATGGACAAAAACAAATAATGATATATCATATAATAGTGGCAAAGTATCTATTGGTACAAACACACCAGTTGCAAGTTATGCATTTAATGTAACAGGAGATGCATATATACAAGGTTCTTTGACTGCATCAGTAAATTTACAAGCTCAAGGTGATGTAATCTCTTCATTCTCAGATGTTAGGTTGAAGAATATCACATCGAAGATTGATAATCCTCTTGAAAAAATTATGAATATTAGTACATTTAAATATGTGCCAAATGATATTGCAAAACAATTGAATGCTGTAACTACATATAATGCTCGCCCTCAGGTTGGTTTAAGTGCACAAGATGTTCAAGAAGTTTTACCAGAAGTAATTTCAATTGCACCATTTGATACTTGTAATCTAGAAAATGGAGAAATTGTATCAAAATCAGGTCAAAATTATCTGACAGTATCCTATGAACGAATGATTCCATTGTTAATAGAATGCATAAAAGAATTGAAACGTGAAAATGTGGAAATTAAGAATAAATTAGAATCAATACTTAAATAGTTTCTGATATTTTAACATATATTTCGTCAGAAAATATGTTTGTATATATGTCCTCGACTATTGTAGTACTAGAAGCAGTATAAATTAGTGAAGGAAAGTTATAAACTAAGTTATCAATAGGTCCAGAAAAATAAATATTATTATTATCTAGTATCCATAACGTTGACTTGTTTTTACACCTTATAAATTTTATATTTGTCAGATTTGGCTTTGAACCATCTGTATTTGATACTATTAAGGGTGATGATTGGTTATTGCCATTTGGAAAAGTTGCTAATTGTCCATCATTGTTTAATCCCATACTATATGCTATATTTGTTGTTGTTTGTAATACTGTGTGCCAACCACCACATTCCACATCCGAAAATATTACCCCTGCTACTGTTATTTTTGTTGGTATATTATAATTATTATTGTTTCCAAGACCCAATTGTCCATAATTGTTTAGTCCACAAGAATATGCATCACCTGAATTATTAAGTATTACAGAATGATACAATCCACAAGATATGGTCTTGATATTTGTACCATTTCTAACTGCTGTTGGTTTACCTATTGATTGAATTGCATATGTTGCAAGACCTAATTGTCCATAATTATTGTAACCACAAGAATATAGATTACCATTATTCACCAAAAATAATGTATGATAGTTTCCACACGCAATTGTTTTTACATTTGACAAAAGACCTGTTCCTGTATGATTTACAACATATTTATCAATGTAATTTGCATAGCTGTAAATATTAGATGTAATGCTTGTTCCAAAATTATTTATTATTCCTAATTTACCATAATCATTGTTAAAATTAGCTCTCACAATATTGCTAGTCATATTGCTGTTTTCAATGCAAAAGTAACAATTATTTCCAGGAATAAAGTCTGATATACCATTATTTATGTTTTGAACATATTGGGGTATATATACAATTTGATTATTATTTTGTGTTCCTGTTATCCCATATCCATTAGTGTTATCAGCATTATTATAACCACACGCTAAGGCTTTGCCAGTATCTTCTAAAAATACTATATTGTAATCACTAAGAACAACATTTATGATATTGCTTAAATATGTATTACCTTGAATATTACCTAATACATAATCTGGTATAATAACAACACCACTAGTATTTTTAGTTCCTGTAATTCCTTTACCTACTGTACCATTTATATTACCAGTACCATTTATTAAAATTCTCCCACTATTTTCGAAAAATATTATGTTATAATCAGTACAATTTATATACTTGATATTAGATAAGTATGTATTACCTTGTGCATTTCCTAATACATAACTGGGAACATATACAATTTTTGATGTATCCATTGTTGTTCCAGTAATTCCACTAGCATATGGGTTACTATACCAATTTACACCACATACAAGTACCCTTCCTGTATTTTCTAAGAATATTGTTGAAGCATTACAACAAACAATATTTATGATATTTTTTATGTATACATTACCTTGACTAGTGCCTATTACATATTCGGGTATTCTTACCATTTTTGTATTGTTTATTTGTGTACCAGTTATACCTGTAAAATCGCTACTACTTGTAATATTAAAATTATTGCCACATGCAAGCACACTACCTGTATTTTCTAAAAATACAGTATGTGATACACTACATACAATTTTTACTATATTACTCAAATATGTATTCCCTTGTGCAGTCCCTAAAACATATTCAGGTATACGTACAATACTATTATCATTTCTTGTTCCAGTTATGCCAGATTGTCCAAAATTAACCCCACACGCAAGAACTCTTCCTGAATTTTCTAGGAATACAGTATTGAATATACTACATACAATACTTATAATATTACTCAAGTATATATTACCTTGAGCTGAACCAGATACATATTCAGGTATACGTACAATACTATTATCATTTCTTGTTCCAGTAATTCCTATAGTACTTGAATTTGCACCACACGCAAGAACTCTTCCTGTATTTTCTAAGAATACTGTATGATAGTTACTGCATACAATACTTATGATATTACTCAAATACGTATTCCCTTGTGCAGTCCCTAAAACATATTCAGGTATACGTACAATACTATTATCATTTCTTGTTCCAGTTATGCCAAATACCCCATCATTTCTACCGCAAGCCAATACCTTACCTGTATTTTCTAAGAATAATGTATGTGCTGAATTACATACAATACTTATAATATTACTCAAGTATATATTACCTTGAGCTGAACCAGATACATATTGAGGTATACGTACTATGTTGTTATCATTTTGTGTTCCTGTTATGCCAAATACCCCATCATTTCTACCGCAAGCCAATACCTTACCTGTATTTTCTAAGAATACTGTATGATAGTTACTGCATACAACTTTGATGATTGATGTTTTTGTATAGTGATATGTTATTGGCAACTGATTATATATTATGCTTTGCGGTATATAAACAGTTCCTAAAGTAGTTTGTGTGCCTGTTATTCCATATGGATTGGAGATATAACTATTATAACCACAAGCTAATGCCTTACCTGTATTATCTAAGAATACTGTATGATAACTACTGCATACTATATTGGTGATATTATTTATTGAAGTAGTTTCATCCTGTTTTTTCACATATTGAGGTATATACACTGTTCCTGCACTATTTTTTGTACCTGTTATCCCACGACCACTAGTATTATTATTATTACCACAAGCTAATACATTGCCTGTATTTTCTAAAAATACTGTATGATAGGTACTACATACTACTTTGATGATATTATCTATTAAAGTAGTTTCATCCTGTTTTTTCACATATTGTGGTATATACACTGTTCCTGACATATTTTGTGTACCTGTTATCCCTCTCCCGCTAGTATTATATCCACAAGCCAAGACTTTCCCTGTATTTTCCAAAAATACTGTATGATGTGCTTCACAAACTATATTGGTAATATTTGTTAAATATGTATTACCTTGTGCTGTCCCCAATACATATTGAGGTGTGTACACAATTTCCGCATTATTACCTGTTCCTGTTATACCACCACCACCACCATTATTATATCCACAAGCTAATACTTTGCTTGTATTTTCTAAAAATACTGTATGATAGACGCTACATACTATATTTGTTATATTGGTTAATTTAGTTCCTGCTATATTATCAGTTACAACATACTTGGGATAATATACAGTAGCTATAGCCGTTGTAGGATCATGTGTATTGTAAATTTTGATATTATCAATATATCCTCGGAATCCCGTAATTAATTGACTATTTAGATTTGTAATAGTGATAAATTTGGGTAACCCAATTGTAAATAAGGTAGCAAGCTCATCAATTTCTATAGCACTCTCTAATATTTTAGTTGTTGTGGTTACTGTAGTATTTACAGTTAGTATAATTTGACATTCTTTATTAGTGTTATTATATATAAATTTTAAATTTATTTTTTGATCTCCGGGTGTATCAAAAAAATAACCATTTGCATAAACTGTATACGTTTGTGTTGATTCTATAAACAAATGTTCCCCATTTTTCTTAGTGTTAGACATTATGATTTTCCAATTATATTCAGATGTATTTTTGAGACCTATGAAAAGTGTACCATTTACTCCATTGTTATTAAATGTTTGACAGATTAATGCTATATTATCAAAACGATTTGCATAAAGTGGCGATATATTAAAAAAATCAATTGAAATATTAAACGATTTGTCTCTTAGGCTAATGCTATTAGTATTTAATTGTACATTATTGTTTATTATATATAAAGAATATAAACCTTCGCTTTTCAAATTACTATCAAATACAAAATCTGTTGTAGGAACACCATTTGTATTCAAAATTATATTATTACCAGAACTATCATTGAGATTGTTCTCAAATCG